AGTATGCAAAGGTACCGGCAAATATTTGAGTGGAGATGGTATCAAAATGGTAGATTGTGGTTATTGTGAAGAGGAAAAACCCAAAAAGCAATCCACCCCACCACAAATAGAAACTAAAGAAGTTATTCACCCCCCAATAATACTTCATCAAGCTCCTTATTGTACTGGCCCAGAGTGCCAAATTAAACCTAGTTATCCTTCATCACCAACATATAAAAGAAGGTTTTTAAGATGAACGATTCTCAATTAAATGCTATAGCTTCTAAAGTATTATCTAAAGCTGGTATATCAGAACAAGAAAAGTTTGGTAGTGTTATAGCGATCTTAATGATCGTAAGTATTATTTTAACAGTGATTAGAGTTTTACAGGAGTGTAATAAAAATAAATTATCTAAAAATTGTTCAGCAGCAGACAAGTATGAATTATATGGACAAGAAATCAAAGAATATAGTCTGCGTAGAGGATGGTTTACTAAAATGAGAATTAAAAAGGTTTTGCGTCAAAAACTAAACCAAGAACAATACGAAAAATACAGTTTAGCTCTTTTAAATGCTTTATTAGAAACCGGTGAAAATTTAAATAATCAAGAAGTTTTATGTTTAGTGGAGGCAGCTAATGTTTAATATTTTAGTATGGTGTGTATATGGTATATTTGTAGGAGCAATAGCAAAAAGCATAGTACCAGGAGAAGAAAATTTTGGTTTTGTCAAAACTGTAGCTCTTGGCGTTGCTGGCTCATATGTGGGAGGAGCGGCTCTGTATCTATTAGGTACATATGATAGTATTTCACCAGCAGGCGTGATTATGGGAGTTGCTGGTTCTGTTCTAACACTAGCTATTTATAATAAACTCATTCAAAAATGAATAATGTTAACGCCAAAAGAGCTTTACTATCAATATACCACAAACCCCTGCGAGATGGGGACTATTGATTTTGTTGGGCGTCCTGACCAAGACGTTGGAAGAGGCACCCCCTATGACCTTCCCAGATTAGCAAATTTTTTAAAACAGCTAAAGTACCCCTGCTTCAATAAAGCTCCATATACCAAAATAGAACCAAGTTCAGAAAATCCGTTTGGTATACTTAATACTGGATCTAGGCAATTATCGCTACCTTTTAGATTTCTTGAAAGATTAGATGTAGAAGCTTTTTCTGAAATTCAACCAGATATAAAAAGCGGAACTTCTCATGCTATTCGAAATGCTTGTGATGTTACTAGAGCATGTATGATAGAAGCGTCTGGCACAAGAGAATCTTGGGATCATCGAGGGGCCACCGAACATTTACAATTTTTTGGACAAAACTATATTACTGATTGTTTAATGATGCTTGGTCCTGATCTGGTTCCAGAAGGAGAGTCTATGACTAGAGGGACTGGATGTAAAGATTTAGATTGCTTACCCAGATTTGATTCTAAAAAACAAGGATCCGCTCTTGGAGCTACTTTTAGTTGTAAATCTAATAAAGAGACAGGGCAAAGAGAATGCACCCCATGCGGCTCTTGTACCAAAACAGAAGAAGAAATAGCACAAGGGGACAAAGATTGTTGTACTAGTGGTTCTTGTGAAGAAAAAATGAATTGGTGCTGTGGAGATATAACTGGTACTAGATATGGATATTGGGAATATACTACTTTAACCGCAGATATCATAAATGCCGTTTCATCAGATTTTCCATTAAAACATCTAGGTATTTTAAAACGTAAATCTTATGGAGGATATGCTAATTTACTAAATAATAGTGGATCGCATTTTTATGCGTGTCCTGGTGATTTATTATTAAAATATTTTCAAACCATTAATAATTACGACTATGTAAATAATGTCTATAAAAAATCTACAGAAAAAGATTATCTCGATAATCCAGTAGAAACCATAGATCGTGTACGCACTATATCTATTATACAATCCAATTCTAAAGCAGATATGTTACAGTCGATAAAAGATTTATTATATAATGGTTATGGCGTGGTCTTAATGACTAATGTTGGCTTTCCTAATACCAGAGATTCTGGCGGTCTATCTTATCCAGATAGAATTTGGTATCATTCTTATGCAATTATAGGATATGACGATAGAAAAGTAGATTATACAGAGTGTGTTTATTTATTAGCTAATAGCTGGGGTAAGTGGAACTCTGGCGGACATCCTTCTTGGGGTCCAATTCCAGACGGTTCCTTTTTAATAACAGAAACGCATCTTAGTTGCCTATTAACTTTATATAGAACAGATCAAATTAATTGTCGCAAAAAAAATTCTGTCACAGAGCCGAATAATCCAGAAAATGAAGCCTGTGTAGATGATTCTTCATGTGTGCCTTGGGGTTGTGCTAGTAAACAACGGGCCACAGGAATAGCATTTGCGTTATCGATGTCAGAAGGATTTCCTCGACAACGTTTAGATTATTCTCAATTTTATAAAGTAAGAGAAAATACATACGAACCTAAACTCAAACTTTATCTAGACGGAACTAATTAAGATGTCTGCTAATCATCTTTGGTGTCAAATAGAGAAGTGGTTCGAAGACAATTCTCTAGAGATTAGTAGTAAATTTTTACCTAGTAATAAAACAGATATTGTAGTCAGTACACCTAGTGTGGTATCAATAGATCCTGCAACTATTACTGCTATTAATTCCTGTTTTATTAAATCCTCTTTAGATTTATTATTAGGTTTAAAATCTTTAAGAGTTAAAAATACTACTATTATTACTGGTGGTGGGCAAAACCAAAATGAGCGAGTTTTATTTAATGTCGGTAATATTATTACTAATAATTTATTATCTTTTAATAGTATAATTGAAGCCCAAGGATTAACAGCACCAACATTAAATATTAATTGTAATAAAAGATTTTATATTAGTAATACTGCTATTAATACATATAATCAAATTTTAAAAAATTCTGGAATATTAGTTAATATTACCGTTGGCGGTTCCACACAAAGTGCGGGTAATTATCAAGGTTCTCCTCAAAATGGCAGTAGTTCGGATCCGGATTTTTTAAAAGACATACCTCCTGGAGCATATGTTTTCGATTCTATTATCCATTCAGGGTCGTCTCTAACAGCACCTTCGGCATTATTATCAAACACCGATAATTATGGAATAATATCTGCTGAAAGTACTTTACAAGATTCGATAAATTATGGAACCATCACAAATAAAGCTCGCTTTGAAAATAATTCTTCTAATAATGGATATTGTTTTTCTGAGTCATTATTTATTCTTGGTTCCACTAATCAATCTAATGGTCAATTATATGGTAATTCTATATTTAGCGGATCAGCTATAAATTATGGTAATATTATCAGTAATACTACATTTTTAAATTCTAGCATCAATAATGGTATAATTTCTGGAGCATTATCTATATTTAATACTAATGCTGTAAATAACAAAATTATTTATGGAAACAGTATGTTTATCAGTGGTTCTGTAAACAATGGGTCTATATCTGGAGCAGTCAAGTTCTATAGTAGTGATAATAACGGTAGGTTGATTGGTGACATCTATATGATCAGTGGACAAAGTATCGGTACCATAGCCGGGTCCGTACAATTTGTGGCTTCAACTAATAGCGCTAGTATTAGTGGTCAAGCTATATTTAATAGTGGAATTAATAATGGCAATATCAATGGTGTAGCAAATTTTTCGAATGGTGCGGTAAATAATGCTAGTATTAATAATAGTACTAATTTTATTAATTCTATTAATAATGGAAGTATTACGTCCGGCACACACTTATTCAATAATGGTAGTAATAATGGTAGTATTGTTGGAGTTATATCTTTTAATGGTTCGGGTATTAACAATGGACCATTAACAGGCAAAGCCACGTTTTCAGATATATCTTCAAATAATAGTTCAATTTCTATAGAAGATATTAGTTTTCAACAAAACGCATCGAATCGATCTAATATTAATGTTTCATCTAGTGGATATTTGCTTTTTAAAAATAATAGTACTAATAGTGGACAAATAACCAAAGGAATTTTTCAAAACAATGCTATTAATTCTGGCAATATATCTATGACTGGTTATTTTCAAAACTCAACAATTAATTATACTATAGCAGCAAATGGTGAATTTAACAATTCGTCTATTAATTCTGGTAATATTACTAATAGTGGCTATTTTTACAATTTATCAAAAAATTTTGGCAATGTAATTAATGGATATTGGTATCATTCAACATTAAATTATGGACCATATAATAATGGCAAATTTTATGGGAACGCAAAAAATTATGGTACCGGCACTTTTGGTTTATTCCTAGATAATTCCATAAATATAGGTAATATTACTTCTTTTGTAGATTTCTCGGGCAATGCAATGAATCGATCTTCTGGATTGTCAGCTACTACTGCCAATTTTAAAGGATCATCTACTAATGATTATGGTGGAGTATGTTTGGGTTCGACTAATTTTTATGATATTTCACAAAATAACGGATCCATAAAAAATTCAGTATTTTATGATGCTAGTCGAAATAATTTTTCTGGCATAGCACAAAATGTAACTTTTTATAATCAAAGCATTAATTATGGCAAAATTAATCAAGGAACTTTTTTTGATAATACCATTAATTATGGAACCTACTCCTCCGCAACATTTAGAAATTCGGGCATTAATAATGGTACTGGACTTCTAGCTTCAGCTTCATTTTATGAAAATAGTATAAATAATTCTAAAATATCTGGAGGTAATTTTTACAATAAATCTATTAATAATTCTACCATACCCTTCACCGGCATATCTATGTTTTTCTGGGATCAATCGATCAATAATGGAATTATATCAGGTGATGCGTCTTTTAATGGCTATTATAGCTACGAATATAACTATGATACTTGGGCATATATAGTAATACTACCCGCTTCTAATAGAGGCACCATATATGGATCAACATCATTTAATGGTGATAGTATTAATTTTGGAGAGTTGAATGGCGATAGTAATACATTTGAATACGGCTCTACTAATTCTGGATCTATAACTGGAGCAGCCTTTTTTACATACGCCACAAACTATGGTAACGTTAATGGAAATGCTTCTTTTGTATCATCTACTAATAATGGCAATATTAGTGCTAATGGACACTTTAACGATAGTGACAATCAAGGAAATATTGGCGGCACAGGAACGTTTGTTGGCTATTACTCCGTAAATAACGGAACTGTATCAGAGAGTGCATTTTTTAATGACGGAGCATCCAATTACGCTTCTGTGCTTAATAGTGGTTCTTTTGCTAATGGGTCTATTAATTATGGTACAGTAAGTAACGGAGCATCATTTGACTCGTCATATAATTATTATGGCACTGTTAATGGCAATGCTTTATTTACAAACGGTTCTTACAACTATGGAACCGTGAATGGAGATGCGGTGTTCGATGAATCATCATGTAACTATGGAATAGTAACTGGCTCATGTAGTGGCTGCGGTTGTTAAAAAAGAACCTTGCCAAGTCTCTGTTTATTTATATAATAAGCCATGAATAGACCATCTTGGCATGAATATTTTCTGGGGTTAGCTCGCATAGTATCTTTGCGTAGCCATGATATACAAACTCAGCACGGATGTATTATCACAGATACTCAACACAGAATTCTTGGTGTTGGATATAATGGATTCCCCAAAGGACTAGATGATAAATTATTACCAAATACTCGGCCAGAAAAGTATCCTTGGATGATTCATGCAGAAAGAAATGCTTTATCAAATTGTGTTATTAGACCAGACAATGGAATAGCTTATGTAACCGGACAGTGCTGTAATGATTGCATAATGGCTCTGTGGCAAGAAGGCGTGACAAAAGTATATATGACCGAAGGACACGGAACACATCTATTTGACACAGAAAACCAAGAAAGATTTAATGTTTTTATCAAAATGAGCGGTATGCAGATTACTTACCTACAACCAGACCTATCCTGGATAGAAAGAGCTTTATGATTTCATATTGTATAACCGTATATAATGAGATTGATTATATTAAAAACTTAATAGATAATCTAGTTTCAGTAAAAACAGATGATGAAGAAATTGTGGTTATACAAACTTATAAAGACCCTATAGAAAAAGAACAGCAATGGTACAAAGATATTAATGATTATCTAAGATCTAAAAACATACCTGAACACCTATATCATTTTGATGGTAATTTCAGTAATCTGAAAAACCACATGAACTCGTTAGCAACAAAAACATATATTTTCAATCTTGATGCTGATGAGAATATGAGAAAAGAAGCTTTTCCTCTTATTAGACAAATTATTAATGAATCTAATTTAGATCTATATTTATTTCCTAGAGTTAATACCGTCAGTGGATTAACAGACGAAGATATTCAGAGATGGTCTTGGAAAATCAACGACAAGGGATGGGTAAATTGGCCCGATTTTCAACCTAGATTGTATAAAAATAATGATAAAATAAAATGGGCTGGAGATGTTCACGAGAGAATAGAAGGGAATATTAATTATGGTACGATAGTTGAAGATGAATTATTGGCTATTATACATCATAAGGATATTGAAAGGCAGCGCGCTCAAAACCAATATTATGAGACATTTACAAATAAACAGACTGAAAAACCTAAGCCTAAAAAACACCCAATATCCATATCTTACTGTAGAACCCTTATTGGCCTATGTTCTTGGAATAATCCACAATTATTAAAATGGTGTGTTTCTTCTCTTATCAAATCAATTGACACTACTAAAGATAGAATTGCTGTTGTTTTGAATGAAGGAGACAGAGAATCTATAGATTATTTACATAAACTTAATATTCCTTTTATATATAATCCTGAAAATTCTGGACCGTTGGCTATAGATTTTCTAAAAGGATATATTGAGCGTAGTGATTATTTTATGAATACTAATGATGATATGATTTTTCATCCAGGTTTTTTGGATGATCTAATATCTATTATAGAATCCCACTATCCTGCCACAGCTTCTTGTGGCTTAGTAGAGTATTTCAATTCCAATAATCCTTCTGTCATTGTTGACGCTGATCTAAACACCTTTAATAATGAAACTATTGATCTTTTCCTAACAAGATACAACGAACAAAAATATGCTCGTCAATCTTTAACATATGGATATAATCATCCAATATTATGTAAGTCTAAGGATGTGCTTTCTGTTGGCGGATATGCTGGAAATTGGAATATGAATTTTTTGAGCGGATACGGCAGAGATGACGCATTTCCCTATGAGCTATGGAAAAATTCTTGTAAACAATATAAATTCATAATGTCTGCAAAGTCCGTTGTGCTACATTTATCTAGTTATACTAATAATAAATTACCAATAGAATATAGACAAACTAATCATAATCAGGATAACTTTGCTCGGTTATATGGCGTGTCTCTAGCTGAATTTAGACAAAAAATAATAAAAATAGGAGATGTCGTATCATGAATATTAATGATTTAGTAGAAGATATTATATCAAACACAGTCTCTATGGTGCATAAAGACAACTTTACCACTATATTAACACATAAAGACACTTTAGACAAGATAGAGGGGGATGTTATAGAGTGCGGATGCTGGCGAGGGGGCTTCTCTATTTTTCTATCAAAACTTTTTCCGCATAAAAAAATATGGGTTTTGGATTCTTTTGAAGGGTTTCAAGATATCAAAGACGCTCATTACGAATATGGTGGACTAGAGAGACATGTTCCAAGCTTCACTCACAATATGGTTGGTCAAATAGCTGTGCCATATGATATTGTTGTACACAACTTTCATAGATACGGACTAGAATCTGATATACAATCAGGAAGAATTTCTATCATTAAAGGTTTTGTTAGGGATTCAACACCCAATATTAATATAAATACAATATCTTTACTCAGGATCGATGTTGACTCTTATTCGGCAGTATTAGAAGTATTAAATAATTTATATGACAAAGTAGTATCTGGTGGATATATTGTATTTGACGATTCTGGACTCAGAGAAACCGTTGATGCTATAAAAACATTTTTTACAGAGCGCAATTTACCCTTGTCTGTTTATCATCCTGTGACAAATAGTATTTTACAAATAGGGGAGAGGTATACACACGACGAGACGGGGCTACCTCCTGGTTGTTTTATTATTAAAAACTAACTAGCTAATCATTATATTAGTTGTTAATGATTATATGTATATGAATGGAGATAAAACAATAATGGCTTCGTGTAAAAGTTGTAACAATACAATAAAACCATTCTTACGTTTTCACATGCCATTAGCTGGATTGTTCTTAGCAGAAAAAAAGGACAATGCTATATCATATCCTTTATCTTTATGTTTCTGTGACCGATGTACTCTTGTTCAAGTCGAAGAAGAAATAGACCCCCATGTATTATTTGATAATTACATGTATAAAACAGGAACTATTAGTACTCTTAAAAACCACTTTGAAAACTTCTCACAAAATTTACAACAACACTATACTTTCAATACAATTTTAGAGATTGGTTGTAATGATGGTACGTTTCTAAAAAATTTCGCTAACAAAAATACAATTGGTGTAGACCCAAGCGATGTAGCCCTGAAAGCAACCAAAGAACATTCCAATATAGAACTCTATAATACTTTTTTTAGTGCAAATTTAGCTAAACAAATTGTTGAAAAATATAAAAATATTGAAATTATTTATGCAAGCAATTGTTTCGCTCACATCCCCACAATAAAAGATATTGTAGAAGGTATTTCTTTTTTATTAACATCTAAGGAATCTATTTTTATTACTGAGGTACATTGGCTAGGCACCCTAATTAAAGACCTACAATTTCCATTCATTTATCATGAACATGTATTTTATTATTCCTATAAAAGTTTATCTTATTTATTAGAATTATATAATATAGAAATTTTTAAAGTAGAACACATATCTACTCATGGAGGTAGTATACGATACTATTGTTGTAAAAAAGGAGCCAGATCAATAGACAAATCTGTGCTCTTATTAAGATACGCAGAAGAAAATTTAGAATTATATAATTTTGAAACTTTTATTAATTTTACTAAAACAATATATAGTATGAAAGAAACTATTAATCTTACTATAAAAAATATTTTATCTAATAATCAAACCATAGTTGCTTACGGAGCATCTGGTCAAGCGCAAACTTTTTTGTCTCTATATGAACTAGATAATGACAAAATTTCATATATAGTAGACGACTCTCCTCTTAAAATAGGTAAATATACATCCAGCGGGTTGATTCCTATTAAGCCCTCAAGCTTTTTATATGAATCTCAACCAGACTATATTTTGTGTTTAGCTTATACTTTTTTTAATGAAATCTACAATAAACACTCCTCTCTAAATTGTAAATGGATAATACCATTGCCAGAAATTAAAATTATATGATCATAAATAAAAAAATATTTATCACTGGTGGGGCTGGTTTTTTAGGAAAAGCTCTAATTAAAAATTTATATAACTATAATGATATCACAATTTATAGTAGAGACGAAGCTAAACACTACTTTCTTAAAAAAGAGTATCCAAATATTAATTGCATAGTAGGAACTATCACAGATAAAGATAGACTAATAAGATCTACCAAAAATCACAATATGGGAATTTTTACAGCAAGTCTTAAACAAATTTCTGCTTGTGATGAAAATCCTATAGAAGCCATTAATACTATATGTATTGGATCTATCAATTCTAGGATTGCGGCAGAAGATAATAATTTTGAATCTGCATGCTTTATATCTACAGACAAAGCCTGCGAGGCCACAACGATATACGGATCATGCAAATACACGGCTGAACAATCTTTTATAGTTAATACTTCGGACGTTATGTTGTCTGCTTGTAGATATGGCAATGTAACTAACTCGACAGGGTCTATTATTCCACTAATAAAACATAGCATAGCTAATAAAAACGTACTCACTCTTTATTCTGATACTATGACTAGGTTTATGATTACGGAATCGGAAGCAGTTGATTTAGTTCAATATAGTTTACTTAATGCTTCTAATGCTGTTGTGGTTCCACAATTAAAATCTTTTTTGGTTAAAGATTTATTTGATATATATAAAGAACATCATGGCTTAGAATATATTACTTCTCATCCAAGAGTGGGCGAAAAAATTCATGAACTTATGATAGGTAGCGAAGAGTCGCCAAGAACAACTATTAAGGATAACTATATATTGATTAGTCCTAATAAGATATCAGATAAGCCAGCAGTTTTTAAAACGTACTCCAGTAAAGACCACGTTATATCCAAAGACGAACTATTTAAATACTTAAAAAAATTATACCTGATATGAAACCATTACTATTAGGCCATAATGGTATTTTGGGTAAAAGAATACAGTCTATCATTGATTGCGATACAACATTATTCAGATTTCCATCAGAAGAATTTGTCAATCTTATTATCAATAAACAGTATCGTACAATCATTAATTGTATAGTAGACAAACAAGGAAATAAAACAATTAATATTGACTTGCCTTGTTTTTTGAAAGAAAACACCAAACAATTAATACATTTTTGCACAGATGCTGTCTTTTCTGGGGATAAAACCATTGGTCTACAATATACAAAAAAAGATCCTCATGATCCCACAGATGAGTATGGACTAAGTAAAAGCATAGCCTCCAAATACTTATTAAGAGAATCAAATATTCTAGTTATACGAACATCATTTTTAGATATAAGAAGTCAGCTTGTACAAAAACTTTCTTGCGTAGAAGAATTTACAGGTTATAGTAACTATTACTGGAATGGACTCACAGCGAAACAAGTCGCTCATGAAACAAAAAAACTTATTCAAAACAATAGTAATGGATTATATTATTTGTTTGGTAACACCACATATTCCAAATATGACTTAGCAAATATTATAAGAAATTTTTTAAATCGGCCTACAAAAATTATTTCGGTTGAACTTGATAATGTAGTCAATCGTTCTCTTAGGTCAGATTTTCCTAATTTAAATTTTGATATTAACCAACTATAATAGTGTATATTTACAACATCTAGGAGATAAAATTTATTATGTCAGCATTGCAAGAGCTTCAAAATTATACCTTCGTTAGTAAATATGCTCGCTGGATGGAAGACAAAAACAGACGAGAGACTTGGAAAGAAGCGGTTGAAAGAGTGAAGCAAATGATGCATACAAAATACGCTGACTATGGCATAGCCCAGGATATAGATTGGGCATATGATATGATGTACAAGAAAAAAGTGCTCGGTAGTCAAAGAGCATTGCAGTTTGGTGGAGATCCAATTCTTAAAAGACACGCAAAAATATATAATTGCACCAGTTCATACTGCGATAGGCTTAGGTTTTTTCAAGAGTGTTTTTGGCTATTATTATGCGGTAGTGGTACTGGATTCAGCGTTCAAAAACAACATGTTGCTAAGTTGCCAACTTTTGAACACAATGTAGAAGAAGGTGTTGGTGTCAAATACGTAGTAGATGACAGTATCGAGGGCTGGGCAAATGCTCTTGGAGTACTACTTAGTTCTTACTTTAGTAAACCAATCGAGGAATTCAAAAACTACAAAAATTGTCATGTAATTTTTGATTATTCGAACATTCGTCACAAAGGATCCTCATTAAGTTCTGGCGTTGGAAAAGCTCCAGGTTTTGAGCCTTTACAAAAAGGATTGGAAAAGATCAGAGCATTACTGGATCGTTGTATTGCGAATGGACAAAAAAAATTAAGACCAATAGACGCATACGATATTGTGATGCATAGTAGCGATGCCGTTTTAAGTGGCGGCGTTAGGCGTTCTGCTAGTCTAGCATTGTTTAGTCCAGATGATGAAGATATGGCTAAAGCTAAGACTGGTAATTGGTATGTAGAAAATCCACAAAGAGCAAGAAGCAATAATTCTGCACTTCTATTAAAAAATGAAACAACATTCGAGCAGTTTCAGGTTCTTATGCAATCAGTTAAAGAATTTGGTGAACCAGGATTCATTTGGAGTGAATCTACAGAAATGATTTTCAATCCATGTGTAGAAATAGGTATGTGGCCCGTTGATGAAGAAAGTGGCAAAAGCGGATGGCAGGGATGCAACCTATCTACTATTAATTGTTCAAGCGTTGTTGATGAGGATGATTTCTATGAAAGATGCAAAGCAGCAGCAATTATTGGCACACTACAGGCTGGTTTTACCAAACTAGAATATTTAGGACCAATCAGTGAAAAGATTTTTGAAAGGGAAGCCTTATTGGGTGTGTCTCTTACAGGAACCATGGAAAAACATGATTTAGTTCTTACAGAAAAGGTTTTAACCAGAGGTGCTAAAATTGCAGTCGAAACCAATAAGAAAATAGCCGAAAAAATCAAAATTAATCAAGCGGCAAGAGTCACCTGTTTAAAGCCGGAAGGCACTAGTAGTAGTATGTTAGGAACCAGCTCAGGTATCCACCCACATCACGCTAAACGATATATAAGGCATGTACAGGCCAATGTTTTAGAAGCACCTTACCAACACTTCAAGAAATCAAACCCGCAGGCTTGCGAGAAGTCATCTTGGTCTGCCAATGATACTGACGAAGTAATAAAGTTCCCGATAGAAGTACAGGATGGTGCTAAATTAAAAAATCAATTACCAGCAGTAGAAATGTTAGCTATTGTAAAAGAAACTCAAAAAAATTGGGTTCATTCTGGCAAAAATAGATCATTATGTACACAAGACTATTTAAGTCATAATGTTAGTAATACCGTCACAGTCAAATCAGATGAGTGGGACGATGTTACTAAGTATATTTATGATAATCGTAAATATTTTGCTGGGATATCTCTGATACCTCAAAGTGGAGATAAAGACTATCCTCAAGCTCCATTTACTACAGTATATACAAGTCGTGAAATAGTTAAAGAATACGGAGATGCGGCACTATGGTGCTCAGGATTAATTGAACTAGCACTAAATGCATTTGAGAATAATCTATGGGCGGCTTGTGACTATGTTATTCTTAACCAAGCACATAAAGATCACGATGAAGCAAAACTCAAGTTTGTTACAAAAATGAAAAATTTTGCTGGCAAATATTTTGACGGTGATGTTAGGAGACTAACATATTGTATGAAAGATGTCTATAATTGGAAACTCTATTGCGATTTGTTCAATAGTTTTTCCAAGGTTGATTATACGCAACTATCGGAAACAGAAGATAATACGACGGGAATAGAAGAAATTAGTTGCGCTGGTGGCGCTTGTCTAATTTAACTTATTCATAAAAGGGTAAAACTTGAGAAAAAATAAAAATTCTAAGAAAAGGTCTAAAGTTATAGATTTAACAAATGAACCAATTCAAGTTGCTTCAACATACCGAAATAGATTAAAACCAAGGAGTGAAAATCAAAAAGATTATATTAGAACCATAGCTGAAAACTGTATTACGTTTTGTCATGGTGTTGCTGGTAGCGGTAAAACACACATAGCGATAGGTATGGCTTTAGAATATCTGTTGGACGAAAAGGTTAAAAAAATTATTATCACCAGACCAGTTGTTGAGTCAGGAGAAAAAATTGGATACTTACCAGGAACAGCAGAGGAAAAACTACATCCATATCTACTTCCTTTACTGGATGAGGTAAACTACTTTATCTCTTCTGCTCAATTCGCTAGTCTTAAACTTAATAATAAAATAGAAATAGTGCCTCTTGGTTTAATGAGAGGTCGTAACTTTCACAATGCTTTTATTGTTGCAGATGAGTGTCAGAACGCTTCTTATGATCAAATTAAAATGTTATTAACCAGACTTGGTACAGATAGTAAAATGGTATTAACTGGAGATGTTAGTCAGTCCGATCTGCACAGACAAATGCAGGGCGGTTTTTATACAATGACTAATGTTTTAAACAATGTAGAAGGAATAGGAATATCTAGATTAGATTTTTCTGATATCGTAAGAAATCCGATAATCGGTAAAATTCTAGCTCAACTAGATAATTTTGAACAAAATGAGATATCAAAATAGTAGATGTTTAGTATTAAATGCTGATTTTTCACCCTTAACTATCATTGGCTGGAAAAGAGCCTTGGTTTGGTCTATTAAGCATGAAGAGGATCATAGCATTGGAATAGAAATTATAGACTTTTATAAGAATGATTATATAGCGGGAGTAAATGGCAAAAAATTCCCCATACCTGCGGTTGCAAAAACAGCTAAATATTTTAGGTTACATAATCAAAGAGTTAATTTTTCTCGTAGAAATATTTTTGTACGAGATGATTATACTTGTCAATATTGTGGGGTCAAAAAAGAATTAAATAACTTAACATACGATCACGTTATCCCAAAGTCATTATGGAAAGACTTTAATAAGTCCCCAACAACATGGACAAATATAGTAACAGCTTGTGTGGAGTGCAACAGAAAAAAGGGTAGTAGAACACCAAAACAAGCAAACATGCCGCTGAAAAATTTTCCAAAAGAACCCTGTAAGAGTATCAAATACTTGCCTCTGACCACATATCTACTTAAGATAAGAACAGAGATCCCCGAAGAATGGTCTATTTATTTACCTAGTTCATATTTATAATGCCAACATATTCTTATCGTTGTACAAGCTGTAATTCATGTTTTGAATTATTTTTTCATATGCAAGATTACATTAGCAATCCTGTTTGTGATTGTGGCAGTAACCATACTGAAAGAAATTATGTACAAGACTTTAGTAGTATTATCGGCTCTGTAAGAAAGTCCGATAGCGAACTGAAAACGGTTGGTGATTTAGCCAATAGAAATAGAGATAGACTATCTGAAGACCAAAAACTTGCGCTTCAGAAAAAACATAATGATTATAAAGAACAGCAATCCACAAAAGAATTACCTCGTGGAATGTCTAGACTACCCAAACCTAAAACCAAAACGAAATGGACGTAAACTCTATGAGTGATTTCATATATAATCCAACTAGTCTATTTGTCAATAAAAAAACAGAAGACTCTAATGTAGACGAACAATTTTTTACCCTAGTAGGACACGAAGATTTTATAGATTCTGTAGGTTTAGCACAAGTGAGTGATCCCAATAACGATAAAGCATTCGCTAAACAAATATCTAGGAAAGACGGTTCTACTAAATTTATGGTTAGATTAGCTAGTAATGGTAAATTATTTAACCCATTATCTATCTATGGTATAGAACAAGACAACTCTTTTTTAAATCGTGTGTGTAGATCTAATAAAAAGTTTAGAGAAGTTAATCAAAAAACATTTAGTTGGTATCTTAAGTTTTTAAACACTAAAAATATAGCATGGCTAAATAATGCTGAAAGAGAGATGGAGTAATTTACTATGTCAAGAATTAATAAAACACAAACGTACGCTGCCTTATGGTTACATTCGCAGGGTTGGGGTATTACTAAAATAGCTAATGAATTATCTCTAACAGAAAAACAAATACAAAATACTATAGAGAAATCTCAAAAAATTGGTACCGAAAACCCAATTAAAACAGTTTCTTCTCCGGTGGCTACGTCTCCATCAAAAAACTTAATGATTAGAGAAACAGCAAATAAGAAAACACATGTCGCTATTATGACTAAAGAATCTTCTATGCTAAATGATGATCTAAAAAAGAAGTCTACTCCACCCGTAAGAAATAATACTGGTATATATAGACCTAATGGAAACTGATATTCTTGAGGATTTGCTAACGCCAGAAGAAAAACTTCTGTTATCAGAGATAGAGAAAAAAATATCTAATAAGATAAAAGAGATAGAAAAAAATAAATATGATCATTTAAATAATGATGATCCTCTAGACTTAACACATAAACATCCAGATATTGTTTCTCCGACACACATTACTGATTGTCCTCATGAAATAAAAATTACTGTCATCTCAGAAATTAGTTCTATAGATGATAGAGGATACTTGAAAGATGTTAAAGAAGTTTTTAGAAAAAATTATCATATTCCAGTAATTACTGGTCAAGACTATACAAAATATGCCGATAAGTTTTTCGAAACATTTGAAAAAAAATTAACTTCTACTTGTCAAGAAATGATTAATCCTAAACAAAATGACTGATAAATATCCCTCTAAATACTCTAACGGCAAAGAAGTCTCCCCAGCACAATATATTACTGAAATAATATGTGAAAGAAAAGCTGGTAATGAAAAATCCGATTTACATTATAGATTTTGGGTACAAAAAAAATGGGCAGCTTTTTATAGAAATCAAATAGGGTCTGCTCACAAATTATTAAAACAATATCCAGCTAAAGCCATAATAAGAGCGCTACAGAGCGACAAGGGTAAAAAAATCTATTCATTGCGAGCGCCCCACTTTCCCGCTATGATAGAGCAGCAAATGTCTATTCTGGAAACAGAAAACACAGTCATCACCAAAATAAATACAGAACGCAAGAACGACGTAGTTTTTCAAAAAACATCTGATACTAAAAACATAATTTCAAAATTGAGGGATTTAGACAATGAGTCTTAAAGAAGACGTAAAAAAGAATTTTGGAGATAATATACTTCTAACAGCTAATGCTATTATTGACAAGAATCTTCTTACAATTCCGGTTAGTCCAGCATTAGATATCGTATTGAACGGTGGTATCCCAGAAGGATCTTTTGTTATTCTAACTGGACAACCAAAATGTGGTAAAACCACAACATCCCTCGACTTCTGCGCCACGGCACAGAAACCAGAGTATGCCTACGGCTCTTTCAAATCTGGTCGAGAAGTGTTCTATCTAAACATAGAAGGTAGATTGAAAAAACGAGACTTAGAAGGCATACCAGGGTTAAATCTAGAAAAATTCAATATTATAGGTTCTCAAGAAGGTAAGATTTTACATGCAGAGGAATATTTGCAAATTGCTGAACGTATTATTAATGAAATTCCTGGATCCGTCCTGATCATAGACTCATACTCTGCATTATGTACAGAAGCAGAAATAACTTCCGATATGAATAAGATGCAAAGAGCAGATGGCGCAAAATTATTAGCTAAATTTTGTCGTAAAGTTGCTAATGTTATTCCCGTAAATAAAAATATAGTTATAGGTATTACCCATCTTATGGGCAATCCCGGTTACGGCACAGTAGAGTGGAAAGAAAAGAGTGGTCAAGCCATAGCATATCAAACAGATATTAAGCTTAAAGCCAAGTTTTTTAAGAAATGGAATTTGAGCGATGATAGTCCACAAATAGGTCAAGAGGTAGAGTGGGAAGTTTTATGTTCGGCATTAGGACCGCCTGGAGGTAGTATCACTAGTTATCTAAGATATGGACAGGGTATCGATAAGCAAATGGAATTATTAACACTCGCTGTGGATCTGGGCTTAATTAACAAGGGTGGTGCTTGGTATACTCTAACTAGTTTAGAAGATAAGCCAAAATTCCAGGGTCTAGAAAAAACCAGACAATATCTGGTTGATCATCCTGAAGTATATTTGGATTTATGGCAAAAAGTTAAGGATACTATGGGTATCAAATGCAAGTAAAAGATTTGGATGGTAATCTATATAATTGGCAGCTTATTGGAAACATAGCACACGGTTCATGTACTAAAAAATCTAGTCTACATCTTAAAGCCAGAGACTTAATACATGAGTGTTTTCCAACACTACAAGTTTTAGAAGAAATTCCGATCTATGTCAGGCGTGGAGAAGTTTTATATTTAGACTTTTATTTGCCCCTAAATAAAAAATGTATAGAGGTACATGGTGAACAACACTATGCATTCAATAGATTTTATCATCATACATTATTGGGATTTATTAAACATCAAAAAAGAGACAAAGAAAAAAAAGAGTGGTGTGAACTTAATAATATCAATTTAATAGAACTACCATTTGATGAAAATATTGAACAATGGAAAAATAGAATAACTTATGACAACTAAAAATACAAAAGAAGAACTGAACGACTGGGATTCTTTATTAGACCAATACGAAAATGGCATAGGTTTACCGAACTATAATCCTACAACTCTTTCGGAAACAGAATTAAATAATTACTTAACTATGAACAGAGATGAATTGGAAAAATTAACTCCAGAAGACTGTGCTCAAATATCGTATAGATTGGGTCAATTTTCTTTTCATATACAAAGAACTATAAATAGAGAACTAGCCAGATATAATTGGGCAGAAGAGACGATCAAAGAAGTGATAGCTGATGAAATTAATAATTATAAAGGCTACGGCTACGTTGAAAAAGCATACCAAGCTATTAAACACAACGACAGAGCCCAATCTCTGAATAAAATAAAAAAATACGCTAAACAAAGAAGCGATAGACTATCGTATTTAGCTAACGGCGTCAAAAATCTTTCTGACATATTAATTTCTATACAAAAAATAAAGGCTTTAAAACATGGATAATTTTTCATCAGAACAAATTCAGGCAATGATAGCTATGTTACAAAATATGTTGCCTAAAAATGAAGATAGTGATGAACCTGAAGGTGAGGATTTTTCTGTAAAAAAGAAAAAATCTAACAAATCTACTGGTAGTTCTAGAACTAAAAATAAGCTATCAAAAACCAGAGGCAGTAGAGATGAGCATTATAATAAATTTACTGATATGCCAGAAAAGAATATGCATAAAGAGGATGTGATTGTAGATAAAAAATTAAATGTTCAACCACCAGTGCCTAGGGCTAGGCCGTTTAAGTTGCTAAATGTTGTGTGTAGAGTTTGTGGGAAAAGAGAAAAAGTCAGCCCTGGACTTGTGCCAGAATCTCTTGATAGATATAAGTGTAACAAGTGTGCAGCCTCATCAGGATAAAATAAAGCTATGATTTTGAGTGACCCATCGGCTGAAAGAGCCGTTTTGGCTGGTATTTGCAATTATGGAGAAGATGCCTTCTTGGATGTTGCGGATATAGTTCAGGAATCTTCTTTCACTATTGATAGTAATGGCTTGATATTCAAGTGTCTAAAAAGACTATGTGAATCTGACACCAAAACTAAAATAGATATTCCTTCTATTTATTCTGTGGCACAAGAATTAAATCTAAGTCATGTGTTGGCAAAAAAAGAAGAGGCTCAACATCTAAGAGCCGTTATGGACTTCCCTGTAAGTCTAGAAAACGTTAGGCGATTTGCGGCAAAAATTAGAAAACTAGAAATAGCAAGATTATTAAGACAGCAATTAGAACTAGCTCAAGAAAAGATCTTAGATGTTACTGGAAGTGAACCCATATCCTCCATCATAGGACTTGCTGAAGATAGTATCTTTAATTTCACATCATTACTTAATGATGCTGATGGTAGTCCAGAGGTGATTGGATCGAATATTGATGAATATATTAAGGCTTTAGAAGAAAATAAGATCGATCAAGTAGGCATACCAACAGGATTCCCCATATATGATCAAGCTATAGGCGGTGGTTTAAGAAAAGGTACTATTAATGTTATAGGAGCCAGACCCAAAACTGGAAAAACGCTCTTATCAGATAATATGGGTAAAAATATTGCAAAATTAGGTATTCCTGTTTTAAATATGGATACCGAAATGAATAAAGAAGACCATATTCATAGAATTTTAGCTATGATGACAGAAATAGAGATAAACAAAATAGAAACCGGTAAATTTGCAGAATCTCCCGATTCTAAGACTAAAATATCTCAAGCTGTTGCTGAACTCAAGCAGATGAATCTGTACCACAAAAGTATTGCCGGAAAACCGTTTGAAGATCAATTAGCTATAATGAGGAGATGGTTAGTAAAAGAGGTTGGTTTGAATGATGATGGAACAGCAAAAGATTGTGTTATTTTTTATGATTACCTTAAGCTTATGGATAGTGCTGGAATATCACAAGATATGAAAGAATATCAGGTGCTTGGGTTTATGATGACAAGTTTACATAATTTTGCTGTAAGATATAAGGTTCCTATCGTAGCATTTATTCAATTAAACAGAGACGGTATTACAAAAGAAAGCACAGACTCTGCGAGCGGGTCTGATCGTATTATATGGCTATGTAGCAATTTTACTATTTTTAAGAGAAAAAGCGATGAGGAAATTGCAGAAGATGGACCAACCAACGGAAATAGGAAACTGTTGCCTTTAATTAGCAGACACGGAGGAGGATTAGATGACAATGATTATATTAATTGTCATATGAAAGGATGGTGTGCTAAAATTACTGAAGGTAAAACTAGACTAGAAATTGTAAACAATAAGTCAACATCAGATCAAGGATTTATAGTAGACGATGAAAACCCCCATGAAGAAGAAATCCCGTTCAATTGATCAGGCTAAGTTAAAGATCATTTGCGACGATTTGTGTGATAACATTGAGTCATTGATGGACAATTTGGAATTAGACTATAATCTAAGACCAAAAATGCTATCAATGTCATGTCCAATCCATGATGGAGATAATAGTTCCGCACTTAACATCTATTATGAAGGTGATAACTATAGAGGTAATTGGAAATGCAGAACCCACGGATGTGAAACAACATTTAAGGGTTCAATTATTGGTTTTGTGAGGGGTGTTTTATCTAATAAAAAATACGGCTGGCAAAAAGAAGGTGATTCTACATGTACTTTTGACGAAGCACTAGACTATTGTTTAGCGTTTTTGAATAAAGACTTAAAATCTATCAAGATATCAAAAGCAGATAGAGATAAAAGATTGTTCACAAGCCTTGTTGGACACATGAAATCCGATCATAACCAACTGGTATCAGCACTTGTCTCCAGAGAGTCTGTACGAAAATCATTAGATATCCCAGCCCAATACTTTGTTGATCGTGGATTTTCTCCCGAAATTTTAGATAAGTATGATGTTGGTATATGTAGTAAGGCTGGTAAGGAAATGTATAATAGGGCTGTTGCACCAATATATGATCACGAACACAAATATTTAGTAGGTTGCTCTGGTCGAAGCATATTTGAGAAATGTGATCAATGTAAATCACACCACAGCCCAAACGATACTTGTCCTTCAGACGCAGAAAAGTGGAAATATTCTAAGTGGAAACATAACCACGAATTCAAGAGTCAAAATCATTTATATAATTTCTGGTTTGCAAAAAAACATATATTAGATTCAAGCGTAGTGATTATTGTCGAAAGTCCCGGAAATGTTTGGAAATTAGAAGAAAATAATATCCATAATAGCGTAGCTATGTTTGGATCATCTTTAAGCGATAGACAAAAAATTATACTAGACTCTTCGGGCGCAATGAATATAGTAGTATTAACAGATAATGATGAAGCAGGCAAAAAAGCAGCAGAACAAATAAAAAATAAATGTCAAAATACATATCGTATATTTATACCACAAATATCAAAACCTGACATAGCAGAAATGACAAAAGAAGAAATTAAGACAGAAATTATTGACTACATAGGAAAAATTATATGACAAGAATTTTAGCTTTCTCTGGACGCAAACAATCTGGCAAAAGTACTTCCGGAGAATATGTTCAAGATTTGATTAAAAAATATGATCTTGGCATAAGATATAAGCTATATAGTTTTGCTGATCCTTTGAAACAAGACATATGTATGAATCTACTAGGACTCTCATATGAACAGTGTTATGGTAGCGATGATGATAAGAATACTTTAACATCTATTAGATGGAAAGATTTGCCAAAAGATATTTTTGAACAACACCTAGAAGAAGTAGCTAAAAATGAATATATGACAGCTAGACAAGTAATGGAGGTTGTCGGCACCGGCATTTTTCGTAAGCTAAAAAATAACGTTTGGGTAGACGCCACAATGATTAAAATTCAAAAAGAAGCAATGGATTTGGCTATTATATTAGACAATCGCTTTCCTAACGAAGTAAATAGCGTACTGGACGCGGGCGGTTTTGTTGTTCGTTTAGCCAGAGATCCATTCTCCGCTCAAACCGAAGCAGAAAAAGCTTTAGACCAAAACAGCTATGATTGGTCAAAATTTAGTCTAGTTATACAAAATCATAATTTAACGCTTTCAGAGAGAAATCAACAGATTTTTAATTTTTTACAAGATAAAGGAATATTACCATTATAATTACATATTTCAGAAATTCAAATATGACGGCATCTTTAGATAGAATAGATAGCTCTGGTGGATATACGAAAGGAAATGTACAGTGGGTACATAAAAAAATCAATACCATGAAAATGCACATGACCGATAAAGAGTTTATACAAATATGTCAAAAAGTAGCGAGGTACAATAAATGATTATCACATATCTTAGAAGCTCTAGCTACGGAACACACTCCTTTTGTGAAATGCAATATTTTCTAGAGTATGTCTTGGGTATGAGGTCTCCTTCTAATAAAAAAGCAGACAAAGGCACCATTGTACACAAGGTATTAGAAATCCTAGCCTGTATTAAATTAGCTGAACAAAATAAAGAAAGCGAAATTATTGACGATGTGATCGGTAAAGTAAGTGTGTCTAAATATAGCTTAAATACTATTGTAGAAAAAGTATATAACTATTATATTGGTAAATTTACTCATCATGAGTGGGAATTAAAGGACTATAAAGATTGCCATTCTTGGGTTAATAAAGCATTGACCAGCAATAATGGGATGTTTGATCCAAGAAACAGGATTATTTTACAGCCAGAACAACATTTTGATATAGAAATAAAGAGAGAATGGGCTAAGTTTAAATACAATCATCAAGGAGAAATCATTGAGGGTAATTTAGCTATTAAAGGTACTATAGATCTTATTACAAAGGCTGATGATAATACTATAGAGATTATAGACTGGAAAACCGGTAAAAGATTAGATTGGGCCACAGGAGAGGAAAAAACCCACGATAAGTTACAAAATGATCCTCAATTAAAAATTTATCATTATGCCGTAAGTCAACTATATCCTGATATTGATCATGTGATGGTCTCTATCAATTTTATTAATGACGGTGGGCCTTTTACCATATGTTATGATAAAAATGATTTATTATCAACAGAGGAAATGCTACGTAAAAAATTTGAAGCTATTAAAAATACACAAATTCCGAAATTAAGTAAAACATGGAAATGTACTAAATTATGTCATTTTGGTAAAACCACGTTTGAGAATTCGAATACGTTACCGATTATAGAATATAGAGACGGCCAGGTAACAGCAAGAGACAAGTGCATGACCAAGTGTGAACAGATTAAACATGACATAGGGCTAAAAGGTATAAATCATATTATTGACGAATACACGTCTCCGGGCTATACTGTAGGTAAGTACAAAGCACCAGGAAGCGTTGAATGAAAAAATATATACCTCTCCATTGTCACTCGATGTTTAGTTTGTTGGATGGATTATCTAAACCGTCTCAAATTTCTGAACGATGTCAAGAAATAGGCGCTACTGCTTGCGCCTTAACAGATCACGGCAATATAGCCGGGGCTGTTAAATTTTATTCAGAAATGAAGTCCAAGGGAATTAAGCCCATTCTTGGTTGTGAGATTTATTTGTGTGATAAAGATCCAGTTATACAAGATAAAACCAATAAGGATCTTACTCACTTTTTGGTATTAGCAAAAAATTTGAATGGGTGGAATAAGCTTATTCAATTGGTTTCCGAGTCTAATAGGCCAGACTTTTATTATCATAAACCCAGACTTGATCTCAAGAGTCTTTCCAAGTTTTGTGATGGTAATATCATAGGTATATGCGGCCATCTTGGGTCACTGCTTGCTGATAAACTAATACAAAATAATGCTATAATTAAGGATTGGCAAAAAGTAGGTCTGAAAGAAATTGGTTCTTTAAAAGATATATTTGGTAAAGATAATTTCTTTTTGGAAGCACAATTAATGGATATGAATAATACTCCTATTCAAAAAGATTTAACTGATATTATTAGAGAATTGGGTAAACTTAGTAACACAAAAGTTGTTTGTACCCCAGATGCTCATTATTGTCGAAAAGAAGACGCTAATGATCAAAGAATCCTATTATGTAATAATTTAAAAACTACTTTTCCTGAAATTAGTAGAAAAATAAGTCATGATGAAGAAGTTCCTCTCTCATGCTTTTTTACTTCTGATAATTTTCATTTACTTTCTCAAGAGGAAATGAATAGCTTGCATACAGAAGCAGAAATAGAAAATACTAATTTGGTAGCTGATCTTTGTGAAGAATATAATGTTTTAAGTAAACCAAGACTTCCTCCTTTTACATGCCCTACCGGCTATAATCCAGACGAATATCTTAGACAATTATGTAGAGAAGGATGGAGAGACAAAATAGCTAATAGTATTAATAAGGATGATCAACAGCAATACGTAAATAGAATTAAATATGAATTAGAAGTTTTGCAGGGTGCTGGTCTTTCTAGTTATTTCTTGATCGTACAAGATATTGTCAATTATGTTAGACAGAACAGTTGGCTTCCCGGTCCAGGTAGAGGTAGTGCTGCCGGATGCCTAGTGTCTTATTTGATTGGAATTACCAGTATCGATCCGATGAAATATAATCTAATGTTTGATAGATTTTATAATGCTGGACGTAATTCTAAAGATCATATTTCCATGCCAGATATAGATGTTGACGTACCAATTAATAAAAGAGAGATTATTATCGACTATATCAAGACTAAATATGGTCACGATAAAGTGTCGCAAATGATTACTTTCAATACTATTAAAGGCCGAGGTGCTTTAAAGGATGTATTAAGAGTTTATGGAAATATTTCTTTCGATGAAATGAATAAGATTACAAAAAATATTCCAGACGAAGCTAAAATAGCAGATGATCTTCAAGAAATGAAAGAAGAAACAGGAGAAGCTTCTATTATTAGATGGGCCCTAGAGAATAATCCCGATAAGCTAAAAGAATGGTGCTTTATCGATGAAAAAAATGAACTACAAGGACCACTTGCCAAACGCTTTGAGCAGGCTATTAGATTAGAGGGTACGAAATCCAATCAGTCAAAACACGCAGCGGGTATCGCAATCAGCGCATTGCCTTTGAACGAAGCATGTCCAATGGTTTATGATTCCAAAAATAAGCAATTAATCGCTGGTATGGAGATGCAAGATTTAGAATCTATTGGTATAATTAAGTTTGATATACTTGGTGTTGCAATGTTAGACAAAATTATGACTATTCAAGATATTTTAGGAGATAAATAATACTATGTCTTTAAAAAAGTTTATTGATGTACAAATAGGTCAACAATTTACACTTAATGGAATCGAGTATGTTAAAATTCCAGATGAAAGAGTAAGTTGCTGTCATGTGAATAATGCTTCACAAGTAAATGACACCAATACTAAGATCCAAGTTATACCTATTACAGAAGTAGAAATTAATGATTAATTATAACAAAATTTGTGTTTTTGATTTTGAAACAGATGGATCTGACCCAAAGCAGTGTAGTCCTGTACAAATCGCTGCTCTTATGATAGATCCTATAAAGTTAGAAATTATACCCAAATCTGAATTTAATATATTTTTTAAACCAGAAGTATTGGCAAGTGATGATAATTATGTTTATACAACAGATATTCTAGATTTTCACGCTAGAGTAAAAAGTTGTTCTAAGGATGAGGTTTTATCACAGTGGAAAAACTATCCATCTCAAGAACACTCGTGGAAATTATTTGTTAATTATTTAGATATGTATCATACTAGATCATCTAAAAAAAGTCAATTTACCGCACCAATAGCAGCAGGATATAATATTAATAGGTTTGACCTTAAAATTATAGACAGGCTAAGCGTAAAGTATGGCAACACAAATAAAGAAGGTACATCAGGCGTATTTTTCCCTAGAGATGTTGTAGATATAATGAATTTGATTTTTTATTGGTTCGAATACAATAATGACCTTAAAAGCTATACTCTGGACTCTGTTAGGGATTATGTTGGCCTATCAAAAGAAGGCGCGCACGACGCCCTAAAAGACGTAAAGGATTGTGCAGAAATATTGATTAGATTTTTAAAATTACATAGAAATCTGGCTCAAAAAATTAAGTTTAAGGATTCTTTTACTACTAATGTCTAGGAAATTTCAGTATCCTTGTGGCTGTTCATTTGATATTATCTCTGGAGACGGAGATGATATGAAACTATCTTTTGATCCTAAAATCGAAAAGATCAATTTGGAATGCTATAAAACTTGGGACTTGATCTCTGATGGCAATACCAAAGGGTGTTTTCAATTAGAATCAAGACTTGGCAGATCTATAGCCAAAAAACTCAAACCATCTAATATAGAAGAACTATCTGCATTGATTAGTATTCTTAGACCCGGATGCTTAGAGGCTATTAGAGATGGTAAAAGTGTTACTAATCATTATATAGATAAAAAAAATGGACAAGAAACTATTGATCACTTCCACCCGTCTCTAGAACCAATTTTAAAGACTACCTATGGAGAAATGATTTATCAAGAACAGGCAATGGAAATTGCTAAAGTAATTGCTGGTTTTAATTTGCAAGAAGCAGACATGTTAAGAAAAGCTATTGGTAAGAAAAAACCAGAAGAAATGGCAAAAGTCAAATCCAAATTTTTATTTGGAGCTAAAAACCTTAATTTGGTCACGGAAGACGAGGCAGATCAAATTTTTAGCTGGATCGAGAAATCTCAAAGATATTCTTTTAATAAATCTCATGCTGTCAGCTATGCTATTAATGCATACTTATCTGCATATACAAAAGCTCACTTCCCAAAAATATTTTTTGCATCATACCTAAGATTTGCTAAAGATAAAATTGATCCTAAATCAGAAATCAAAGAATTGGTTCAAAATGCTAGTGAAATGGATATTACAGTAAGCACACCAGATATTAGGCATCTAAATAAATTATTTATACTCAAAAATAATCAAATTTATTTTGGACTGACCGATATTAAAGGTTTTGGCAATGCTGTTTATGATAAATTAGTTAGTCTTATACAAAATAAGCAAATCAATCTTGATGCCGTGAACTGGATACAGTTGGCCTTTATGATCCTAACAGATATTAATTCTACAGCAGCCAAATCTCTTATACAAAGCGGAGCGTTGTCTTTTTTAAAGAAAACCAGAAACGCTATGTTATTTGAGTTAAGTCTTATTAATGAACTGACCAAAAAAGAAATATCTCATATCTTAACTAATATATATAATTATAATAATCTTAATGACGCTCTTACTGGTTTAATAAGGGTTGGTAAGCTAAATAAAAATAGGTTACTAGTAGTACAAAACTTGTTGAATACATTACATAAACCGCCATATGCTCTAGAAGACAATCCAGAGTGGATTGCTGATACAGAAGAAGAAACCCTAGGGTGTAGCATTACATGTTCTAAAGTGGATATGTATGATATTAGTATGACTAATATGACATGCAAAGAATTTAAAAATAGTCTATCTAAAGACAATATTATTTTATGTGGTGAAGTTGATAATATTAGCGTTACAAAAACTAAAACTGGGAAAAATCCTGGACTTGAAATGGCATTTGTTACATTAACTGACGGGTCGGGTGTTTTGGATTCTGTGGTCTTCTTTCCAGATCAATACAGAAGTTATAGAAACCTATTGTTTGGTAGCAATGTTATTATAGTCAAGGGCAACAGATCGAAAGCCGGTGATTCATTGATAGTAGAAAAGGCTTACATCGCAAAATCTTGACACCACACCCACGGTTTTTATAATACTTTGTAATTTGGTTTTTCACATCAAGGAGTTTGAATATGAATATTAACATCTTAAGAGGTAACTTAGCTCGTGATCCAGAAGTCAGGGTAGTTAATACTGGCGGCAGACAAACCACTGTAGTTAATTTTACGGTGGCTGTGTCACGCGAGTATACTAAGTCTAATGGAGACAAGGATAAGGTAACTACATTTGTCTCTTGCGAAGCGTGGGATACTGGCGCTGAGATTATAGCTGATTCTTTTAAGAAGGGTGATCTCGTGTTAGTTGAAGGTTCCTTGCGAAATGACTCGTGGGAGAAGGATGGCGTTAAGCATAGTACTCTAAAGGTTCGTGTTAATAATTTTTCTAAGATCACAAAGCTATCTAAGAAGAATAAGACAGAAGAAAATGAGACCGTAGCATTCTGATAGGTTAATCTAAAGATAGGGGGTGCATAACCCCCTATTTTTATTTTCTTTTCTTTAAAACTATTTTCATATGAATAAAAAACTTAAAATTTTGATGGTGTCAGAAGCTAGTTTCTTAAGTTCAGGCTTTGGAACTTATGCCAAAGAGATCTTAAAAAGATTACATGCTACAGGTAAATATGATATCGCTGAATTAGCGTGTTATGGTAAAACTAATGATCCAAAAGATGTTAGTATTGACTGGAAATATTATGCGAATGCCGTAGATGAAAAAGATCCAAGATATCCTGAATATCAATCATCATCAGAAAATCAGTTCGGTAGATGGAGATTTGAAAGGGTTTTGCTGGACTTTAAGCCGGATGTGGTATTCGATGTTAGAGATTACTGGATGAATTCGTACCAACAGTTCTCTCCTTTACGACCATTTTTCCACTGGGTTTTGATGCCCACTGTCGATTCTGAACCACAACAAGAAGAATGGATAGATACATTTTTGCATGCTGACGCTGTATTTACATACTCCGATTTCGGCAGAGACACCATTGCTAAACAAAGCAATAATAAAATAAATTACATAGACACAACATCTCCAGGCGTAGATTTACAAACATTTGTACCGGCAACTGATCGCAAAGGACTTCGCAAGGCTTTTGGTCTTAGCGAAGATTTATTTATTGTCGGTTCTGTTATGCGCAATCAAAAACGTAAATTAATTCCAGATTTATTCTATGCTATTAAAAAGCTATTAGAAAAATGCGAACGCACAAACAATCATGAATTAGGCAAAAACCTTTATCTGTATTTACACACTAGTTATCCAGATGCTGGGTGGGATATTCCACAACTCTTAAAGGAATACAAAATAGGAAACAGAGTACTATTCACATACTCATGTAAAAGCTGTGGACATTTTTACCCTTCTCTGTTTCAGCATCCAGTCGCTGTTTGTACTAGATGTGGTCAGAAATCATGTAGTATGCCTAATGTTAGTAATGGGATATCCTCACAAAATCTTGCGGCGGTAATGAATCTTTTTGATATCTATGTTCAGTATGCAATATGTGAAGGATTCGGTATGCCACAAGTAGAAGCATCTGCGTGTGGTGTACCAATATCTTCTATCGATTATAGCGCTATGAGTGACGTTGTTAGAAAGGTTAATGGGTATCCAATTAAAGTTGGTCAATATTTTAAAGAATTAGAGACTAGAGCGATTAGAGTATTTCCAGATAATGAAAATTTAATACATATTCTAGAGTCTTTTTATAAGATGCCAGAACCTCTCAAGGAACAAAAAAGATTCGAAACCAGGAAACTAACAGAAAAACACTATAATTGGGATGATATAGCCAAAAAATGGGAAAAATATTTTGATAGTATTCAATTAACTGGATTACAAGGACAATGGGATCAGATACTCCCGCTGATGCAAGAAATATCTGATGTGCCTGAGAATATTAGCACACCATATGACTTAATCACATTCTTGGTATCGAAACATCTTCCAAATCATCAGGTAGGATCTTCTATGATTATGTTAAATATGATTAGGGATATAGATTATGGATTTATCAACCAAGGACTATCAACAGAAGGATACAACACACAAAAAGCTCTGGATATACTTAATACGATTATTAGAAATCACAATCTTGCCCAAACGGCTAAAAATAATTTAGATAAATTAAATCCAGAAGATTATATTAATTATGCTCACATGAAGGATAGTATTAAATGAATACCCTCTTTGTAGGTCCATATCGTCAAAATGATGGTTGGGGATTAGCCACCAGATCTTATATAAGAGCACTGGCTTCTCAACACAAAAATATCACAACAAGACCCGTCTATCTTGCAACGCCGGATCCATATTTTAATGAACCAGATATTTTAGGCTATGAAAATACAAGATATGATAATTATGATGTAGTAATACAAAAAACACTACCGCACTGTTTATTTCTCAATAGATCTTATGCCAAAAATATTGGGTTGTTTGTATTAGAAACAAATCATATTAAAGAGTCGTATTGTATAGCCAATATTAATAGAATGGACGAGATTTGGGTCCCTTCTAAAATAGAAGAACAGTGTTTAAAAAAATCAGGTGTCACCACTACAGTAAAAACAATATCACAACCTCTAGATACAGTTTTTATCGAGCAAAATAGAAACTATAAACTACAATTAAATCCTATATTAGATAATATGTTCAAATTCTATTTTATAGGAGAGCATAACTTTAGAAAAAATATTCTAGATCTGGTCACGGCTTTTAATTTAGCTTTTGATTACTCCGAACCAGTGTGTCTTATAATCAAAACCAGCAAAAATGGTGTTCATCCAAATGAAACATCTAAAAAATTAGAAGAAGAAATAGAAGCATTAAAAAATAAATTAAATATTTCTAAAAAATATAAAAAAGAAATTATTATAACCAATCAATTGTCATATCAAGATATTATCGGACTACATAATTCTTGTGATTGTTTTGTGGCTCCTTCATATGGTGAAGCCTTTTGTAGACCAGCCGCAGAAGCATTAGTGCTAGGTAAAACTCCCATAGTCAACCAAAATACAGGAATGAAAGACTATATTAATGAGCACAATGGCTTCTTAGTGAAAAGTCATAAAACTCCAGTTATTCTTGAGCATAGAACTCTTTCAAAAGATTTTGATCTGTATAACGCTGATGAATATTGGTATAAAATAGATATGTATGATCTGATAGATAAAATGAGATCAGTATATAATATGCATTGTAAAAAAGACCCTCAACTCATAGCTAAACAAGAGAACGGTATTTCTTGTTTAAATAATTTTTCTTATGAAAGTATAGGTTCTAAACTATGTATCTAAGCACCATCACTGGAAATATCTTAAACAAATTTAATAATCAGCCCATTAATATTTTATATGAGCCACAAAGAAATTTATTTGATGTGCTTTTGTCAGAATGTGAGATAAATTTATTTAGCTCCAAAGGATATAACTTTTTGGGCCTTAAAAACTCTCATCTCACACTCTTAGAAGGGTCACAGTCTGATTTATTCAATTATAATGTTGGTATGACTAATAATATTATTGGGTATTCTACACAGAAAAAATTTGCAGCAATGCATCTTAATAGTATAATTTTTACTCATTCATATAAGCCTCAACAAATCAAAAAAGAAGATATGGTCTTGCTAGATCAAAATTTAGCAAGAGAGATGAAAGTATTTTTTGCTAATGATGTAGCAGAATCTTGGCGATTAAACAATAGGCTTGTATATAATTATGGTATACCGCTAGATAAATTTTATCAAGAACAAAACGTAAGAGACAATAGAGTGCTACTACTTAATCTAGAGCAATCTCCTAATATAGAACCTTTAGCACAATTTTTACATAGTCATAATATACAAGTAGATATTTTAACAGAACTGCATTTTGATGTAGATATACTTAGGGAACTATTTAACAAATATGCTGTGTGTGTTGACCTGGGAGATCATAATATTGTTAATTTATTGACTGCTATTGCTTGTGGATGCAAAGGAGTCACATATGCCACCCCAATGATTATGAATAACTATGCTAGCGTACCCAATATATATACGGCTAGAACCGTTCAGGATTTAATAACTAGTATAAAACAAGCATTAGAATCCTCTTTGGTGGAATACAAAAATTATTTTGAATCACATTTTCCTTTTGAAACATTCAAACAAAATACTATCAATCTAATAAATAAAGCTAATAATGAGGCATATATTATATGAACAAAATAAATATTATTGTAGCAGAATCAGATAATCTTGATGGATATCACAATCTGACTATTGATGATCTAAATAAAGTCATAAACGGTACTTGTTCTGAGATTATCTGTACAGCACTAGATAATTATGTATACAAAGATAGAATTACTAATATAGTTAATTTATGTAAAAAATTATCTAATTCTGGATTTTTAACCTTAAAATTTTTGAATGCTACCAAGATCTGTAAAGATGTAGCTAAAGGTAACGCTGGCAGTCAATTTTTATCCAGTATAGTTTCTCAGTGCCAGTCATTATTTTTAGACTCTGATATGATTGAACTGGTTTCTCAGATGGAGGGTATTAAAATTCATAAAACATACAATGATAATACTCATGTTATAGTTGTGCTTCAAAAGAAATTATGAAAAAATTAGCTTGTTTTATTCTATCGTACGAAATTACTCGGGGTATGAAATCTATAGGCCCAAAAGGTTTATTGAAATCCAAAAAATCTAAGGAGTTAATTAATTGCCAAATAGCCAATATTAAAGATAAAAATATAGACACATATGTCATTTTGGGATTTGGTTTAGATAAAATTAAAAAAAGAATAGAATATCCAAACATTAATATCATAAAAAATGATTTATATGAATCAACCAATCATGGATATGCTTTTGAGCTTATTTTAAAGAACTATAACGAGCAAAAATATGATGGATGTATTATTATTAATAATGGAATCTTGTTCAACAACGATATTAAAAATAATTTATTAACTTCTAATAGATCCACACCAAAATTATATTATTTTAATAATACCAACACCATTAACTTCCCCATAGGTTTTACAATTGTTAATTCCAAAGTGCAGCACATGTTTTTTAATCTCACGGACAATGTCTGGAATGAAATAATTTATATTGACAACACATCGTTAACTAAGTATAAGACTATATACAATAACTCTATGAGAAATATGTTTTTGTTTGAACTAATCAATAAGTCTATAGAATCTGGTGTTTTGTATGAGCCAGTAAAAACTAAAAATAACAGCGTTATTAAAATATCTAGTATCAAAGACTCTAACCAAATTAAAGAAACAGTATGAATAAAATATTAGCACATATTTGTAATCATAGAATTTATTTGCCATTATTGCAACAGTTAAATAGTCACGTTAATCTTATTAGTGGTTCTTTTCATGAAAATATTTTCGATATATATCATAAGCATACCCCTTCCACGATTATATTTCCAATCTATGAGTATACTCAAGAGTTTCATCAATTTGTAGATACATTTAAAGATAAAGTAAATATTATTATTTTTATGGGCGACATCGTACACAAGGATCTCGCTCAATACTGTAACAATTTTAATATAAAAACCATTAAACAAAATAGTATCAACAGTCACATAAACCTAGGATACGAATATATATACGATTCCACAGTATTTCATAACCTTAATGTCGAAAGAAATGATAAAATTTTAACGATATTGCATAGTGATAACGCTATAAATCATAAGTTATTAAACAATATCTTGTATCCTAATACAAAACTAAAAATAGTAACTATTAATAATCCAGAATTTAAACATGTTCAAAATATAGGTGTGGCCAATAGTTCAGATATTAGCCTATTATTTAATCAATACAATAAACTATTGGATATAACCGGCTCGTACCTGATAGAAGCTCAAGCTTGCGGTATATCTAATCTAGCTCTGCAACCAGACATACATAAAAACATAGAAAACAACACACTAATAGAACCAAAAGAGAATATAGAACAATACTCCATCCAAAATTTCATTAATAATAACCTACTAAAATTTATTGAGGCATAAAGTGGATCTAGCATTTTATTTAATTCGAGCCGACCATTCTGAAAAATGTAATAATATAATTACCGTATTAAATGATATGGTGGATCAAAATCCATATGATAACATCATACTTTTTAATAGTCAATATGATAGAACAGATAATAATAAAAAATTTCCTATTATACACATCAATCAAGCAAAATATTTTCGTGGCACCTTGATTTGTTTCGATATTAAAAGCGCAATGATCACCAAAACCTTCCCATCGCCAAAAAACCAAATTTTGTATATAGATGACCTTAGTTGGACTAATGATCATTCTATTCCGGTTATGTTTTGGAAAAGCATTTATGATAACAATAATATACATTTAATAGCTAAAGATGAATCTATAGCAGACCTACTCGATATATGTTGGTCTAGGCCAATTGCCACAATAGATAATATCAACGCAAAGGAGCTTCATAGTGTCATCACCAAAATATAGTTCTTTATCTGATCAACAAAAAATAGACTTAATCAATAAACAATATTTGATTAATAAAAAGAGTTTTGCTGATATAGCTCTCGAATATAATACATATGCTAATAAAATTAGAAGAGATGCTCTAAAACTAGGTATACAAATTAGAGACAAAAGCGAAGCACAAGCCAATGCTCTTAAAACAGGTAAACACAAACATCCCACTAAAGGTTCCGTTAGAGACGCTTCTACCAAAAGTAAAATAGGATTATCTGTCATGAAATCCTGGGACAATATGGATGCACAATCCCTAGAAGCAAGAAAACAAAAAAGCAAACAAGCTTGGCAAGCTATGGATGAAGACCAAAAAGAAAACATTATAGCTTCGGCTAATCAAGCTGTGAGAAAAAGCAGTAAATCAGGTTCTAAGCTAGAAAAGTTTCTATTACAAGAATTATTAGCACACGGATTCATGGTAGAGTTTCATAAAGAGCAAATCCTATCAAATACCAAGTTGCAAATTGATCTCTTTCTGCCTACAATGAACATAGCAATAGAGGTTGATGGTCCTTCTCATTTTCTTCCTGTTTGGGGAGAAGACGTTTTGGCTAGAAACCAAAAATATGATAAGAAAAAGACTGGTTTGATTATAGGTAAGGGTTTGTCTTTGATTAGAATAAAGCAACTACATGATTATTCTCAGTCTAGGGCAACTATCGTTTATGATAAATTAATTCGCGCTATAGAAGAAATGAAAAGCACACAAGGAAAGACTATAGAAATAGAGGATTCACTATGAGCAAGGAAAAATCATCAGACAAAAAGGAAAAGGTTCCTTCTATTCATGACATAGAGTGGACGGACTATGTATTAAGCCTATTGTCAGAAGATGAGAAAATAGCCGGTAATCCTACTACGGATGGTTTGAGACGCATTTTCGAAAAAGCTTTAAACTGTAGGGTGCTTGAATCTATTACAAAAGTGGCTCAATCTCCAGAACCAAATAACGAAAAGAGGGCCACGGTTGTTCACACCATATCCTATTATTTAAACGACGAGTCATCTGACTCGCCACATTTAAATAAAGTGTCTGTAGACGGCGCTGCGGACGTTTATTGGGGTAATTGTGACAAGATATATCGCAATCATCCCGTAGCGGTAGCAGAAACCAGGGCCGAAGGAAGAGCTTTGCGTAGAGCATTAAGACTTCGCAAGGTGGTTGCCGCAGAAGAAATTGCTAAAGATATAGAAGATAATCCAGACGAAAATTCTGTCTCTAAAATTAGCAATAATCAAATTAATTTTATAGATGTAATGTCTAAGAGGTTGAATATTAATGTAATTGGTTTAATGGACACGCTTGCAATATCATCTGATTATATAGATAATATATCTCATGATGATGCTGTGTTGCTCATCAAAGAACTAACAAAACTTCAACAAAATGTGGATAATATATCTCCAGATTTGTTGAATTATCAACCAAACTGGAAACAAAGAAAGTAAACCATGAAACTACGATACAAACCAAACTCAAAACTAGAATTTGAATTAGAAGGTTCTGGACAAAAAGAAGTCTTCAAAGAACTGGCGTTAATTCAAGAAATTTTTGGAGAAGAAAAGTGTGGTTTGTGTAGTAAAACAAACATTAGATATATCGTCAGGAACGTAGACGGAAATGACTATTATGAGTTGCGATGCAGTGATTGTGGAGCAATTCTAGCTTTCGGACAACATAAGAAGGGCGGTACTCTTTTCCCCAAAAGAAAAGATGACAACAACAATTGGTTACCGCATAACGGTTGGCACAAATGGCAAAAAAACAACGACAATCCATCCTAAACAATATAGAACAGACAGTTGGTTATTTATATTTATCTGGTGTCTGGCATAGCCTAATAGTACACACCATAATATTTTTAATTATGGCTATGCTATTTCCTGTTGTGGTTGATAAACAAAGAATAGTTATAGAGTTAAACTTTGCTTCAGTAGAAGAAAATGTTGAACCTTTAACTGAGCCTCTAGAAGAACCACCTATAAAAATAGTATCTTTGGAAGAATCTAAGGATACGTTGGAGGCGGCATCTATAGATGCTGGAATTAGTGCGGTGTCTTTAATGGAAGATACTCTAAAAATAGAAAATATACCCGTACCTGATACTGGATTTGATAAACCATCCGATTTTATAGATAATATTGCTGCGGATGTTTTAACAGAAGAGATCAAAACCGCTAGTCCAATGCCAGATCCAAAAGTTGTTTATACAGGACGAACTAATACACAAGTGTTGTTATCTAGGAGAGGAGAACTTGACCAACAATCTGTATCTAATATTGCGGAGCAGATGAAGGTTGGGGAGATACAAAAAAGATTAAAAGAATATGGTGCTAAAACCGGAGATGTTCAAATATCTTTATCTTGGGACACCATAGATGATCTTGATCTTCATGTTCTAGTTAAACCAATAGGATCTAATATTAACTGGACAAACAGAGTAGGGTTTTGTGGGGGTGCATTAGATATAGATATGAATGCACATCCAAGATTATTAAGTCCTAGACCTATAGAAAATATTTTTTGGGCACCAGGAAATGCACCATTTGCAGAATATGTGGTTGGAGTACACTTTTTTATGAATTGGTCTAGGGCTCAACAAGTAAAGGGTACTCTAATTATTCGTGTGGACGGTAAGACAGAAACTTTGCCACTATTGGTTCACTACGGTGATCCTGTAAGACCAATTACTAGCTTTGTTCGTCAACGATAGGACCCCACTTATCCGCAGGACACTTTTGATCTTTGTGGGCTAGTTTATTCATATGATTAGCCTCTCTTACAATTTGACATCCACAAAGTATACAAGAATTATCTTTATAAAATTCACAACCTCTACATATAGCTAATCTAGATTCTATTTGCTCATCGTTACAAAGATTTTGTGGGTTACCTTCGTTTGCTTTAATTTGAGCTTCAGCTTCATTATCTTTAATAACCTTATCTAAAATAACTTCTTGCATGGATTCGTTTTCTCCTATATGTATAGGATCCACAGAACCCAAAGGATTGGTTATTTTTTTAATAGACATAGAAAAATCTTGAATCTTTTTAAAACAAAACATTTTTGTATCAGGATTATCTAAACCAATTTTAATACCACAATAAGTACAAGAATATACCTTTTTCTTATTAAAAACAGTATTAGTGTCTATTAAATTACAATATGGATTAGTGTCAGACATTATGGCCTCGAAGTTATATTACTATTATTTTGACGTTGTTCACAACAGGTGTTTCCTTCATTACATGGAGATACTTTAGTGTCAAAACATGCTGGACTAGTTTGACAATCTGGTATTTTATATTTTTCTGTAATATTATATGAAGAACTAGCGGGGTAAGCAATCCTTGTGGAGCATTTACTAGTATTATCTTTAAGAAATACATCCTGAATCGTACGAGGTCTTCTATATTCATATTCAAAATAGGCCACATGAACCCCATAGTACCCGTGTTCCATAACGCCACCACTTAAGGTTTGTCTCCATGCAACCATAGGATAATTTAATACTTCAAATTTAATTTGTGTACAAGAACCAGGAACAACACCCTCTACTAAATCCTGGGTATTAACAACATTGTAATTATTATGACAAGCAGATATATCAAAATAAGCCGCTTGCATTAATTCTTTCCAATGAGCTATATGACTTCTTTTCACTGTGGTATTATCTGAACCAACAGCGAAACCCACACTACTTAGAACATTACCTACCAATGTTGCATTAGTACCTATCTTTGGTAGCGGATTAGAGACACATGGAGTAAATGTTGGGGAATAAGAACCATTTAAATTACATACTAACGCATAGCTCCACGGCCAACTGCCTGGAGCAGATTGTCCACACTGCATAGTAGCTCCATCACTAGTATAACAAGCATCGTAACAACAATAACCAGGAGGCGGTACATCACAAATACCTCGATCAACATAAATCTTGCCGCCTCCACCGACAAGATCTACATTTTTATCTCCCTCAATAGGAAGATAGCCCAAAATAGCCGTTCTAGTTTCTGTAATAATATCCCATTCTGGATTCTGTATCTCCGGCGTCATAGACAAAGTATTTTTAGACACATCACATTCTGTACACTCGCTATTAATATTATCTGTAAAAGTAAAAGTATTATTGGGTAATGTAATAGATATTACTGGACAATCATTTCTTAATTGAATATCAAAACATCCACCAGTACCTCCTACTAAGTTAATATTAGCAGTATTATTATCATATGTTATTGAACACAAGAATGTTGGGCATAATGGGTCGTATGGGTTTGATGTAGAAGATGTAATTTTATATATATCCCAATCTGGTGGTGTGGCTCCTTTGCACTCCAGCCAATAACACTCCTCTTCTGCCGCTCCGTTTCTACTTCCTATGGTTAATGATTCTAATAGATCACACCCATAGTTTTCATTAACCCCATTAGATTCTATGGGATCACCATCTTTATATTTAAATAAATGCCCTTTCATATTATCAAAGGTGTAATTACAATTTTCAAATTCATAATTAAAAATTTTAGGAAAGCCGCCAGCATATTCTTTACAATTACAAGAATTTTCAGTAATTGTACAATAATCATATGAATAATTTTGACACTCACACGGTAAAACGTTGGTAGTTCCAGCGTATCTAATTGGATCAAACACTTTACCAAATTTATCTTCTGCGTCTAAAGGTAAACAATTACCCTTGCATGGAGCTGGTTTTGGTACGCAATTAGACACAGCACCATGATTTCTGATTGCAGTACCACCAACTAGATCATCTAAGTCTCCAAGATATAATCCAGGAGATAGTGATAAACTCGCATATTTTACTTGACACGAAGCCCAATTAAATACTCCTCTACTCAAACTTCCTATTTTAACAGGCTTATTATTTGAAGTCAAAATAGTACAATTATAAGGAACAGATACCTCACTCGCCCACCCCCTGCTATTACACACCGAGCAGGTCAAAGGACATAGCCCACCAGGAGCATAGGCAAATAAAGATAATACTGAAGGATTGACTGGAACCTGTCCATTATAACACAACCCATTAGTTGCAGCTATACACTTCCTATACTCTGCGGCCAGATCTACTTTGTTTTCTTCGCTACCTATTTCCATACTTGTAAAATATTTACCCAGACTCCAGCTCAAAGGAGTCACACCCCCGCGACAAGTGGTAATTTTTACAACATCACTATTTTCATCTGGTGGGTATAATATTGTACCGGCTGTTACAGCCGTTGTGGATACTGTGGTGGGCAGCGTATCAAAAAATGGACTGGTATATGTTTTACCGTTACAAGAAGCAACAGCACAAATTTTATTATTAATATTTTGAATAGCAATAGATATTAAGTATCCTCCAATATTAACACTAACATTGGCACCAACAGATAATACTCCTTCTATATTAATAGAGCCATTAATTTTTCTTTTTGAAGAATCGGAAGATATAGAGTAGTCGTATGGTATTAAATCATATATAAGATCTGCCGTAGTTCTTGGACTAGAGTATTGTACTAGGTATGATATGGATTTTTTTGTGTTATCTAAAATTAGATCGGCCGTTGTTTTCTTTTTAATGGTATCATAAGATATTGTTTCTTTAGATCCATAAATTAATCTAAATAACATTTCATTAGCTAAAATATCTGTATTTTTAACCAAATCACCCTTATTATTTTCTGACAATATATATTCTATTAATTTATTTTGATACTCTGTGTCTATATAATTTTGTGGTCTTGCTGGGCGGTTATCTGAACCTATAACACAATCATCCGTACCATCTAAAGTAATATTATTAAATAAATTAGAATTTGGAGGTATTTCAAATCTTTGAATATAAGGAAGCATATTAACTCCAACAGTATTATATAGTCCCTCATCAACAGAAAGTGCAAATTCTAAGGTATTTACAGACTCTAAATCTTTAGGCGTGATATGGGTGTACTTATAGTGTTGATATCCAGCCTTGAGCTTGGTAAAGCCAGCAGTTTTAATTGAACAAGATTCATTTCCACATAATTCAGCAGGTTTATCCGTGTCGCAATATATCGGTAGAGTATCAAAAGTAGTTTTAATAATTGGTGAAGACAGATCGAACCCGTTTGTATCAAAATAGTCTGCAAAGGTTTGTGCAGAAAAGTTTATTTTCGGCATAAATATTGTGGAGCAACCACTAGTATTAAATATTTGTTCTTGTTCTAGAGAAATTAATCTATAATAAACATCATCAACTCGTAATGTGTTATAATAAAAATCTTTGTTAAATAAAACAGGTCTAAGTTTGGTATTTTTGTCTAGAGACACAAAAAATGTAGATACCTTATGCGGGTCTATCTCAAGAGAAGTATTATCTACAAAAGATCTGATACCGCTAATATATAACTGTCCTGTAGAAATACTATTATTAACAAAATTTTGTATTAAATTATTAGACCATGATTGATTTTTAATTTTATCACCTTTAATAAAATTAATATCAATAATAGGTAAATAGTTTTGATAATCCTTGATAGTGCTCGATAGGTATAAGTTGTCTAATCCAATGTTATATTTTTGATGAATATTATAATATATGGGTCCATCATAATTGGTCACACCACTACTTATAGTATTAGTTATATTATTTTTAGATGTAATTAAAAATCTAAAATTACCAGTATCTAAGTTATTAACAGATATACTATATAAAATATTGTCATATAATGATGAAGGATAGAGTCTGGATAAATTTTGATTTAAAATTTTGGAGTTGTTTAGATCCTTAAAAGTTTTATTATCAAAATTAATTAAATCGCCCCATTTAGTTTCATAATATTTGTTTCTTAACAGTGTGTCTGATTCTGCCTTAAGAGAATCTTTAAAATTCTGTAAAACCACAAAAGAGTCTGTATTCAGTTGTTCTGCATTTGCTTGTGGTAGCACTAATTGAACAATTCCCTCTGATAATTTTAGAGAGCACTCTTTACAAATATCTATTTCTAATATAGTATAAACATCTAAATGCTCTCTTTCTTTAATATAAGCAAATTTATCTAAATCGTTTCCGAACCTATTGACTCTTTTTGCATATAGAGATTTGGAAATAACATTGTATTCATAATTAATTTTGGGATTATCTTTATCAATGAGTTTGATTGCGGTTGAAATTGTTTGTAATTCTGTGTTAGCTATATAGCCATCATCATTATTATTTAGATAATCTATCCATAATTCATGAAAATTTGCATCTAAATAGTTTCTCGGAGGAACTAATTCATAAGAATCTAAGCTAGTTTTTGTTCCCTCTCCCTTATATCTCCAACGATAACCATTCGCATCCACAACAAATGTATTTCTAAAAATAGTGTTTTGCTCATCACTATTCATTCTTGTTATATCTTGTATAAAAATTGCAGGATCTTTTTCTTCAAACATAAAATATGGCCTAGATCCTTGAAGCACAATTTTACGCTTAGAGTTTTTGTCTAGTCTAAAATTACTAGTTAGAATTGGATAAAATTCCGTTGATAAACCATGAATCGTTCCGGTGGGTTTAATATTATGTAAATATAATAATTCTGTATTTACTTTTGCTGATGCCGGAATAAATTGTGAGGGAGAGGTTATGTTGGGTAAGGGGGATCTATTCAATCGTTCATCAACAAACTCAGCCATATTAAGCTGTGTTTTATATTTGTCGTGCTTTGTATATTCAAATAGGGTGGGTGGGCCAGGATAAAGATTATTATTAAATTTGTTATGAAAACCAAATATATGTGGATTTAAATACTCGTACCAAATATTATTATATTTAATATATAGTCTTAATTTTTTATGATTTAATAAATTATCATTTAAGGCTAAAATTTGTTGTATATCATCTGATATGTGTCCAGAAAACATTACTCCACTATCTGAATAGTTTCTAGCACCATTCTCAAAAAGTTCTTTTTCATAAGCAAAATCAAAAGAACAGTCTTGTGGATTATATATTAAAGAAGTGAGATTAAATAATTCTGTGTTTTTAACTATACCTTTATTTGGATGAAAAAATATTTTTTCTAAATTTCCGGCTGAAGAAATAGGACGTAATTTATAATTTAATAATTGCTTTCTAGGTACTTGTTTAAATATTATATTAATATTATTTAAGTAGGAATCTCTATTAGTGGTATCTAAAGAACATGGTAAATTAGTATATAGCAGCTTATTCCTTTCCATATCTTCAGATAGTTGACTTAATAATGAAAATAAAAAGGGGTTAGTCAACTCCAATTGAAAAGAACCCGGAATACTGGTATCTTTATCAAATAATATTTTTTGTTGAGAGTTGTATATTGTTGTGCCATTAACTACTGCTTTAGTTGTATATCTGCGATAAGATGGGTTATTAATAATTTCAAATTCACCAGTTTCATAATCATATTTTGGAATAGTAGGATTAAATAAACTTACATTTTCAATAACTTTCATCCATACATCAGTATGATCGGTACTATAATTAGGCAATCCAATATGCCAATTTGTATAAACATAACTAGGAAAAGATGCTGCAATTTCTTTAGTGCAACCATAGGGATTAAGAGGATCAATAATTCTATTCACTGTAGACAACAACTCGCCTGGATCTGGATGATTCGGTAATAGTTGTTCTCCTATAATTTTAGTCAGTTCCAGCGTTGAATAACCACCATAACTTGTTAAAATAGGACTTGATTGTGTAGATAAATTGGGAGTATATAAAACAGCATTTTCGTTACTAAAAGTTAAAGATCCGTCACAATTATATCTATATCCCGTTACAGAACTTAATGGAAAACACTTACATGCATGATCTAAGGGAAATGTTTTACAATTAGTAAACGTTGCATCTCTTAGATGATATATTTCTATATTGTATAATTTAATACCAACATCTTTGGTACTAAAAGATATAGAAAATGATCCACGGGTGCTGTTCTCGGCATCTTTAATAAAGATTACATTACCTGAGCCTAAATTATTGCTATCATAGTATAAGCCTCCGTCTCTATGAAATCCTATTCTATCAACATTAATATTGCTAGCATTAGCTGGATATCTACGATCCAATATGAGCGATCCATCTAGGAATTTTCCTTCTTTTAACTCATTAGTAGTTCCAAACCAATTATTATCATTGTTATATTTAAAAGCTAACAATTTATCACAAAGACGATGTACTGAACATATTGATTCTCCAAAAGTATCTAAAGCTAATTCATAAGATACGGGTCTTAAATATTTTTGATAAAATACACTACAACCACTACCATATATTTGTTCTTTAATCAGTTGATCGTTAAAATAGGCGCTAATAATATTAACAGCTTTATCTATAGTAAAGTCGCCACTAACACAGTTTTGACTTTTATATCGTTTGTCAACGCTTGTATTAAAGGTTAAATCACCAACAACAACTTTTTGATCATAACTAAAATTACGTTCTGTGGTTGTATCTAAGCAATCAATAGGCGGTGTGCATTGGCGACCAAAAAAAGTATCGGTATATTTAATAACGGGTTCAAAATCTAAATCTATATAACAATGTGGATCATAATCTTTCTTAAAGTCTAAAGATATAGTAGAATGTGGTGGACACCATAAATAACATCCATATTTATTAGCCAAGGTATTCATTAAGTCTGTTTTAGTTTTTACTATATTTAACTTATTTGCTGAGTGTTGTTGCTTTAATAGCATTCCGCTATTAAAAATTTTAATTTGTTTATATAAATCTCTAGAATAATCTTTAGTAAGATCATCAATATTAGGTACTGTTTTCAATAGATCTACAGTAACTTCTGAATAGTTGGGTCCGGTGGCTAATAAGCAAGATAATTGAAGCTTATTAATTGGAGATATTTTATCAGCATTCGGTATATCTAGGGCTGCCTCTAAATCATCTAATCTTCCAATAATACTATAAGCTTTACTATATAGGTTTTCAGAAATATAAATAAATTCAGACCCACTTGGAATAATGCCTGTAACAGCATTGTCTTTTACTAATTTTAAACCAGAGGGACATAGTTTAATATCTGGAGGTGTTTGATTTTGATCCACTGGCAATGGTTCTGGGCCGTCATTTGTAGCATAAAATACATCGCCATCAGAAATATATAAGTCTACACCCTTAATTAGTCTATCGTCTTCATTAGGATCAAGATCTATATCAAAATATCTATACCAACATAAAATACCAGAACTATAATTCCATTTCCAATAAGAGCCCAGTTTCTCGGTTTTTGCAAAAATATTGTAATGGTCTTGGTTTTTAAAACCATAGGGTTTACTAAAATTAGATACCGATGGTAATAATTTAGAAAAATTACCCGTCATAGCAATATCTCCTATTAGTCCACTTAAGGCTGGATATATAGGGTTTTTATCATATGATGGGTGTAATTTAGTTAATAAAAAATTACCACAAGTTTTACTATTTAGCAACGACCTAGTATAAGATTTTTCATGAGTGTCTATGTCTTGATGATAACTATCAATATCATTAGGAGGTATTTCTGATATTCTTTCTTTAATTTTCCAGTCAATCATTAATTTAGGAACATCATTAGTAAATGAATCGAGTTTTTTAGTAAAAGCAAAATGCTCATAACCCAAACCTTTATTTGAACACGCTGGAAATTGTAATTGATTTTTCCAGTCATAAAACTTAGTTATATATGACGCATTTAAGACTGGCAATTTAGCTAAATAATCATCTTTAAGCATTCTCGCGTCACAAGCACCGTTACAACAATTACTAGATATAGGAGGACTACTTATATTAGAATTTTGATCAGTTAATTGCCAAGAAAATGTATAATTAATACCATTCTTATAACAATAAGAACAGTCTAAAGAAACATTTTCTGGATCTTCTTCGTCTCCAGAATCGCCGGTGACTGCGATACAGTTACAGGGATCAAAAAGAGATTGTTCTAATTCTGATCTAGACAGAATATCCACAAACGATACTGAAGATTGGTCCGGTTTAATAACTATCGGTAGCCATATGCCACTATATGAAGGATTATATTCTGGTATCAATCCCTTGAGCCAGTCTAGTTCTAAATTAAAGCTAGATATATCAGCATCTTTAAATAAACTTTTTTTAAAAATAGAACAATTATTATTCATAATTATCGATCTGGATTATAAGAATATAGAGTCCAATATCCATCTAAGAATGTAAATAGTCCCGTATCGCCTATAGTAATATTATACTCCAAAGGATTCTTATATAAGGTTTCATATTTCTCTAGTTCGGGATCATCAGATAATCTAATATCAGGATTGTTCGGCTTTGTATAAATTTTGTATATTTCTACTGTATTTGCAGATAAAATGGTTCCAGATGTTACAAATGGCCTATGTCCTATTGGCTCATAAAAACCATTATTAGAATTGTACTTACAATAAAGAGCTGCTCCGCGAGGTGCTGGATACATACCCAAAGAATCTTTAACAAAAACTAGTCTTCTTAATTCATCTGGCAAAGGACTATTATCATAAGTACTATCTATCAATGCGCCTCTAGTTGGTCTAGTACCCAATAAATCCTCTTCTATGACCACATAAACAGGCTTGTAGCTAGCCCCAACGGTCCAAACTCCTCCTACATCGTCCCATCTTAAATCGATTGGTCCAACGGGCCAAGAGCCGGGTTGTTGCGCCCAGCCCTTATAAAAGGTATTCTCTTTGTATGGCTTGGACCAATATCCACTATTAGCTGTGTTTATCCATTTTTGATTTTTGCCTAATATATTACCGTCTCCATCCCTAACAGGTTGTCCATTTTGAATTAATGGCTCGCCAGAAGAATTAGGCACGGGGAATCCCTCGGTATCATACCCCCAGCCATGTACCATAATTGGTCCACGTAATCCAAAAAATCTCATATTGTTTGATATGGGTGGTATTTCAGGTACTGGAACACCTTTGTCTATAATATCTTGTCTCCAAGAAACTAAATTTAAATCGTAGTCGGCATATGATCTATTTATATTAGAAGAAAAAGTCGCTCTCAACCCGTCTGTATCTTTCGGAACTGTCAAACCAAAAGCTACCAGGTCTATACAATGACCTGTTAAATCTCCACTTTGTTTATTTTGAAAATTACTGAATTCTCCACCAGAAAGAACAACTGGAGTTAGTGTTGCATAATTGATAATGGGAATACCACTTGATCCTGTAGAGGGTAGTTTAGATATAATAGTTAAATCATCTCCACTAGCGATAATAAATGGAGGCATGGTTTCTCTAGGAGAAACACCCAAATGTAATTTATCTAATTTGGTGCTAATAGCTTCACAAAATGGACATCTTCTAGTTTTGTCTATTTCTTGATCCGATATTTCTTTAACACCACGCATATTAAGGCGCATATCATCATTTTCAACTTTATAAGTATAAGATTTAGTGCCAAAACAAAATGGACAACTTGGGGTGGGATATTTTGTAATATTAAATGTAGCGCTGTATGGCGTTGGATAAAATGATATGGGGGAGAATAAACCGTCTAAACTCATCATAGATTTAGCAGAATATTCTGATATTAATTCTGAGGAGACTTGTTCATTAGACTCTAAATTGATATTTGTTTGTACTCGTGGGTAATCTTTCGGAGTATATGCTAAATCATTAGTCGGATTATATGGTCTCTCTAACCATTCTGGAGAAAATTCTAACTGTCGTTGTTTGGATATTTCTCCGCTTCTATGAACAGCAAAAAAATTCATCCCTACTAATACATTGGGTAAGGTGGTGTACATTATAAAATCCTAAAAGTTCTTATTTTAGACGATAATTGCATTAATTGAGTATTAATTTCTTTATTTCGTTTAATTGCTTCTTGATTAATAGACTTAATTCTTTCAGAGCTTTCTTTATTAAACAATCCTAATTTACGCACATATGTTCTAAAGTTGTAGGTAGTAGTAATTCCCCCCTCGCCTATTTGTACCTGAATACTATTTATAATTGGACCATCAAATAAAGTACCATAATATTTTATCATATCTCCTAAACTAAAATTGTCAAATCCTGGAATTTGTACTGTGCCCATTTCTAAAGTTTGTTGATAATTAACCTCATCAGCGATTTTTAGCATAACCGCCTCATCTAATGGTGTCATACCACCATAATTCCATGGCACTAAACTTTCATCAACATTAACTTTTACTCCACCAACCAAATTTTCTACTTCTAATCTATGAATATTGGGGTCTGTTGAATCGGGAAAAATAGTGGACGCAATTAAACCAGGATGATTAATCCATGGACCATAAACAAAATCATTAAATTCAATAGGCAAAGCACAAAACATAGGAATAGCAGCTTTAGGTAATATTCTATCAGATGCTAAAGAGTCTACCCCGTCATGACTTCTAGCCCTTTCACCCCAAGCAAAGCCATGCTGAAGTTGTAGATTACGAACAGCGGCGGTAAAACTGGAAGCCATTAGAGATGTTGCTATTGGATTTGGTCCTAATCCACCCAATATGGTTGTAGACCCCGTAAATACACTAATCGCACTAACACCTAAACTAGACATAATAGAAGGTAAACTAGCACCATTTACAATTCTTAATAAGCTGTCTTGGACAGACATAGAATTGACATTATAATCAACGCCATGTTTATCTTGACCTATAAAAACTGGTGATGATAAAGAAACTACGGCTCTCGGGTCTGCATAATCTGGCGATAAAAACTGAATATCAGAACTAGGTGTAGCTTTTGCATATAATTTATATTTATGAATATCTAACAGGTTAATACCATGTGCGTTATTAATAGTAACCGTTGGTGCAATATAGGGTAGTAACGCGTATTCGTCTGGTGATAAAGTGTGTTTTAATGACATAAAATAATGATTTGCGTCCTGTAAATCTGGATCGCTTAACATTTTTTGTAGCACTAGCTCCCAGTCTGTGACACAATGATGAGATATATCAGAGAATCTTCTAGTTGCTAAAGACGCTAGAAATTGTTGTCTATTCCACTGTCTTGAATAATCTTTTTCTAAAGACGAATTAAATCCTAGAATACATGGAATTTTTCCGGACTCGTCAGACATAGCAGATACTCTCGTACTGCCCACAACCATAGTATCATCTATATAGTTACCTGGTTCTTCCCAGGCGCCATCTGTTGATATGGAATAATTTGTATATACTTTTCCAGCACCTTCTATAGCATAGATTGGGTTGTTGTCTTCATCATAACCCAAAATTATTTTTTGATCATTATCATCATAAACATAAGATAAATCTCTATACCACGCTATTTCTGGTATTCTTACCATAAATTGTTTACCGTAATATTCACTAGCTATGCTTTCAAAAAACTTATGTATATTTTCTAAATCATTATAAAGAACTTGGAAGTGAGGCGCCAAATCGGATATGTTGACCTGCATTGGTCTGCCGTTCCTAATGATAGTTTTTTGAGAAGCTTTAGCATGTATCAAACTTATACCAGTTAAAAATTCTTTTTTCAAATCAGCAAACATGGCAGTAGAACCTTCTGGTATAAAACCAAAACCATATTTATCACGAAATCCTTTATACAAAATTTCGGCAATATCAGTAGTAAACAAACTACCAAAACAATAATCTAGCCAAGATTTAAATCCTCCACCAGCCGCTCTCAATTCATGCTCTAAAACCAAAAATATAGGACTACTAGATGTTGTTGCTGTGGCAATACCCGCTGCGGGATAAGGATTAAAATTAGAAAGTGGAAGGGATGTTAAATTTTGTATGTCTGCTGTTTGGAAAATAATTTGCATTTGTCCCATATACTTATCAAAATATACAGGACGTATCAATCCATTGGCACCAACACCAAAATATGGACAGATAGTATCTTTAAATAATTCTACATTTTTACCTATTGATCCGATACTTCCTATAAATCCTTGTGCTTCAGCTAAATTTACTGCCGGAAAATAGTTTCCTTGATTAAGTGATCTAGAGTCGGCTGGGGTAGTAAAATAGACCGGAGTATCAAATGTTGATGATTGGCTAGCAACAGCAGCTCCACCCATGTACTTAAAAGAATATATTCTGGTAGAAGAAGTGTTTGGCATCCTTAATTGATTAGGTGTTGATGACAAAGACGTTGTTTGGTCATAATCAATCATTGCTCCATTACCATTATTAGCCCAAGGGTCATAAACTAATGTATTTTGTTTAAAGGCTAATCGTGTACATTTTAATTGTAAAAGTCTTTTTTGTTTGCCTCCCACATACATTGTTCTTGTGTTTACGTCTGTAAATTCTTTACCTTTAGTATATGATGTAACACCCCCATTATTGGTTAAATAAGATATAAGTTGATCGATTTGATCTTTTTTTGGTTGTTTACGTCTAGATACAGTTCTGATTTTAATAATACCAGAAATATTTTGAGCAACCTGTTCTTCATTAGGATAAACAAAGTCGATAAAAAAATCAAACCCAGCACCATCACAGACTTCTGTTATAAATTGTGTTAAACTTATCACTGGTCCCTGCATTCTTAACCATTTAGGTGGCCTGGGTACTTCTGATAAGTCTAGTTTTATACGACATCTACGATAGTTATCTATGGCAACACCATTAGGACAAATACCCATATGAGTTAAATTAAGCTCTCTTGATCCACCAATACTGGTTGAGAAAATTTTAACTTGAAGAGGATTCTGCTCCTGTGCTGTTCCATTAACCCTTACCGATCTGGATATTATTGCACCATAAGGAGAGAATGGTGATTTGTTATCAGGATGATTTTCATTGGTTGGGCCCAAAAGTGTTACTAAAGAATCATAAATATATTGCGCCCTAATGCCTTCATCCGTTACGCCAGCGTTACCATATATTTTATTTTTATAACCTAAATATTCTAGATAACCATATATATTAAAAACATTTGGTATATTACCTTGTTCTATCGACGCATTCTGATTAAAGAATGAAAATGTGGGTGGCGTTGTTGAGTTGTCAATAGAATATGGCATTGGCATAGCCACATCTTTATTAATTGGATTCTGTGGAATATTGGTATTAGGAACTATTCCACAAACCGTACCAGCATATTTGCTCACTATTAATTGACAACCGTTAAGTAGACTGGCGAAACTTTTAATTTCTACCTCAAAAGATCTGCTACCGCCCTGAGATCCGTTTTGTTTCCACGATGAAACAAGACCACCAAAAGAAAAATTATTAAATTTGAATCTTACAGGGGTTCCCAAAATATCTAAACCGCTATTATGAAATTTCCCAGACAATCCAACGAACATCGGATCAGGATCTGTCCAATATACTCTATTACCATTAATATCATAACATATTTTACCATAATCTTTAAAATCAGCAGACAGATTAATATTTTCTGTATCTCTAGCGTCTTCTAAACTTTTCATTTCAAAAGCCATATTTTTATGTAAAGCTTTTGTTGGATCATTGGTTTCGTAAGACCCATCAGATTTTTTATAGAATGCGTTGCCTCCTTTAATATTATCGTCTTGTTGTACTAGCGTATCTATCTTGGCATCTACTTGACCATATTCATTTGATTGTGGATGATAACACTTATCTTCTACAAGGCTAACACTTAATGTGCTTTGTTCTGCGCCCCAACCTAGATTGCAGTTAAAATTGGAAACACTGCACCCTAAAAATAATACTTGATTATATGGTCCTACTATTTTTTCTGGTAAATTACAATATGCCATTTACTCTCCTGATATCATAAATTCGGATTTGCACCAGGAACATCGTCGCATTTTGTCCATGACCAACCTTTAGTTTTAACAAATCTACCTTCGGACACATTCCAATTTTCTGTATTAGTTTTAACAAACGATTTACATTGGTTACCAGCACCAAATAAATAAGCAGGATTAAATGTTTCTACTATACCAGTAATAGCTGTATAGGCTGTTTTGGGAAAGTTTAGTCCGCTTAAACCAGTAGGTCTTAACATTATGACTTCAAAAGTAACGTCTCTACTAGCAGTGGTATAAGTTCCAAGATCTTGTAAAATCGGACCCAATCTTCTACCCAAAACAAAAATTTCTGCAACTTGTTGTGTGGGGAAATTATCGTTTACACTTAATACTTCACTAATAGAACCGCTAACCAGATTTAATGGTCTATTATTATAGGTCCAGCTATATGTTACGGTACCTTCTGTGGGATTAAAGCCTTCTGTGATAGAAAGTGGCAGTGGGTTGAGTCCGGCTTCGTCTTTTCCAAAAAATCTTCTAAAGATGCCGCTAGGATCATTAGATTTTGCCAAAAACGATTGTGCTCTATCATAGAGTCTATTTTTAATGCCACTATATCCAGATATTGCTTTATCAAATTTACTAGTGCTACCTATTCTGACTGGGCCGGCTGCGGTGGCATATAAACTGCCGCTTATACCACTACCTAAAGTTGTGCTTTGATAAATAACCCCAGTGTTAAATGGCTCTAAACCTTTTATAGTACCGTTCAAAACAACACTTCTTAAATAAGAATTATCTAGTGAACTCTCTACTGTATACGACTCTATATAATTTCCATTTAATGCTCCAGACGGTACGGCTATCCAGTTGTCTGTGATTCTATATGAACCATCAATATCACTAAGACTAATAGCTCTAGTAAAATTATAAAGTTGTAATCCACTAATAATGCCGCTAATATTTATACCAGTAGATGCTTGATATGTTACCCATTTTTTAGCATTTTCTACCGGACTTATTCCTGATCCGCCTGGGCCTGTTGGTATGAATTTACCCACCGCGCCTAGTGTTCTACTAACTCTGTACGTTGGAAAACCCGAACCCTCTGGGATGGTCAGGGCTTGTCTCAAGATATTTGCACCGACCGGATTATTAACAAATGAGTTATCATCTAATGTTTCTATATTCCATTCATCCTGTGTACTAGAAACAGCAAATATTCCACTACCATTACCACTACTTTCTATTTGTAGTTCTATACTATAGGCTATCGTATTTACCCAATAGTTATCTGTTTTATCTGCTGTATACCTATTAACTTTTGGATATCCAGAAAAATACGGAGGCAAATTTAAACCGCCCACGCCCGTACAACCTATTTGTAATAACTGACCATCGTATCTAAAAGCTTCTCTTAAACCACTCTCTTTAGAAGTTAATATTTCAAATCCTCTGCTACCACTAGCAGCATATACGAGCCCCTCTAAACTTATTACTGTTTTTGAGCCAATGGCACGACCAGCACCATCTCGATCCTGATCAACCGATATAGAAATTTGAGGTACAGGATAACCGCTATCAGCGATAAAGTTAAATGATCCATATTTAATATATGACATATATTATTATTCCTATCAACATGTCCTCTTAATTTTATTAAGTAGCAGTATACAATTCTGATGTTGACCAATGTAATTGATTGATATCAACGGTGGCTGACCACAACATTACATATCCACCAACACCAGATGCTCTTAAATCCATAACATTATAACCACCATACGTGTTTAATTCAATGGACACATTATTAGCGGGAGTAGTACTAGATACATTCTTTATGACAGTGCCACTACCGACTTGTGTTATTGTATTATCTATATTAGCTACCGTTCCCTGTAAAACATAACCTCCTGCGCCTTTATTATTACCCTGATTATCTGACCATAAAACATTAACATATGCAGTATATGTCCAAACACCGTGTTTACTAGTGGGAAATTTAATAGTATTGGATGTTGATCTAGATTGCGATGATACATCCGTTGTCTGCCAATTCATAGTAAAATATGGAGTTTGATTAGTATCTGAAGAGCGTGTTCTTAAGAAGAATTGACTAAATTGAGAAGAACCTCTTTTTATAGGACTACCCAAGTTAAATGATCCACCAGCAGACACTATACCGTTATATGAATTTGGATTACCATCATCAGAACCACCTAAAGAACCACCATAACCTAACGACAATCCCTTTATGCCATTACCATTAGTATCTTGCCATACCTGTAAACCAGAACCAACAACCCAATTAGTTCCATTATGAACCAAAGTTCTACCATATTCATTTAACTCAAAACTAGAATTATTAGACTTTAGTGGGTTTAAATCAACAGTTACCACATTTGTAACAGTATTTGTTGTGGCTCTCACAGGATAAGTACCACTAAAACCAACAGAAATATCTAATCCACCCGTCACTATATCTCCATTTGTTGTTGTTCTAAGATATAGCCCTGTTGCGGAATTAGAATTAAGTTTAAGTGCATTTGCTGCAATCTTACCATTAACATAAAGAGAAGCATCGCTACTTAAAATAGTTCCAGTGGTGGTGTTAATACCTACTTGACCACTAGATGGCAGTATATGAAAACCTTGTCTCGTAGACGTACCAGCATCGCCTGATCTATAAACAGAAAAGACATTGGCTAGTCCTCTATTATTAAATGATGTATTAATAGTAGAGTCTGAACTTAATACTATATTATATGTAGTATCTAGTGGATTGGTAGATAGTGTTGTTGAAACTATGCCAGATGTTTGACCCAAAACTAATGTGGACTGATGATCAACCCATCTAAATTTAGTATTTCCACTAGCCCATGAATTTGATGTGCTAAATAAAACATTATGAGGATAAACTGTTTGACTTAAAAGATTTCCTCCTGTAGTAGCATATAAGAAAGTGCCGGTTAAACTTCTTGGAATATTAATAGCTGTATTTACACTTAAACCTGTTAAGGTACCAGACTCAGCAGTCATTCTATAAAAATTAGCTACATTTTGTGCTGGTAATAATTCCATTAACTTGGGAGCAAACGCACCTCCAGAACCCCAAACGGTAAACGTGGCTGGTAGTATATTAGTACCTTTATCAGCATTAACAATAATGCCAGAATTTCTTAAAATATAAATATTATCATAAAAATTAATACCAGTACTAGCACTAACATAACGTATACTATCTATACCGCTAGCTACTTTATCACTAACTCTAAATAGTAATCCTTGATTAGTACCAGATAAATTGACCGGCAATACCCATGACCCAACCCCACTAGCATCCGCGGTTAGTACCGAGCCACTAGTAGTAGATAAACCCATTCTAAAAGCTTGGGCTGTTACAACGCCGCTTACATCTAATGATGATCTTGGTGATGAATTATTTAATCCGAGTCTAGAATTGACTAAATCATGATATTCTACAATATTACCGTTAGAACCTCTAACCACAATTTGTTGTTGTACGGTACCGGTGTTTATAACTATCTGAGTATTGTCTAGAATTAGTTTATTAGCATTAGAAGTACCAATGTGAACTGAACCATCACCTACTCCGCTAATCCCATGACCAATAACAATAGTATTATTACCAGACGAATTATTTCTATTACCAATAAGAATGCTGTCGCTATATAAAGCATTATTATTACTACCAAGCACTATATTATTAGAACCATAAAATTTTGAGGCTTCGTAGTTTTTTAATGCTATAACAATACCACTACCCACAGTATTAGGAGCATTATTATCATCAAAACTATTATTTAATACATAGTATCTATTAGATAATCCAGCGGTATTAATAACTCCGCCTAAATTTAATGTGGTTCTAGTATTAAACGTATCTTCAACAACAGAATTTAATTGAAATTTATATAAGTTATCAGTACCACCAGGATTTTTTACCTGTACTAAGACTTCATCATTTTCTTTATAGAAGGCTCCAACTAAACCATTTATATTAATTTGCGATGGTGTTGCAATAGAGTATGTGAACATGTGCTTGGCAATACCAAGAGCATTGTTTCTACCATAAATTAATCCAGAAACACCGTTAATATTATTGCCGTGACCAACCGCTATGCCACTACATACTACCGTGTTATTACCTATGGAAACAGAACCACTACCATATATATCCATTGGCAAGTCAGTATTATTAATACCAATAATATCTTTACCTAAACCAAAAATATTTTTACCTAATACTATAAGATTTTCACCTTCTAAATAATTAGAATTACCTAATACATATATTTTATTAGTATTTCTTAGATTATTAAAAGATCCTAAAACACTAACATTCAAACCAGATACTATATTTTTATTTCCCACTAATACGTTTGAATTACTTAATGTGGAAAGATTTTGTGTTCCAATGGAAATAGAATTAGTGTTATTCGCATTAATAGCTAATGGATTGCCGCTTACTTCTCCCTGTGAATTAATATATACGCCCGTTTGATTATTTAAAGCGCCCAAGAAAATATTATTATAATTATTTGCTATTAACGCATTGCCACTACCTATTAAAATATTATTTTTGAGAGTACCGCTTGCGTTATTTGTGTTTCCTATTATAACAGAATTTTCTATATCTTTAGTAGTATTATTTTGACCCAATAATAGGATATGAGATATTCTACCATTATCTAGATCATTATTAGCACCAAGAATAACACTATTTGCCAAACCAGACTCGGTAGTATTATTAAAACCTATATATAAAACATTTCTAGTATTAATTAAATCAAAATCGTTACCAATAAAAATACCATCATTGATACCTGATGCAATCTGATTGGATCCAACCGCAATTAAATTATTACCACTCAAAAATACATTATTTCCAAATATAACATTTCTGTTACCAGAAGAGGTTACAGTAGAACCAATTACGTTTGTTGAATGCCCATTGATATTATTATTATTACCTATACCAATATTATTATTGCCTGATAGACTAGTATTGGTGCCTAAAACTATACCAGAAGCACCAGAAATTGTAGAATTTTGTATGAGCGCTATGGTATAACCACCACTAATATTACTATTATTGGCGATTAATAAACTATTAATACCAGTACTAACAATATTAGAGCCGCATACGAGAGAATTGTTGCCCGATACTAAATTATCAAAACCTAAAGCGAAAAGACCACTACCATTTAAAGAAGAATCGCTAGATATAGAGAAAAGGTGTGGTCCGCGTATAATATTTGCATTGCCAATATTTAATGAATTATTTAATAATGATCCGGAGTTATTGGAACCTATATTGAGATAATAATTGCCGGATCCTTTATTATTATGCCCTATAACTTCATAAGCAAAACCAGATACATTGTTATTTGCCCCTAATACTAAATTAGTAAGCCCAGCAACAAATACTTCTTTAGCAACACCGGTATGATCAACCAAAAACAAAATTTCTCCACTGGTAGAAGAAGAAACAGGATTTAATATCCTAGATTTAATTTGACCATAGGCAATTTCATTATAATTAGTGTCTCTACCAGCGAGGGTGATAATGGCGGGATAACTTCCAGTTTGTGGTGGGGTTTGTGGATTATGCACTAATAGGAGGGTGACACCAGTGGGACAATTAGTAATACTTTCTAAAATTAGTCCATCTTTAGCACAAGGCGCTATAACATGCAATACTGCGTCTGGTAAACCTGTGCCTATGCCTAATCTACCGGCAGATGCATCATAGTATAAAGAAGCGTAGTTCCCTGTGCCTCTAATTTCAAAATCTATATTTTTTTTATTCTGATTAAATACAGTATTGACACCAGATTCTGTAGATATAATAGTGTCATATGGTATACCAGTACCAATGCTCAATGTATCTGTGATAATATCATGACTCATAATCTATAAACCCTTTTATATTGGAAATTACCCTGGTAATGCGCCTTCGGTTATAGTAGACAATCTTCCAAATGCGGAACTAATTTGCTTATGCAGCATTTCTCCCATTGGTCCTTCTAGTGCTTGCGTCAACGCTTCTGCTCCTGTGATATTAACTTGTATTGGTGCTACTTGTAAACTAATAACCGGTGGTAAATTAATTGAATTTACTGCTGCAATAAACTGATCGAATTTTACAACAAATTGACCTAATCCGTCTAGGCCAGCCAATGGTCCGGAACCGCTATTAGTAGATACACTATTTGGTTGGGTCGATGCTAATTGTCTTTGATAGTCTTGTAGAGCTTTTACACTTAATTTAATAGATTCTGTTAACAATACAAATGAATTCGACATGGGACCAAGAATTTGACCTAATAACCCACCACCCGCCATATAATTAACTTTGCCGCCCTTGGACATAAAAGATGTATTACCATTATTGATTGCTGTTAATAATGGTAGATTTTGAGCTGTAGACTGCTTATTAACCACAAATTCTCCCGGCGTAAGCATAGCAGGCACAGTATCGGTACCTCTTGGCCTATATGGAATAAGCATACCATTTGACGCATAAACAACCCCACCTTGATTAAAATAGCCGGTTCTAGTTAAACCAGATCTAGTCGCTTCGGATGAGGATAGTGTTTCGTTAGCTATATTTTGTATTCTATTTAAATCTTTATCAGTATTATTATAATTTTGTTTAACACTTTGTTCTAAAGAGGAACTAGTATTATCAATAACAGATGTTCGCTTATTGATGACAGATGTTTGATTATAAATAGAACGAATAGCCTGATTTTGCATATTAGAAGCGTTTGTAGATGCTTGCTGATTTCTAAGTAGCGATGAATCAACAGTGCCACCAGCATCATAATAACCTATTTTGCCACCCTTTTGCTTATTAATAGCTTTTAATAAAGGTAAATGCTTTTGGGTAGATTTAGCATTAACAACAAATTCCCCAGGAGTTAACATAGCCGGAACCGTATCGGTGCCTTGTGGTTGGAAATTAATTAATTGTCCTTCAGCAGCATATACTATGCCGCCACGAGCTTTCTTCATAGCCAACATACCACCAGTTTGATTTGGATATAAGAAAGATACCGTATTAGCATTCATATTTAATGCGGAGAGTCTTTGAGCATTTTCTTCTGCACTCATAGAGGGGTCTATGTATCCTGCTTTAATCATTTTCTTGAATAGATTGTTTTGTATAGCTTTTTGCTGTCCTGGCGAACCCATAGCACCTCTTTGAGCTAATGCATCAAATCTACCTATTTGTTTAGAGGCTTTTCCAAACTCTTTTTGTCTAGCTTTTTCTAATTCTTGTCTTCTTTGTTCATTATTCGCAGCAGCAATACTATCAGTTCCATATTTTTGTTCTGCTAGTAGTCTTTGTTTAATAATATCATCCTTACTCATTTTTAATAGTTTAAGATCATTTTCACTATATTTAGCTAATCCTCCACTTGTCTGATTACTCATAACACTAAAGATAGCATCTTTTTGAGCATCTGTCATGGGCTGTAAGATTTCTTTAGCCAATTCTGGCTTCATTCCATAACTTGACATCAACTCAATATCCTTGGCTGTATCACCGCTGAGATAGAATTTACTTTCGATCTTCTTTAAAACTTTAGCTCTCCAGTCTGCCATTCTTTCTGGATCTCTGGGCATAGGTAGTCCGGTTGCTTTAGCTAAAGAATTTCTTAAACCCATCTCCTTTTCTATAGCTCTATTTTGAGCAATTTTGTTCTCTCTAATTTTTTCCATTTCAGCTTTTTTAGCTAATTTAGCTTGATTTTTGTTATAAGCGTCCCATTCCGCATTAATTTCTGATGATGGGGTTTTGGCATATACTGCCATATTAGAATCAACAATTTGAGTATTAATACTATTAATTTCTTTTAATAATCTTTCTTTTTCTTGTTGTCTCTTTTCTTTTTCTGCTTCTGCTTGAGCTTTATCCACCAAATTCACAGGCTCATTTAATTCCATAAGTCTAGCTAGTTTAGCTGATCTTTCTGCTGCTAATTGATTATTAGATTCTATTAAACTAGGTACAGCCGGATGTTTTATATAGCGAGTAGCCGATGCTGATGTTTGATTATCTTTTTCGATTCTTTGTGCTTCAGCCCTGGCCGCTGCTTTATCCTTAGAATCTTTTACCCATCCATTATATGTATTAACAGCACTATTCCACATATTACTAGCAAAATTGCCAACAGTTTCTGCGGCTTGTGCTCCGGCGGCATACATTCTCTCTGCTGTTTTTGCCATTTGTTGAGCTTGTTGTGTTTCTGCTTTTTGTTTTGCTTCTGCTTGTTCGGATTCCATACGACCCATTTCTTGTTTGTAAGCATGATCTAAGTCTGTATTACTAGCACTCATGCGTCTTGTAGTCGTATTACTAAACCAACCCTTAGTAACATCCACAGCATCTCTATCCTGATTAAGTATTGCTAACTGTCTCTGATATTCCGTTTCTGTTAATTTCTTTTTATTTTTTTCTAGCTCAACTCTGCGTCTTACCCATTGCTCTCCAAGAACACCTATATTTCTTGTTTGTCCATCCTCCATTAACATAGGAAACTGGGCATTCATTTCTGCTTGTTTAGCTTCTACTGATTTTTTGGTATCTGCTGCTTGTTGATTAGCTTTTATTGCATCTCCAGTATTAACACTAACTCTACCAATCGCTGCTGGAATACCACGACCCGGAATCCATGTTCCTGGTCTATATATACTAGCGTCAGTTCCGAAAATATTTCCTAAAATATTACTACCGATACCTCCAACAACACCGTAATCATTTCTAGCTTGTTGTTGAGCATCTCCTTCTTCTAGTTTTTTATCTATATAAGCTTTAGTATCATAAACAGCGCTGCCAACCTCATATGCTGATTGTATACCCATTTCTGCTAAAATTCTTGCGGAGGCTGCTGCCCCCATACCTATTTGAGTACCTTGTTGTAGAGTGCTACCAGCATCAATTGCTGCACTAGCGGTACTTCTTAATCCTTCAGAAGCGCCCATAGACCCAAGAGCATAATCTACTGCCATACCAGCACCAGCGGTAGCTAAACCACCACCAAGGTTGGATCCTTGCAATCCTCTTATTAATCCTCTGGTTCCAGTATAACCAATATACGATGCTCCGCGTACTGCTCTAACACCTGTTCGCCATAATCCACCAGCTACATCGTCACCAGCATATGGAGCATTGGCGAATGTTCTCAACCTACCAAAATAATCCCCAACGGAAGAAGCCGCTCCATATATTCCTCTACCAACAGCACCAGCACCAGTACGTAGGGCTCCTCCTACATCCTTAACTATACCATATGCTCCTTCTCCAAAATCAGCAGCGTTTGCAAATAATCTAGTAGAGAAATTAGCATTATTTGGTAAAACACTAGCTCTACTAGGTTTACCGGACACCGGTGTGGACAACCCATTTCTAAAACCATTAGTAGTATTGTATTGTGCCGCGCTTGTGCTATAATCATCAACAATCTGCTGCGCTTGAGAAGATGATACATTACCGGTACGGTTATTTGCTAAATAAGGATCAATTTGATTGCCAAGACTGTTAAGATTTAATCCGGCCGCAGCGCCTTCTCTCATAGTAATTCTGTGTGTAGGACCAAACATTTCACGAGCTTTATTATATCTCCACATAGGGGAACCAACAGCGGGTCCGCCATCCTCTAAATACTGAACCATACCACCCTTGGATTTATTAATAGCATTTAACAGTGGTAAGTGACTACTCGCAGATTTAGCATTAACAACAAACTCTCCCGGCGTTAACATGGCTGGAACTGTATCTGTGCCTCGTGGAATAAATTTACCATTACTAGCGTAGACCACGCCACCCTTTGATTTAGTCATTACATCTACTGGTCTACTAATACCTAGACCAACATCATTAAGCTGTTGTTCGTTAAAGCTAATTCTAGCAGTTTCTATAGCCTTTTTAACAGCATCTCCAGCAGCAGTAATTAATTTAGTAGCATCATCTACTACTATCTGTCGTGCTGCTTCTGCTGCTTGTTGTTGAGCCTTTTGTAATTCTTGATACAATGTTTTTAATCTAGCAACCTCTGGATCATCTTGAGGAACCTGTCTCAAGTTAGCAATAATAGTATTTAATAGTGGATTATTTTGTAAATTCATCCCCTGAGATTTTGCCATAGTCTCAAGAAAATCCGCTCTCATCTGATTAGCTTGTGGTTTTTCGATACCAGCAACACTAATTAATTCACTAAACATACTAAAAGCTGCTCTATTCTCACTAGCAAATGCATTTTGAGCAGCATTCATAGCGTCCATAGCATTACCACCATCATTAATCGTCTTGGCATATGCTTGTTGTGCGGCTATGGATTGTTGTATTGTTCTAACTTGACCATTTAATGTATTGTTAACTAAATTATATGTATTATTTAAATCTAATAATTCTTGTGGAGTACTAGTTACTAATTTCTCACCAAACGAAGCTCCTGCCTGTTGTTTAGTTTCAAATTCACTAACTTTCTTTTGTAACTCACTAAATGTATCATCAATAAAACCCTGAATATCTTTTGGTAAATCCTTAATTGCTTTTTTAGTATTTTCTATGTCGTTATTTAACGAACTAAGAGATCTATTAAAATTAGCTATACCCTGAATAGTTTTAGGATCTGTTAATTGATTATTCTGTTGAAACTGATCTCTGTTTTGTTGAACACCAGTTGCATTATTAGATAACTGAGCTAATCTAGCTTGTAAAGCGGGAAGATTAAATTGTCCGGGTTTGACTCCTGCTCTAGCAGCGCCCTCCTCTAGTCTTGCCCCAAATCTATCTCTTAAACCAACCTTGTCTCCTAACACTTCTGTTAATCTAAAATCATTAGAGGCTTTAGTTGCAATACTATCCCCTCTCATGCTGTTAACTTCATTAAGCATAGCATTTGCTTTATCAATTTGTTCACTATATAAATTGATAGAGTCTGTGGCTAGTTTTGCGGCATCGGCCAGAGCTTTGTATGCTTTCTTTTCGGCCTCTAATAAGCTAGTTAAGCCAGTAGTTTCCGACATTAATTTATCAAGATCTATTTCCTTAGATTCTTTATCAACTAATTGATTTTGTAAAGCTAGTTTAAGTTGTTCACTAATTTGTCTACTTAAATTATTGTCTCCGAAAGCATCTCTAAGTTGTTTATCAACAGTTCGCTGTATTTCTTCTGCGACCATCTCTTTAGGCTTACCAGATTGTTGAGCATCAACGCCCATCCTGGTCATAGTATTTTTAATATTAGCACCAACTTCAGTAAGTCTGGTAACAAAACTTAAATCTCTGCCAAAAAGACCACCAGCTTGTTGAACAGCAGCGCTTCTTTCAGCACTAGAATATGCATTAGGATTTTCCAAAACATTTTGTTGTGAAAATCTGGCCTTAGTAGAAATTTTACCGCTAGCTATAGCATCTAAATCTTCTCCAGCCATAGACAATTGAGCACTAGCTTTACTAATGGCTGATTCCATATTAGAGAATGTACGATCTATACTAACACTAGCTAAATTTAAAGCCTTAGCAACTGCTTTAGCTGCTTTAGCCCGTTGTATATCCGCGTCTGCTGCCTTTAAACCAGCAGTAGCAGAAGCAAAAGCCGCGTCCGTATTTTCTTGTAGTGCTTTATCAAGATTAGCAACAATTTCTTTACTAGTAGAATCTGTTTTACCTTCAAATTTAGCTCTCACTTCTCTTAATCTAGCTTCCTTAATAGCAAATTCTCCACCAGCGCCTTGGGCGATTTGTTCTTTCACTAATGCGGCATTACCTGTTGAGGCTAGTGCAGCATCGAAACCCATACCGCTATTAACTTTGGATGTTAGCAACTGCATAGCAACGTCCGACGCCGCCTTATTTGCTGCTGTATTTTCTTGAGCAATATCTTCTGTGCTTTTACCTGTTTCGTAGCCAAAATAAGAACCTATTTTTTGTAATGTGGTAGGTTGCCTGAGCTTTCTATTGGCACTCATAACCTTTTCCTCTTCACCTGCTATTTTTTGCAGACTAGCTACTACCGCGGTTGTAGCGGCAGCATTCTGAGGATTTTTCTCTACTTGTTGTAATGAGGAGTCTATTCTCTTAGTTTCCGATTCAATTTTCTGTTGACTAAGCTCTTTTTCTTTTTCTGCAATGCCCTGATTATATCCGTCTACGGCCATAACTGTTCCAGCAATAGCTCCTACTAATGCTCCGTATGGGCCAAACTGTGAGCCAACACCAACTGCCGTACCAAAAGAAGCACCCGCACCCGCTACACCAGCACCTTTTGTGCCACCAATAGAATTACCAATCTGATCTGCTAACATTGGTATTGCAAATGTGGCTGCCATACCCAAATTAGCAATAGATTGTCTTCTGTCTCTTCTGTCTTGTCTTTGTTCCGGGGTTAGATTTGCTCCTCTGATTTTATTTAAAAATCCACCAACAGAACTAGTAACAGACGATGCTGTATTCTTTAATTTATCAAAAAATCCTGCCGTTCTACTAGAATTTTGAGCTACTTGTTGAGACGCCTGAGCAGCCTTCTGCATGCTTTGAACTATGAATCTAGCACCAGCTTGAGCTTCTGGTCCAGACGGATTCAGAGTTCTGGATAATCCTGTTGCTACGCCTTGTCGTATAACTCCTCTATCGGCTAAATATTGTGCTCCTTCTCCTCTAGCTCTTAAATCAGCATTTTGCTTAGCGTCTGCTGCTGACATACCGGACTGACGATTTAGTTTGTACAAAGCATCTCTACGACTATTAACCATATCTCCAAATGTTTTCATAAATCCTTCAAAGTCTTGGAATGCTCTTTGTACTGCTCCTTCTAAATTAGCAGTATAGTCTCCTGGTGCTGATCCTCCTCTAGCAAATCTATAGAAACCACCAACAGGACCCCCTTTATTAAATCCTTGAAGTTTATCAGCTTTATTTAGCTGGTGCAATTTAGCTGAACCTATTCTAGAAGCTGCTTTTTTATTTATAACAAACTCACCAGGAGTTAATAATGCAGGTACTGTATCCTCCCCTGATATTGACCCGCCTGTTGCCATACCTAGTAAAGATCTAAACTTATTTAATTTATTTTTTGAGACTTTATTAGTAGATAAAGCTTCCTCAACAGCATATCTATCAGACCCATTGAGTGCTTTGAATGCTTCAGAATCACGATCACTGTATTTAGTTTTAAGAGCAGAGAGCAAAGAGTCTTCATTTGCTTTTTGGGGTTTGTCTTCTACCTTATCTGCTAATCCTATATATTTTGATCTTTGTTTATTAATTTCATCTCTAATTTGATTAATGGTCTTTGATTCTAATGAACCTTCGCCGCTTCTAGTTGCTCTACCAAAAGATGCTTTAGCGTCAATCCACTTCTTTGGTAAACCAGCGAAATCACCTTCTTTAATTGATGGCATACCATTTGGAAAATCGAAATTTCTACCAGAAATTCTTTCGAATTTACCGCTCATTAATGTTAGGATATCTTCGAATAAATTTCCTCTAGTGCCAGTATTAATTCCAGATAAAAATGCATTTTTAGTAGAGTCATCTATAGAACCTATGCTAACTTGAAGCTTTTCTGATATTTGAGCGGCAGCCGAGTTGATGCCTTGTACAATACCATTATCGAGAGCGGCATTAAAAGTATCTGATGTTGGGGTAGTTAATCCAGATACTATGCCCGTCATATCGAGTCTATTACTAAAACCCAAATTTTTTATAGACTCTTGTTTATCTAGACCCAAAGCATTTTTGATTTTATTTTCTGTAACACTAAATAAAACGTCTGATTTTGGTCTTTTGCTGTTTGGTTCTAATACAGCAGCCCCGACCTGTCTTAATCCTCCACGAATATCTTCAATTAAACCACCCTCATTAAACTGTTGCACATCCATCCATAAATTTTTATTACCCCCTAAAAACCCAGAAAATGAAGCCTTATCAATCTTAAAACGTGATCGTGGCTGTAATATAACTTCTTTTTCAGCATCTGGTTGATTCATTTTATATGTGGTTGGTTTACCAGATCTAGGATCTATTTCTGTCTTAGATACATCTATTTGTTTTCCACCCAAAGAACTAACAGTATCTATGCCTTTGGCGCCCTGTTTTGTTTTAATGTTTAGCATAGCTCCAAAATTATCTGTTCTCGGAGCATTATCTAGAAACATTTTTGCTACAGAATATTCTTTGCTAGTAGATAAAAAGCCTGGTAGTTTAAATGCTTTACCGATAATTTTTTGAGTTTCTGCCGCAAAAACCCTATCTTCTTTGAGAGGACCTGCTCCTTCTGCTGCTTTTTTATTAAAACCAGTTTGTCTTGCCATACTATCAAAAGCCACACTGCTGATAGCACTATAAACCTGTGTTGGTGCCTGCGCTCTAAGCTGGCGTAGATTCTTAACATCTGATGCTAAAGATTTTCTGTCTTCTTTAGATAAAGATTTACTATTAGCTAATCCTAAATTAATTTTAGATGAATCTGTATAATATTTTTCTAATGTTTTAGTTGGAGATTTGGCCGGACCCCCATTAGCATATTTATTAATATTAGATAAACGAGATACTCCTAAACTTTCGACAGCTTTTTTACGAATAACAAACTCGCCAGGAGTTAACATCGCCGGTACGGTATCACTATTGCCAGAGCCAGGTACTAAACCACCCTTAGCAAAACCCATAATAGGACCACCGCTATTTCTACGTCTAAGCCCACCAGCAAAACCCGTAGCAAATTGAGTTAAGAAACTAGCACCTCTAATAGCCGCAATAGCTGTTAATGCTGGTAAAACACCCTTCGCAGAATCTGCCACCTTAATGAGAGCGCTAGCTAAATCTAAACTTAATTTAACAAAGTTTTGAAAACTATCGCTTTGTCCAACACTTCTAATTAATGCTATAAATTCTTCTCTAACTTTAGAAATTTTTACCGCGAGCGCTTGTTGTGCTGTGGCAGCATCGTTAGCTAAAGACCCTTGTCCTTTTTGAGCTACTATGAGTGCTTGTTGTGCCGTAGCAAACTGTTGAATAAGCGGAATAACCTTACCAATTTGTCTAAAGCCACCCAACTCTTCAACGATTCTTGAGAATCTTAAATCTCTTGGATCTAATTGATTCAAACCTTCTGCTAATTTTCTAACAGCTTCGTATGGTCCAACGAATTTACCTTCTAAATCTGTAAGAACTACCCCGTATTCTTTTAATGCATCAATAGTGCTTGCTCTTTGAACGCGAGTAAAAATAGTTCTTAAACCGGTAGCAATAGTTTCTGCGCTTTCACGAGTAGTAGCACGCACACTGGTAAATACAGCTATAAATTGATTAAGAGCATCTGTGCCTTCGCTTACACCTCTACTAGCAGCAGCAAACACACCACCGGTTCGCTGTATAGCAGTAATAATATCGCTCGCTTCTACGGCGAATTTAGCAGAAACAGCGTTAACAGAGCCTAATGCTTTTTCCAAATCTTTTGCACCAATATTAAACTGTCTCATTAAAGCAATACTGCCTTCTACCGTATCATTCAAACTATCAAAAGAAGGTGCCATAGCACTAAGAGCCAAAGCCTTAAGAGCTTTTTCTGTGTCTCTAGCACTCAAACCGGCCTGAGCTAATGTACTAGATACCTGAATTAATTCTTTAGACGTTACGCCAAATCTGGTAGATAAAGATGTAATTTCTTTAACTAAACCCCCTAGATTAGATACGGACGTGTCGGTAACCTGAGCCACTCTTACTAGTTCTTTATTAAATGCTATAAATTCGGCCGAAGCAGAGCTGATCGCGTTGGTAACTTTAAAAATAGCTCCTGTTACTGTGGCGAACGCAGCAAATCTTCTAATAGCCAAAGCAGACTGTCTTCCAAATTCTTCAAACTCGGTTCTAGCTACTTGTAAGTTTCTAGCAGCTTGGTTAGTTGTATTACTTAATCTATTTACAGCAGTTGATGCGTTTTGAATATTTCTTGGCAAATTAGCAATACTATTTGTGGCCTGACGACCAGCATTAGCTAAAGAATTTAATGTATTAGTTGCTTGTAGTCCTAATCGATTAGTATCTGCTAAAGTAGTATTAAGTCTACCTAATGCCTGATTCAGAGCTGAAATATTTCTTATGGCCGTGGGATTAACTCTAACATTAACATCGGCAGTTACAGTACCTAATTGACGGCGAATATCGGCAACTACGGTGCGAATATTGGAGGGTCCACGGAGATTGATTTCAGCCGTTAAATTAAATCCTCTAGACATATTTTATATTCCTAAAAAAATAACACCACGCTGATAGAACAGCATGGTGCTATACTTGAGTAAGCTAATAATAAAATGAAGTTATTATGTGATTGATGAATCTTCTTTAACACTTTCTGGCGTGCTAGACGAAGGATCGGATTCTGTTGTTTTGGTAGTGTTTTCATTTTCTAAAACTACTGGGTTTCCGTCATCGTCTAAAAATGGTTGTGATTCAACAAGGTATTCGCCTTCTGCATCTACTCTATTACCAAACTTATCAACAAATTCACCTTTCTCGTTAATAAATCTGCCATTCTCATCTACTAATCGTCCTTCTGCATCTACTAAACGACCCTGTTTATCAATTAATCGCAATTTATCATCAACAAATTTATATCTTTGTAAAAACTTATTTTCTGGTAAATTTTTCTCAAAATTATTATCTAAGCCATAAATCATATTAGCCAATTTCTGAGCGCCAAGCAAAGCCGCAGGATCATCCGATCTATTTAGATAATCTTCGAGGCTCTTAAAATAGCGATCATTAGTATCTTTATACACCACGCAAGATGATACTAAGTAGTTAAATCTAGCATTATCGGCCTGGCCTTCAGCACTATGATTATCTAATGATGTTCTAACACTAATTAAGTCTCTTATTTCTTCCCTGGTCTTTTTCATTTCCAAAGCTAAGTTTTTAGCTTCTTTGAGACTAAAGCCACCTTTAGCCAATCTCTTTTCACCGTCTAGGATTTGCTGTTGCAGCTCTGTAAACTTAGCCTGTTTCTCTTTGTTCCATAGACCCTGTTCTTCTAATAAATCGTCTAGTTTTGCTCTAACAACAGCCTTAGATTTAATAGCATCAGTGAAAGCTTGGTTGTATGCTTTTTGGGCCTCTCTTTGATCTTCTAAAGATGGTGAACGAACAACTAGATTAACATCCTTATCGTCTTTTTGAATAGTAAAATTTTCAGTTTTCATTTGTTGTTATCCTTTTTGATTGGAAAATTATATTGATATGTATTCTTGAACACTCCACCATATTTATGAAAATCATCTTTTAGCTGTCGTATTTGATTATTTCCATAATTCAAGATATCATTACGCAGATAGTCCCATATGTCTGCAAACTTTTCTTCTTCTGGTGTGAGAGGTTCATTCGGGTCTTTATCCTGTCCCCATAAAAATCCTAAGCTTTTTTCTATGCGAGCTAATGAGCCTATCATGGTTGTTTGAATTCTTTTTTCTACATAAAAACGCAAACGATCTGGATCATACATAATTATTGTCCTTTAAGTTTTTCTCTAATTTCTTGTCTTACATCCGGCAACTGAGATTCTTTGACTGGTCCTTGATGAGATTTGACAAACTCAACCTTCTGCTGCATCTTTTTCAATGACTGATCAGTATTAAATTCCTTAATAGTATCTGCTTGTTCTTTATTTGGAGCCATTAAAAATATTTCGGACGAATTACGCACTTTGTCCGACAACATAGTATTTACACCTTTTTCTTGTTTCTGCTTCAAATTTTCTCTCTTTTGATGTATCATCCATCCATCTAGAGCATCATCATCAGATATAATTGCTTCTACTGGTGCTTCTGGATGTTCATAGATTCTATCGTACATCGCTGAAATATTAAAAATAGTTTTTTGTTCATCTGACCATTGATTGACTGGATCTTTTAAAATATTAAATTTATTATTTGCCCATAAATTACGCCAATATTCATTTCTAGCTATTTCTTTATAAGTTTCTATAGGTATTATATTATTAGAAATTTCTGACATAATACTATTAAAAAAATTATATTCTATATTTTTATAATTAAATACTAGTGTTGTATTATGAGCATAGTATAATGAATGAGTAATCAAAAATTCATTTTTAATTTTTTCACAATAGTGCTCTAGGGATAAATAATCTAAATAATGTAAATCTTGGTATAGTTTATTTAATTGTTTTTTTGTTTGTTCTATTTTACTTTTATTTTTTTTTCGTTTCTCCAAATCAAAATATTGTTGAAATAAATCTAGTTTATTATTTTCTAAATTTTTTTCTATACGATCCACATTTTTTTTATATCCAATATCCAATAAGCCAATCTCTATCGCAAGATTGGGGATATCTTCTAGAAGCCAAAAATTATCATAGAGATTTGAAGTGTATGTTTCTTGATATATTAAATCTGATTGTAATCTTAGTTCCAGTGTTGGTTTATATAGTTCATAAACAATATTATTGTAAGTAAATATTGTTTTACCTGATAATATCCTATGAACTAAATATTCAATATATTTTTGATCTAACACTCTTACTCTTGATGATTAGCAGCAGAGGGTAGTTTCGCACTATCTAGTTGCTTTTTTAAATTTTCGATTATGCTTTGGGCTCTTACTAGGTCGTAATATAGTTTGCCTATCAATGTAAATAATTCTTCCATATTATAGTTCCTTTTAAAATAACATTAATCTAAAATTATAGACACTATATAAATAATAAAAGGCACCACTCTTGTCAAGTGATGCCTAATATTATTGTTATTATCTAAAAACTGAAAACTATAATCAGTCTAATACTTCGCTTTGAGCTAATGTGTCGCTTGCGGCTCCTGTAGGTGGTGTGTATGTAAATGCGTTATAAGTCTGATAACTATAAGTAATAGTAGCATTACCACCGCCCGTATCACCACCAGTATAATTAACACTAGTCAACTTACATTTTTTACCAAGATCAATAACCATACCATCGCAAAGACCAATCTTAATTTCTTTATTAAGTAGAGCCTTTGGATTGTTACATGCGGTACTACTTGATCCAGCAACACCGATCATATCGCCGGTATCTGCTACGGTTTCAATTTCACATGTTACTTCAACTGGGAAATTAACATAACGAACAACGGGCGTTCTACTACCAAGCTCACGAATTTGCTCACGACCAAGATTCATACTAACTGTAACATTACTAATCACTAATCCTGGCGGAATACCGCCAGAAGCAGCAAGGTTTTCTGAATTTCCTGTAACACCAGTTGGAAATAACGAAGCGGTTTTACTTACTAAACCACGACGAATAATACCAACGCCACCAGGAACAGAGTGTTCTGGTTGACCAGAAATAGCACTCAAGGAAGTTGCCCATACCTTGTCGTTACTAACTAAAGTAACTTCTTCTGTAGCATTACCTTCAGTGGGGAAAGTATATGTTACAGATGATAGGTAAGAGGGTTCACATTCTACTTGAGCAATTGGTACTCCGGTCGCCTGAGTAACAGTATCAGGATATAAAAGTAGTCTTACGCCACAACGATTATTGGCTAAAGTGACCAATGATCCGGAGCCCATAGCCATACTATATATTGTAGCACTACTATCAAGAACTTTATTTAGAGTAATTTCTACTTCTGGAATTTCTTCAAAATTATCATATAAGTCTAGTTGACCTAGTTGATAAATAGGTTCTAGATTAAAGTTGGTATTCATACCAACGCTTTGTAAACCCATTACTGTATCCCAGCCAGGGTTTGTAGGAGTAAGACCACTAGGACCCCTAAGTTGAACAGCTTGACAAGCATAAAAAATACGATTATTTGACATAATAGTCTCCGATTATTGGAACTTTAAGAGTTTATTTTAGATAATAACTTCGGCCGTCAAACGTATTGTACACCAAAAAAGAGTGTTGTTATCGGTTTCCATATCTAATATGGCCACATCTTTAAAAAAACATTTATGCCATCTATAATCTGGATTCATAACTAAATCAGAATATATTTTACCATTAATATTCATGGCTCCTCTATGATCCAAACCATGAACTCCGCTAGATACTACTTTTCTAATATCATAAAGCCAGATAGTTTTGTGTTTTTGTAGTCTAATAATATCGGCTAAAGTATTTTTATCCGATGCTCTCTCGGTAAAAATATGTAATAAAATATCTTGATCTATCATAAAGTCGTTAGAGCCTAATTGCCAAGGAGTAGAGCTACTTCTAGAAATAGGCTCAATAATGATGCAGGGCATTTGGACTCTGTGATTGGCCGTAATATTAAAATCTCCCTTATCTTTTTGAGAGAATTGAGGATTAGGGTCTAATAGATCGCCTTGTAGTTCTGTCCACCAGGGCGAACTACTAGCTTTATAAACTTGACACCATCTATAGCTATACTCCATCACTGGAGCAACATTAGAAACAGGATTATTAAAAATTACTCTACCCATAGGATAATTTATATAATAACCATAAGAACCACTTCCTGTTGGAGCTGGATATAAAGTATTGTTTATTTTAACACCAGAAATGTTATTGGGACTATATCCATTAAAATTAACGCCAGTTTCCCAAACCAAATCTTTTCTAGTAGTTTGCCATACTCTACCAGTCACAAAGCCAGGATCGTTGGTTTGTTTTAGTTGATGGGGTAAATTACTATTAATTCCACTGGTTGGGATATCTACATTAACAAATCCGCCTATATTTAGTAAGCCCCAATCAAGAAAACTCTTTATATTGTCTTCTAATTGTTCTATTAAAAAATTTTGACCTATACTAGAAACATTATTAAAACGAGTATAATCTTCACAACTCATATTGCTTTCTCCAGTTCTTCTTCTAGTATGTCTGTAATTTTTGAATCTATTTTATCTAATGCTCTAGTTATCCAATTATTAGAAGCTGTGCCAGCAAACTCTGGTGGTACTCTCCAATTACTACCACCAGACTGCACCATAATTGCCATTCCTGTTCTTGATCTAGAATTGGGGGCTATTTGAACTTTATAGTCTCTCACAATGATTTTACCACCATATAATAATAACCATTCTAACCAAGGTAATACTGCTCCCGATTGACTATCTACTACTGTGGCTCCATCATTAGCTAAGACATCATCATAAGAAGATCTAATCATTCCAAGAGATAAACTGCCGCTCAATCCCCTTCCTCCAATTTTAATACCGCTATAATTTATAGTAATATTATTAATCCAAATATCTATAATAGATTCTATTTTTTGACTCGAAGGAATACCAAATTCATATTTTAGTTTACCTCCAATTAACGATTGATATTCTGGTTCAGTAACAATAGCGTCTTTGACTTCTTGTTTAACTCTATGTTTTATTTTAGGCAAACATTGTTTAAAAGCTTTATCCATAGTATCTTTAAGTAAATTTAAAATTTGTTTTTGAATATCAGAATCACTATCTACCAATCTAAATGTAATTTTCATTAGGATCTCTGCCACATTGTAAATATGTATCTTGTATCTCCAAAACCAGCAAACTCAGGATCGTTTGCTCTGGTATAATAATAAGACCCATAATTTTCTTTGTTTGTATCTATTAAAACCCTATCTGCATTTCTAATTTTGGGAAGTAAATCAGACTTACAAATAGTTTGTACCATACCATCTGGTACGCGAATAGTATTAGATTTAGAATTCCAGTTAAACCAATGTTTACTGTCGAATAAGACTGCTAAATAAACTAGTTCTTCTTTATTGGATGCATCAAAACCAAAACCATTACACACAGGGCATATACTAAGATCTCCAAATGGGGATGGTCCGGTGCCGTTATACTTATTTAAAGATCGATTAGATAAAGGATCGAAGATGCAATTATTACATAACACTGGGTTGGTATTGGAATATATTAATTTACAAGGCAGACTAAGGGCATTTTGTTCTAAAATAGCATCTATAGCATTATTAAACAACCCCTTGAATTCCGGAGTAAAAACATTGTTAAATATATTAGTCATATAATACTATCCAATTCTTCTATAGATGATGCTTGTTTAATACTATTCATTTTTGTCGAATATTGTTGACTATGAGAAACTAAATAGTAATACACCGCTATGTTTGTGTAATATAATCAAACATAATATGCTAAATCATTTAAAGATATTTCAGTTAAAGTGTAACCTCCACCCAAAGCTATCATCATGGTATTAATATCGTCCTTATAATAAGCAATATGTGTTCCGGCGCCAGAACCTCCATATGTCCAGACAGTAACCAAAACTAACTCTCCATTAATAATCAAAAACGCTGGATTTCCACTGTCTCCAGCAACAATATTTTCAAAAAATTCATATCTTTTAGGGTTCCTTGGTATACTAAAATTAGCAACACTAGATAAATTAATAAGATCACTGATTAAAGCTTTTTCTTCTTGGTCCAATACCAAGCACGGAACTACATAGTTGTATGATAAATTAGGTAAATAATTTGTCCAATTTTGGGGTAAAATTTTAACAAATTTAATACTACTCGGCACATCACTGTTCAAAACACCTATTGTTAGGTCTGGTTGATATGGAGTATAATTTGGATGAGTTAATTTATTTACCATGGTTCTGGTAATAATGTTATTGTTATTATCTACAAATCTAATAGTTGCTCCATTATTAATTTGATAATGAGCAGCAAATAAAATGTGCCTGGGACTAATCAAAGTCCCAGCCCTATTAACACTGTCTGTGCTGTTCCAAGGACTAATACATGTTAAATCAATACCAGAAGCCCAGCATCCAGTATTTCTAACATAAATACCACTATTATGATTTTGTGTAGAAAATATGGGCTTCGAGAAAGACGCTACCTTATCAACTATTCTAACATCTATAGCATCAGAACACATTTTTGATAAACTTCCAGAAACATACCCAATAAAAGATACTCCTGTTGTGCCTACGGGATTATTAACAGATGTACTAATGCTACTAAATGATCCATTAACTGATGATGAAGCCAATAATAACACAGTACCCGATGCTACTCCACTACATACTCCATAAATGTCAGGATTTCTTAATATGCCTGTATCACTACTAGTGACTGTAATATTATATGTTCCAGGCACTAATTGGTTAACGATAATAGCGTAATCAGTAATAGTAGTAGCACCACTGACTCTGTATAAATTTACATCTTTATTGATTAAAATTCCTGAAGATGCTTGACTTATTACTCTAGTTATAGGACTTGCAATTAATCTAAAATCATCACCCCCTATACTTGGCTTATGAAAGGAATAGGTCGGAGAATTGGATCCAATAAATGATCCACAATTAAGAGGTATTCCCACTGCATTATGCATTATGGTGTTCCATAGCTAACTTGACTAATATCTATCACAGCTACCCAGCGAATATTTTTACCTGTTAATCCGGTAACTAATATATCTAAAGATTCAGTAGTATCGTTAGCCACCACATTTGCAACAGTGGAACTCATAGATAACTCTTTCCAATTTTCTTCTATTATACTACCAATTATAGAAGTATTATTAGCCCCATCTCTTTTAACAACTCCTCTGAAAATCCAACCAGCAGCAGCACTATCTGTATCATTGTAGGCACTAAGTTTAATACTAAACACTGATGTTGTTTTAGCAGATAGAGTTAATAAGTGGGAGGTTCCGTCTAGATAAAGTATTTGATTAGCAGTATTATTTGTGGTAGTGTTTCTGGCGATCAGTGTTGTATGTTGAGCATCTCCTATAAAACCAAAATGTCCGGCAGCGTGAGCAAGCTCTCCAAAACGTGTTGTCTTAGCTCTAAAACCTCCAGGGATTGTAGAATACAAAGCAGATGCTGTGTTAGACCAGCCTCCACCTATTGTCTGAGCTGTTGTGTTTTGACTACCAAATATTGGAAAAAATACATTTAATCCGGTTACATAAGATATGTTATTATTTGCGCCTCCTCCAATCGTTGATGCTGTACATCCTGATGATATGGCATTATTATATCCATTAACTATAGCTGACCATGGGCTTCCTGTTGATATAATATTTCTATCTCCTCCTCCGATAAAACCAAAACTGGATGCAACAAAATTACCATAATTTGCTCCAAATCCTCTAAATCCTCCACCTACTATACTACTACAAATACCACTAACAATAATATTTCCGATGCCAGCTCCGATAAAATGACGACTACCACTTATACTATTTCCTCCCCAAAAAGAATCTCCTCCTCCGACTATAACATTACCAAATCCTCCTGATATAGAGTTTCTATATCCTCCTCCGATAATGCATCCTCCTCCTTCCAGAATTCTATTGCCTGTGCCATTAATTATGCTAGAATTACCAGACACAGTTGTTCCAAATGTCTCAGTTGTGTCTGTAATAGTATTGTGCTGACCATTAGATATAGATAGATATATACCACTAACAGTATTATTGTATCCTCCAAGAATATTTGAAAAAGTTCCACTAATATATCCTATAGTAGAATGTATTGGCGCTATATTTGTATATCCGGTTCCCGCATATCTATATGGTCCCGGACCGATAAAGTCTCCTCCACTAGTGCTTCCGTCTCCAATATAGAATCGTTGAGTATCTGTAGTCCAAATCGGTTCTCCACTAGCTGGGGTTATTAATAGTCTTTCAGCTTCTGTACCTTGTCGGAATCTTAGTTGTGCTGGTTGCGCTAATAGCGATGATCTTAATCCATCTCCTGTTAATTTATATGTGGTTACGATACCTGTTGGTTCAACAACGATCACAACTCCGCTAGAAGATAATCCTGTGGACGCTGGTAGGCTAGATACATCTATAGTAGAAAATTTTAAAGTATTTAAATCACCTGAAGATCCTACAATAGATCCACTAACTGTCAGTTGTGATACAGCGTCGGAGAATGTGAGGTTATTAGATCCCGTAACTGTATTACTAGCATTTTTATATACCACTTGATTAGCGCTACCAGCTACGGGACCGGTAATACCTTGGATACCTTGAACACCCTGACTACCCGTAGAGCCCGTACTTCCAGTAATACCCTGAACACCTTGACTACCCGTAGATCCAGTAATACCTTGTACGCCTTGAACGCTCTGTAGAGATATTAATGGAGCAATATCTCCGCTAGTTAAAGTCACCTCTCCCCTACGACCATTAAATGATAATACTCCCGTATTGCTAATTTCTGCACCAACGATATTGATACCAGAGCCAGCAAAATAACTTCCAATACCACCTCCGCTACTACTAATAATTATAGCATTAGCAGCATCATTAAAAAATACATTAGTAGATCCACTACCAGCAATAATTAAATCTTCTCCAGTATTATATGATATTACTCTATTGGCACCATTAGAAATATATAGGGGATGATTATGGTTGGCTGGTGCATAAGAACCTACTGGTTGTTTACTGTTAAGCTCATTAACTAAGCCACTAATATCAGTAATCTGATGATAATGTACTCCACTAGCATATATGCCAGTAGATTGTTTGCTATCTAAAGTATTTTGTAGTCCACTAATATCAGCAATAGCGTGTATATGTCCAATAGTGCTATAATTTCCAGAAGGTTGAGGAATATAACCTAGAGCACCAGTAATTGCGCCTAAAGATGACCCACTACTATATATAGTTATTATATTATTAGTATCATCAAAATATATAGCTGTATCCCCAGAACCAACTATATCCAACCTTTCTCCAGCATCCCAGTATAAACTATTAACTTGTCCGTTGCCAAAGGTTAGCTCTAATCCAGAAATATTGCCTAGCATATATGGTAATAAGTTCCATGAATCATTACCATTGCCTATTTTTATTCTATTAGAATCTAACTCTACACCAGGCTCACCACTGCCAAGCACAGGATTATTAGTACTCCAATTTAACGAAGTATCTCTTCTAAGCCTTATTCTTTCTTTCATAGTTTTTTAATTCCAAAATATCCAGATGTTTGATAATTTGTTGATGAATTTTGACCCACTTTAAAAAATGTGCCAGAAGTCCATGGTGTATTAGTTATTGGATTATTAAATATAAAGCTATTTTTTATATTATATGTAGAATTTTGTACAGTATATGTTGGGCCTATCTCTACGTAGGATGAGTTATTCATAACGCCGGTTCCAGTAGCGTAAACATTAACAAAATTACTATCTAAAAATGTTTTACGTACATCATTAAATAATCTAATACCTCCAATTCCATTACTAAAATATGAGCTGGGAGACAATAGCTCACTACCTGGTGTTGTTAATGGCGCGGCACTGATATGTCCGCTAGTTTCAGAGAATATATATGATGCGTCTCCATTTCTAGTATCTAATGCGGAATCGTATCCTCCTGCTCCTAGTGCCCAGTCTTGTTTGAGGGTCCAATTACTACTTTCTCCAGCATACAAATTATTTCTTAATAAATAAATTCTAGTTTTTGGCCCCATCCACATATTGGGACTATTTCCACTATTATTACAAATAGCTAAATCATCAATAGTAATAGCTCCATTATCAAATCCCCAAAAAGAATTTGTTAATGAACCTCCATTAGTACTAGTAATACCCCTATTATAAAATTTAATATTATCGATAAGATCAAACGTATTCAATCCACTAGCATGGGGATTATACGGAAAATTAGTTAATCTATTTAAGAGATCGAAACCTTCTAATCTACAATTTAGTCTATTATTAGTACGATCTATTAAAAATTCTAAATGTATAAATCTAGTTTGAACATTCGATAGATTATTTACTATTCCTAAAGGCCCATTTGAACCTAATCCATCTATTCTTGCGTCGGTTATGGCATAATTAGCTAAATCTCCTATTCTTAAATCGAATAATCCCAATTCGCTCCCAGACTGTTTAACAGAGATACCTATCCCACTATTTGCATGCTTCCACTGAGTTCCTCCTTGTATACTGACACCCGAGGTTCTAACAGTATCAAATACTAAACTTTCACTATCTCCATTACATAATGTAAATAATTTACAGGTAAAAGGAAAACTATTATTAAAAATATCATTGTGTGTTAAGCCTGCTACTCTAAAAGATATATAAATTTGATCGCTGTTTAACCCTGAAATGCCACTCAGTTGTATAAAAGTAGGTTGTTGTATAGGATTTGTGTCCAGAAAATATCCCGATATACGCAGCCCACCATTAGTAGCGCCCAATATAGTATCAGTATTTATGGAGAAGGAGGTAAACTGTAGTCTTGGCAAGTTGGGATCAAATGGCCTGCTCCAGTATATGGGATCCAAATATGGGGTGGTATCAGTATTTTGTATATTAAAACCTTCAAAAAATAATGTAGCCATAAAAATCCTTTAGGTTCGATAAGTTAAAACATCTATTCCCATAAACCCAAGATGTATTTTAGTATTAGGTAATTCATAAGTGAGGGTATCTATGCTAAAAAATGTTTGATGAAGCGTCGTAGTAGGTAGTGTGTGGGTCATGCAGTCTATTCCAAAAAATGTCAAATTAATAAATTTTTCTGGTAAGGGAAAAGTCAAGGTGTCTACACCAAAAAAAGTAGTTCGTAAAGCATCCCAACTATTATCTTGAGATTTAGTAGACGATCCGAAAAACGGTGGTAATATCATAAATTTTCCTATTATGAATTATTACTACTAGTAGTGTCACCACTTAAAATAGTTAAATTATTAGTAGGCTTAACAATAGTAGCAATAGAATATTGTCCAACTAATTTAGTATGACCTAGTCTATTCACCAAATTGGATCCGGTGAGTCTAACTTGTCCGTTTCCAGTTTGTGCCAATAAACAATTAAAACCAACTGATAAATCTGAAGGAACTACAACATTAACTACACTATTTGCGCTAAATACCAATACCTTACCGTTGTCGGACTGTAAAATAGTATAGTTATTAGAAGTAATTACATTATTATAAGCTGAAAACCTACTTAGAGAACCATCCGAAAAAGATTGGCTACCATTAAAATTATTATCTCCAATAATTCTAGCAAAATCACCAGACGCAAAAGTGGCTATTGATCCTAGGCCCAAAGTTGATCTTTGATCGGTCGCTGTTAAATCGTCTATTAATGATCTGCCAGCAGATGATATTCTACCAGTAGTAAATTGTTGATTACCCGTAGCGTATATATAATCGCCACTACTAGTAATTAAATTAGCTAAATTTAACAAACCGCTACTAAATGCTTGAATATCTTGTCCAATTTTCAAACCAGTCACACTAATTGTTAATGTGTCTAGTTGATCATTATAGGCTATAAATATACCAGTACCAGGCTCTAATAATGTATCTATTCTATCATCAACATATTCTTGTATTCCAATAATATTATTAGCATAATGATTGTGATCTAGTGGTGCTGAGATGGGGGAGCCAATTGTAAGCCCTGATAATGAAGTAAAAACAGAGGTTCCTCCGCTACCATATATATTAAGATAGGAATATTGTCCTGATAAATTTAATATATTATTAATTAATAAATTATTTATACCACTACCTGGAGCACCAGTGTCGCCTTTAACGCCTGGAGGACCAATTGGACCTGGCGGTCCTTGTGGGCCTATTATAGATAAACCTGAAGGTCCAGGTGGTCCTGGTATACCCGGTAATCCTCTGTCTACAGCAATTACTGATATAAAATGATGAAATGCGTCATCAATATTCAGATTGGTGCTAATAACGCCGTCAGAACTACCGTCTGTAGACTGATTGATAACTAGAACATTTTGTGGTGGTGTTTGAAGAATAATATTAGCCATAATTAATATACCGCATTAATATATGTAAGATCAAACCCAGTCTCATCGTACACTTTCAAAGCAACCGGACTTTGAAATATACCAGACCAATTAAATCCTGGCTTTGAAGTTAATGTAAATAAAATACCAGAATGAGATACAATAGTTTGTGTGCGATTAAAAGTATGAATATATCCGTTAAGCTCGATCTCTAGGAATCTATCTGCTCTAGGCACATAACCGCCAGTAACTGCAAAACTATATGTCCATGAATTATTGACTAATGATACAGTGGCGGATGGGGCCACGATAATTGGTCGTGTAGTAATTGTTAATGAATAGTCTTTGCCATATTTCTTAGGCGCCCACTGCGTTATTCCTGTTACTAGTGGCAAACCAGAATTTTCGGATGTAGCAACACGATAAATATAGGAACCAACAACATTAGGCGTTCCTGTAATAGCAAAAGTTGACTGACCGTTAGCGTTAATATTAGTACCAGAACTAAAGGCTATTTGTGGTAAATTATTACTAGAATGATATATATTGTGTCTAGCTTCACATAAACCTGTTCCACTAGCATCTAGTAAATTACTATAATAATTATTTAAATTATATCCACTATAATATATTAGTACATTATTAGTCGTAGCCCCAGTATAATTAGACGATAGAGTGATAGTATTAGAAGTAATAGAAGATACTACATGATTACTTGGTAATGTATTAGTTGGACTATATAAAACAATGCCAGTATTTAATATATTTAATGGATTAACACTACAATTAGTAATAACAGAACTGCCATTAGTTAAGGTTCCACTAAACACCAAAGATCCAACAGCAGCATATGACTCTGTGGACGAGCCAGAAATAATAGTTAATCTATCTTTATTTGGAAAAATATTACCTTGTACAGAGATGTTGGGATTTGTCAAACTAATTAGATCTATATGTTTATTAACCGCAAACTCATCAGCTACACCAGTTCTATGTATAATTTTAATTTGATTAGAAATTGATCCAGATGAAATGCTGAGTATATCATATGCATCAATAGTACCACTCTTTACTGAGAATGTTGGCGTAACAGCATTCCTCAATAATACCACACTACCTGTAACATCTGTGAGCCTTACGCCTGTACTATTAAATGGTAAAGCAGCATAACCTTGGTAGCTATTGAATTTGATGCCAACCCTATTGCCACTAATAAATGGATTATTATCAATGTATAAATACACATCTGAACTATTAAACGGTTGTATATACGTTCCAGTATATTTCACTTTGGGTATAGTTTGCTGTATATATCCAGTAATGTGTGGAGGATAGTCCGCATAATTCCATCCGCCAGACGGAAAAGGAAAACTATTTTGTGGTATATATCCACCAACTAGTTTCATTGTATTATTAGTTGTAATATTTATACCACTAATAAATAATAAAGATTTATCTTCTACGGGTACCACCGGAGGGAATGACAGTTGTGTGGGTACACTAGTATTAGATCCTCCTTTATGGATCCAATAATAAATATTGTTCAAGGACGGTATAGCGAATCTATTATATGTTGGAAATTCTTCGTTAGATAGATATTGGAGATACAAGCTATAAATAGCTCCACTACTTAAGTTAGGTGGTGTAAATGCCGTACTAGCAATACCATTATTATCAGTACTAAGATTACCAGATGTTAACTCGGTATTGTTTGTAATATTAAAAATTTCATAATTAACATATAAAGATCTAGCATTTAGCGAATTATTTTTTTGTATATCTGTATTTCCATAAGCGGTTCTAATTGCAATAGCAATAGCGCCTCCATCGTTGAATGAATAATTATTACCGCCACCAGGCGGCGGGTCGGTACTGTCTAGAGACGGATAAGGCAGTATAATACCGCTAACTCTAAAATAACCTGTCTCATAACAATTAGTAAATTTAATTATATGGGGTTGATTATTTTCTCCATTTATGGTAGAAATAGTAAAATCATCTAAATGTGTACTATTTGTTCTATATATTCCACTAGTTAAAGAAGCAATGAGTGATGGCTTAATACGCCCCACAAATCCTCTAACTCCATTTACGGTTTTAAATTCTCCAGCCCCTAATATGCCTGTAGTGGTTGTGTCTACTGGAGACATAGTAGGGGTACCTCCGTATACCGCAGCATTTACAGACAGTGTTTGTATATTACCTTCTGTTTTCAAAATTTTAACCATGCCAGAGGTGGACGGACTAATATTATGATTATTATTTGTAATACTAATAACATCATTATTGATGCGAGTAATTAAGTATTCTTTATTTAAATTAGAATTAACTTGATTATCAAATTCAACATAAATTTTTTGATTATTAGATAATTGTTTAAACCATGGAATAGATAACGAAGTACCATATCCGCTTAATCTTATATTGTTATTATCTATAATAGTATATAGTCCTGTGGAATATAAACACTTATTATGGGGTAAAATACTTAAACACTCCATAGAAAATGGAGAGGCTGGTGGTCTGGGCATATGCTGATTTTGATTACTTATAATATCGTTACCAAAAGATCTAGTATATTGATAGCCAGACTGAGCAAAATATATAGATATGTCAGTTGGAGATGCTTCTATAGGAGCAGAACCATCTGAAAAAGTAATATTATTTAAAACACCAGACTTACCGCGAGCATCAACAACAGCCACATTTAATCTTTGAGGATATTGTCCACCATCGGCAAAGGCGGTTGGATAACCCTGAATAGTAATAAATCCACCAGTCAAATCACTATAAGGAGCAAAATAAGTACCAGCTCTAGAATCACTAAATGTTAATCCCGGTGGCAAAGTACCCCAAACTATTAATCCTGTAAGACCAGTCGGCCTAGGACAAGTTTGACGCACATTAATCTTATACGCAGCCTTGGGAGACTGATAAGACAGACAATTAGGATAAAGTCTGGTATCAGAAATAGACTCTATACTTGGCCCTGGATGATCTCCCAAAGATTTATATGTTATACGGGTATTGGCTGTGTCTGTGCCATAAGTAGCTTCATTGATTCTATCTCTAGCAAAAACTTCAACATTAAATTCTCCTTGAGTTAAACATATTGGCGTACCAACAAATTTATATATCCACTCTTTAGCATTATTATCCCATTGCTTACTATTAAAACAACTATTATTAGATGCGTCTGGAATTCTCGGATCATACCCTGTACATGGTGTGGGTAAATTAGATAACTGAATTTCTGGTGGGTATTTACTATCTTCTAATCCCCCTTCTGTTCTAAATGTAAATTCCCAAGGAGAACCTTCGAATACTTCGTATGAAGTATTTAAACCCTTAATATTTAATGGCTTAAACACACTTAAGGTATTTTCTGTTTCTACGGTAGTTATTCTACCGGCAACATATAGTTTATCAGATAAAATTCCTTTTGCTCTAACAGATAAATTATTATTTGATAATGATACTGAAGCATCCCATTTTTCGGTGAGCGGAGCACAACTGTAGGAAGCCTCCCAAATACTGATATCTGGATCATACTTGTAATAGGTACGAGTAGGTATGATCAAGGCTTCTTTAAGATTCTCTGGTATAGATAGCGAAGGAGTTGAATTATATGTAGCTCCACCGATATCCGCATTAAATTCAAAACCATTATTTGGAGTAGCATATTTATTAGTATTAATATTTATTAAATATGGGTTGCCAGTTACATTAGTATTAATAATGCCATTGATATATCCAGTATCATCTTCAGCATATATATTAATAGGATAATTCCCAGTAGATACTGCATTTTCCCCAAACAAATCTTTCTTACCCGTTACCGATATTTTCCAGTACTTCTCTGTGGAGTTATAGTTATATCCTATCCTATATTCTAATGGACCGCCCTCATTAATGTTATATATCCCAATATTAGGAGTATTACTTAAATATACTTTAGGAGGCATATTTTCTCTATATGACGATCCTCCGCCCTTAATATAGAAATCAAAGGACCAATCTTTGTTAATGTCAAATTGTAAAGGTTGAACAAGTTCTGAAGAATCAATAAATATATTGTTATATATTGTTAAATTTATACCAGTGGACAAAGAATATTGACCATATGACAATCCACTAGGTTGAGACACATTAATATTAACAAACGGAGTGTAGTATCCTGGATTTCCACTAATATTAGCTCGATATGTATATACTTTTAAATTAGGTCTGTATTCTATAATAGGATTATTAATATTTAGTGCAGTGGTATTTGTTAGCAATACATTAAAATTAGCATCTGTGTTGGTTTCAACAGGAACAATAAATCCGAAATCATTAAACTCAGTATTTAAATATTTATTAATAATATTATTACTAAAAGTTCTTGGCACAATAGAATAAGGTTCTATAGGACCTGCTCCTGGTCTGACTATTAAAGTACCTGTTCTATATATAGTGGTAGAACCATCGTTAATAGCAACAACAGGATTAAATATACCACTATTGGGACCCGGAGAACCTTGTATAAGCACCCCATACCATCCACTAGGATAACCCAAATATTCTACCGTAGCATATGCTGTGGCGAATTCTGGGTATCCTTGACTAATGAGACCTATATTAGGTACTTGAGCTTCACTTAAATTTCCTCCATAAACTTCAAATAATAATCTCCAGTATAAACCACCCCCAGCATAACCATAACCAACATTACCAATATTGGTAGATGTCAATGGTTGAACTACACTTAAAGATATATCCTTATATATCCTAGCGCTTTCATCAGAAACTGTAATATTAATATTTTTATTAGTAACTAGGCGTGTTATTGTTCCACAGCGAACTATAATTTCCCATTGATTTAAAGAAGTATTATATACTTTTTCATTATCAACAATCTCATAATTAGAGATACCTAAAATATTAATTCTCGGTGCTGACTCATTAATAATAGTAGACCAGTACCCCGCCCCATTTTTAACAATAATTTTAAATCTTAGTGAATCACCAGCGTTGATAGACACTGTATCGTTATTAACCGGACTATAGTTTATATCGTCAATACTATATTGAATAGAACAAGACAGGTCCTCTGGCGTTAATATAATAAATCTTGTTTGTTGAGACGTATTTTGGTTGTCTCTATTAATAGAGAATGTTTCTGTATATTTATTAGGAGATAAATTATTTTGGATAGATAGAGCATGTTTCCATCTATTATTAGCTTCATTATATCTTGATAGTTGATGCTTATATATGTTACTGGGACTAGTGGACAAGGATCCGATACTAAAAACATTATTATAATTAGGATGTTTATTAGTTTTGATATTTTCTACACTATCTATCAAATAGACCAACCCACTTTGATTCAGATAGTTACTATTATAAGGAATATTCAACGTTAATATATTATTAGATATTTTATCATTAATACTAAATATACCAGTGAGTACTGTATTAGACATATCTATAAAATCAAAATAAAAACTATCTCCCGCATTAATAGGTGCAAAATTACTAATCCCACTAATATGTATACATAGTGTACCACTCTCACATAAAAATGGAGAATTATAAATATTAAAAAACCCAGTTAAAGGCGGATTAACATATTTTCCATTTAAATCTCTACCCCAAGACTCAGATCTACCACCGTAAGAATGAAAGTATATATTATTTAATGGGCTGTATACAAAACCACTAGTAGAACCTATATAGGACAGTGAACCTGAATCACTAACCCCATCAATAGATCCAGATACCGGACGAATACTGTATATATTATTATTGGTGTCTATGCCAGTAATTCTAAAATTTTGATCCCATCCAAAAACATTATTAAATATGCAATAAATTTGATCATTGGTTTGTAAATAGTTTTTATTAAAATTTACCCTTAGTGTATTATTGCCGCTATTTTTCGTATAAGAAGCTGTTTGAAAAATATCAAAAACTGGAATAGAATTACTCTCTTTAATCAAATAATTTGCATTATCATTAATCAATAAATAATCACCAGTAACTGCTAGAACATCAAACATACTATTTTTAGGAATTCTATTAGTAGGATGTGTGCCTGTATAAGAGGGTGTCGCTCCTCCACCAACAACAACATAATTATTGGGTCCAGAAAATACCAATGGAATTTGTTGTAAATAATTTGGCATTGATGCTGGAGGAACATATCCGTGATCTTTATCTAGTGTGGTGGTAAGTAAACCTGTTGAAGAAACACCAGAATCTGGCATAAGATGTCTAGTTCTGATTGAAAATGCACTTTGTGACACCCCACTAATACGATAGTTATCAGATACTGGTATTAAACCATTACTATTGCTACGAAATCTGATATAAGCCAATTCTGCTTCGGACATATTAGCAATATCAAATAGATTAACCGACATATCGGCAAAACCATAGTCAGGATACAATATAGCCTGTCCTGTTAAATATGCACCACTACTATTGCCATACAATCTTTGTACCTGAACTCCGGAACCATTATATAGATTTTGAATCTTAAAATAATTATTTTCTGGAGGAATTTCTCCGCTGTATACTATTAAACCCGTAGTAGTGATTCCACTAAAAGGCAAACTCATCGTGATACTATTACTGGTAGGAGAAATACTTACTGTATTACCAATAGGGAAACCAGAAACAGATGATGATAAAATCATACCAGAGAAAATTTTACCGCTTTGAATAGGCGAACAATTAGTAATAATATTAGAACCACTAGTCAAAATCCCACTAAAAGAATTAGTTGCAGTTAAAAATTTAACATAAGGACTATAACTAGGAGCAAAGCTAGATATCAAACTATTGGTACTTATATCTATATTACCGGAACCATTTGTTGACTGATATTGAATATATGTTCCATAATATGGATTAAATATAGCAGAAGATCTATTGAATCTACCGTCGTAGCTTCGTTTTTGAGTACAAATTAAAAATCCTGAATTATTGATGGTGGGTGAAACCAGTATTGGGCTTAATATTACTGGTCCTGTGAATCCGGAAGTAGCAATCTTGATTCCGGACGTAGTGAAAACTACTTCTCCAGTTTTATCTATAGCTAAATTATAATTAGATACTAAATCATCAATAAATACTGATTTACTACTATTAAATCTATAATAAGAATATTGATTAAATTCAAATACTTTACTAATATTATTTAAACCACCAGTATATGGAACGCTTAATGTTAAAGTTGAACCAGACACACTAGTAACCACGGGAGTTCCGCTAAACCCTCCATCAACAACAGATAAAGGCATACCAGAGGATATTTTACCAATAATTGATGGGGAGCAATTTAATACCGTATTAGATTGATTCCAGACATTGCCAGTAAATACCGTTCTTAACTGATTATCTATACCAGATATATTATTATTTAATATGTCTATAAATCCATTTTTATAATGTCCTATCCAAAAATAATCTGAAACACCAAATTCATCCTTGTTATAAACATATTTGACTATATGGCCCGAGTCTGGCGGATTCACAACAATACCAGAAGTATAACTAATATTTACAATCGAACCCGTAACAGCTCCATGGTTATATGATTTGATTTTAATAATATAATCATCTTCATTCTGTGTGAACGAACCACTAGAAATTGGTTTGTTCATCTGAACAACCGTTCTGCCATCAAAAGTCTTATAGAAATAACCACTAATTTCAGATAAGTTAGGACGTATTCTGCTAATACTAGGAAGATTCTGGATTTGTAAGGAATTATTTAATAATGGAGGTTTTAAAACAGATAAAATTTGATTTTGATTGGTGTTTGACCCAACTCTAATGGTATACAAATATTCTCTAATTTGAGAATCATTATACAGCTCGGACTTCTGGTGGTTTTGTAAGAGATATGAGGTACCATTAATATTTTTAACTATGCCGCTAGCAAAAGAAAATGCCGCAGCGCCGCTGCCACCTAATTTAGTAAATAATAAATCAATATTATATAGTATAGTTTTATTATTTGGAATAGTAATAGTAGGACTTAATGACTGAAATGAGCCATTAGTCACACCATTATATCCAATAGCAGCTACTGAATGTTGACCTAATCCAATTCTAGTAATATTGTCGTTTGGATTTAATTCCTGAAAAGCACCAATACTAATTTGATTCTGTAACCATGTTGTTCCGTATGAACCCATAGCTAAAGAGTTTGGTTCTGTGGTTTTAGAACCATTATTAATAGCAACACTATTATTCGCGTTAACAGAATTATTAGATCCAACAGCTAAGCTATTATTAGTAGTAATAATATTATTAGTACCCACGGCTGTAGAATATAATCCCTGTACATTATTATTATTGCCTACTGCTAATGAGCCATTCTCTACAATAATGTTTGAGGCTCCGGATTGTCTCACTATAGAATCAGAGACGGTTCTGGAGGGACCAGACGTTCTAGTATCAAATCTTGATAAATAACTCGTTGTACCACTAATATTACTAACAGTAGTATTATTATAATCTAAAGTTCCAGTTAAATTAACGGCATTTCTATAATAAGCGCCATGATTGTTGTCCAGTAAATCACTGTTTAGGTTAGTAACCAAACCACTATTTCCGCCCACGAAAATGGGCGCACCGTTATAGCCGGTTCCTTGAACAATATTAATATAGTTATAAACATTAACTGGACTTATAAAAGTTTTAATCCCACTAATAATTTGATTCGCTACTAAACTAATATATCTTTGGTCTGCTATGTGCTGAAGTAAAACTATGGCCTCATCACCCTGCATATTTCCTAATAGATAAATACTAGAAGAATTACCTCCATCAATTTCGCCATTGAAATTATTTTCACTATTACCTCCACCTAAATCATTAGTACCTGTGCCAAATATATCAGTAATAAGTTTTAATTGATTATCTGCTGGATAGTATGCTAAAATACCCGTTTGTTTGAATGTATTACCATAAACGAAACTAAATCCTCGCGGATCGTTTGGTAATAGACTAGCATTGTCATAAGCAAAAATAGGCAAATTGTCTTCTAGAGTTAAATTACCATTACTAATATCTACATTACCAATAATATCTAGGTTGCCATTAATAACATCACCAGACACGCTAACTGGCCTATATCCTAAAGCAGTCACCACATCCGCATAATTAATTCCCGTACCATTTAGTACCAAACCTTTGTCATTAACAGTTACTTTAGAATATGTGCCTGGAATAGTATTAGAAGGCAAAACATCGGTTTGAATAGTGCCCGTAAAATTAGAAAAATTTAAATAATAAGAACCTTGTTGACCGTCTAGTAAATCGGCATCTAGTCCGCTGTCTTGTCCATCATTACCAATATGCCAAGGGGTATATCCTAGTATGTCTATAATATCTTGCTGTGTTAATAGTTCTCCAGAAACTACTCTGCCTTTATTGTCAGTAGTAACCTTAGTATAAGTGCCTGCAATACCAGTTATGGATAAAGATATGCTATTTTCCGCTACTAAAATATCACTAGACTCTCCAATATTAATAACGACAGAACCGCTAGGAATAGAAATCGATCCACCACCTAATAATCCAGATCCCGCGACTATGCTAATGGATGACCCACTAGTTACTATGCGTCCAGTATCAAGAGGAAAACTAGCTAGTTTGCTACCGTCAAAATAGACTAAACGATTAGTATTAAAAACAGAATTATTAGTACCACCCTTAGAGATACCTAGTATACCAGAAATATTCCCGACTGTTAGTTCAACTCTTCTAGCTATGGTATCATCTACAATAATATTATTATTATTATCTACAGTAAGACCTTCACCTAAATTTGTATTTAGTGTTACCGTAGATCCGGAGGTTACTTTTGATAGTCCTGTATTAGTTATAATGCCGGTAATAGCATCAGCATTACTAATAGCTAATAAATCATTAATACTGTAGTTAGTACTAGATAATTTACTTCCATCATAATAAATAATTTTATCATTAGTAAAAATAGTGTTGTTTGTTCCACCACTACTAATAGGCAAAAGCTCAAAAGAGATAGCATTTTGTCCTGGTGGGCCAGCAGGACCCATAGGCCCTTGTTCGCCCTGTGGACCTCTTTGTATATCCACTAGTTTAATTAAATTATTAGCATTGTCAGTAATAGCTACTCTAGTGGTAATTAGAGTACTAGGATCTTTTTGCTGACTAATAATTAAATATTTAGAATTATTATTTTGTTCAATAACATTTCTGACTAATAATTAAATATTTAGAATTATTATTTTGTTCAATAACATTTACTATTGTCATGGGCTACAAGTTCCACAATCATTTTGTACATCCGTATTACAGAAGAACGCATCGTTCCCTGGAACATTTCTGGTAATTAATCCAATAGATCCTTGAAGGATTCTAAATATTTTTCGCCCTCCACCAGTGTACAAATCATTGGGTTCTTGTAATTCAAAATCATATCTTGCACTACCAAAGTTAAAAGAAGCGGTAAATGCTGCGCTTAATTTAAGAACAACTTTACCTAATAATGGGTCTATGGTGAATTCATAGTCATTATTTCTAGTATTTGTTATAAAAGTTCTGGTTGTGGGTGTACTTTGATCCTCTATCCACCTTATTCTTGCGCACCAATTTGTAATATTTATGGGTATATTATTATCATCTTTATATTCAAACGCAATAACAAAGGATGTTCCTTTTTCTATACTAAAATTATATTCAGCAGCTGGCATAACATTATCACCCTATTAAGAATAAAAATCTCTGGCTCTATAGCCATAACTCTGAATGTACCTGGGATTAAAATTATTCCCAACGAATGGACTAAGTATAGCCCTAATAGCGCTAGCATTTGAGACATCCCAGTGTGAAGTTAATTCTTCATAAAGAGCACATGGTCCGTGTTCTAATACCATCCTGATACCCTCAAGACTGCCTCCCACACTCAAACTAGCGGGTCCCAAAGCGGCTCTAATACCTTCCATAGCGGCTTTGGTTCTTAGACTACTTTGATCAATAATACAGGCCGCCTTAAGAGAAACTAAACTAATAAAAATTTCATCTCTATCTATGGTAGGGTCTGGTATTATACCTGGATTAGCTACATCAACAGAATATTTATGATCTAATACGACATCAAACTGAACATACTGTGCTGCTACAGCTATAACCTGAATAATTCTTTCGTCACTATAAACTGGCTGATCTGACCAGTCATTAATTAGAGTGCGAACAATAATGGGAATTTCTGTTTGCCAGCTCATATTAGACCTTTTCCATAATTTGATGCCGTATACTCTATAGATACACCCTTATAAAGCATAAATCTAAATCTTGGTCTAATTAGCCATTATTTTAAGAAATATCTTGATGCTTGGTGTATTTCTGTTAAATTTACATTTTGCAATAAATTTAACCTATTTTTGTCAATTAAAGAAGGTAAAACCCACCAATCTTCGAAAGCACTATTTTCATTTGGAGAAACATCATTCACAATCAACTCATATCCCATAGCCGACAGATATCTACGTGATTTATCTCTATATGATCTAGTAATATCTACATAATAATCGTGTTCATATGTAATAATTTTAAATTTATATTTATCTAAAGGAATAGATAACAATGCTTCAAAAGTATTTTTGGAGGGTTCTATGTCCAACTGTAGATAATCAATAATATATTGGTTAGGAAAATATTTTGTTAAAATTTGATTATAGTTAACATTTAAGGCATTTTCATGTAATACTGGATTTTTTCTTGATGCTACATACTTATCTACGTATTCTTTGTTAAATTCTATACCAACTCCCGTCCACCCAAATTTAGTTTCGAGTAAAGCAGTATTGTTGCCGTGAAACGGGTCTGATGAGCCAATCTCTAGATATGTGCCATTTGTTGTACCGTCTAAAAGAGAAAGAATGAACATATCCTGGTACACTTGAGAATAATTCTCGTCTATAATATTACTGTTTTGAAATGGAAATTTGAGCCTATCATGTTGTGACCGAGTATATTTGAGTATTGCTTGAGAGGTTGGCCCACTACCTAAATTGGACAAATTTTGTTGTAGTAGGTCTCTGTATTGAACACTTAGTTCGTCTATATGATGATTTAATAAAAATTGATAAATATCTCTAGATTCATTTGGTTTACCAAACCACCATGCCGCTTCTGCTTTTTGGAATAATAACGCATATTTCCCAGGAAATGGTATCTCTTTAGAGAGATTATTTTTTAAATTATTTGTGAGTTTTAAAGCAATAGTTGAGTACGTGTAAACATTTGTCCAATCTGATCTACCAGAGTATAGTTCGCATAGAAGATAATAGGCTTCCGCTCTTTCTGGACAAATAGATATGGCTTGCTTTAAAATACTTTCACACGTAAACGTTCTGTCTGATAATTGTTTATAACACATAAACATCATTAATAAAGCTTCGTATCTCAGATTAGTATATGTTGTTCTATCAGCACATCTTAAGAAAAAAGATGAGGCTGGAGAGAATTGATTTTCATTAAAATACCATAAGCCTAGTTCAAAATTTAAAAAATCATTTTCTGGATCCAGAATATATTTATATAATACTGAACTCATATATATAATAACTCTTTTTCTATAATAGATTTAGATATAGACAATATAAACGAAGCATTGTCTTGAAATCCAAACGTAATTAAAAAATTATTTTCATATTCACATAATCCGCAACAAAATTCTATTTTTGCACCCATGAGGGTGAATCTTGGTGATAAATGTAGGATATTAAAATTTTTATCCCATACAACAAATCTATGATAATATGACCCATCTTTGCGCCCAGCTTCACTATTATATAGATTCGTTTCATGCACAATAGCTAAATAATAATCTTTATAAGGTATAACCTGAGAACCTCCTCTTAGATCTAATGAGTCTAAAAATTTATAGTCTTTAAGAATCACTGTCTGGCATGTTTTATCTGAGGGATTATATTTCACTAGTTCTGTGGGATTTGTCCACTTAATAAGATGATATGGTTGATCTAGTATAGGCATCCAATTTTTTTCACAATAACTGTTATCTGGAGGCGGTGCTGGAATTCTTTGCCTATTTATTTCTATAGCTTTAAGTTTTTTAAAAGATATTTCTGATAATTCTATTCTACCTTGTCCATTAGTAGTAGTATCTCTACGCACTCCACTTAATAACAACTTATTGTCCCAGTAAACTAGTCTACAGTCTTCTAGTCCAACAAATTCCCATAAAGGATCTATATCTAAAAAAGAAGTATCTACTTTAGTATATCCTATAATATCTAAATTATTATTAAGTTCACATAAAATATTATATGTGGTTAATGTAAGATTATTTTCAGGATGTAAATAGCATAATGGACCAAAAGAATGCTCATTTTTTTGTGTCTCTGAATGATATAATATATAATTAATATTTCTAAGATTTACAAATATTCTATTGTTTGCTAATAGAATAGATGGATTCATTAGTGATGGACCACTAAGATCTTGCGATGAAATTAATAATGGTTTAATAATTCCATTATGTTGAATAGCTAATTGAGATAAATTTATCATAGATACTAACAAAAATTTATTAATATATTTATTATTTTGTAAGATCACACATAATTAAGTTAACGAGTCCTAATTATCCAAAAATTAAATTATTTCCTAAATAAATTTTACCTACTAAATTAGTATTATAGTAGAACCTATTCGGAGTAAGAGTTCCATATCTGATATTATTTGCTGCTAGCAATAATGCTAGAGCTGGTATTCTAATTCTTAGAGGCATATAAATTCTCCTTTAATAAGGGCTTATTCTAGTCTCCGATCAGAGGCGGGCGGTTGGCGTAAGGGTGCGCGCCGCCCAACAGAACGCCCCATTTCCACGCAAGGTAGCCTTCGACAAGTTGCCGCAGCCGTGCGTTCGTGTTCTGCACCATCAGCACTTCGCCAAACACGCAATTCAGAAATCGCGCAGGGTTGATCTGATGAGCGAGAACGTAGCCGTCGTTGTTGGAGTTTGGCGTGGTGATGCCGTTCGTGTTGCCTTCCAGCGTCCCGCTGCGATGCACGCTCCACGCAGTCGCGCTAGACGCAGCATTAGCCTGAAACGACATGACGTAGCCAATGCCGTTTTGATATGCCGTGCCAGAGGTCAGGTCATAACTTTGGGTCGCTGGGTGGTTGTAGTACGGATAGGACGCGCCGAGAGCGTTGCTGTTCTTGACGTAGTGCAGCGCCCCACCGTCAGAGTTATTTGAAGTTCTCACCGAGATCGTCGGGTTGTAACCCGCTCCGCCAGCGTTGCCGCTGATGCGTCTGAACACCCAGTAGACGCCGTGCGTCTGATTGGTGATCTGCGAACTGATGCCAGTTAGCCGCAAATTGTCATCTGTGCCGTCGAAAGTGATGCCCGGTCGCCCGAGGAAACCCGTGTCCGAGTACGACGGCTGGTTTGCCCCGGTCGCCTGCGTGAAATGACGGTTGTTGCCGCTCTTATCTCGCCACTCGCTGACGCCCGTGGCAATCGTGATCGTGGAGCGGTCAGCAGCGTCTTGCCAGAACGATAAATTGGGCCGCACCAAATCAGGCGTCCACAGCCTACCCTGTAGCATCGCCTCGTCGAATCGTGATATTCCTCTCGGCATTATACTATATCTTCGTTGAATGGACGTACATAAATTTCATTACCGCTTGCAACAAAAGCCACACCTGCGTTATTGATTACGCTGATTCGCAATGAATACGGGTAAAGTCTTACCATATTGATAACGGCAACCTTTGCGCTTGCTCCCGATGTGAGCGGCACCACATACAAATCTCCACCAATTCTATCAGAGGTATCTGTACCATCGTTTAGAGTAATACGCACCGTAATTGAACCACCTGTTGACGGACTAATACTTCCCAACTTTATGGTTAGAGTTGCATAAAGATCACGATTGGTACTATTGTCATAGGTGACAACAGCCGACTCGGTACCGTTAGCAATAGAATTAAGCGTTGTGCCAGCAATATTACTAGATCTAGCTGATGGGGTTGCCCATTTTGCAATTGCCATTATTTAGTCTCCTTTTTTAGTATTATATTAGTCATATTGCACCTCTAGCTAGTCCTACTGTTCTGGCATCCACAACAACATTATAATACTCTGACCAGCTCGGATATCTAGTTTTTTTTGAGATAAATAAAAGTTTTTCTAATTGCTCATTAGTTAATATGTTTATTGGAGATTGAGCTAGTCCTATTATTTGTTCTCTAATTACAGGATTAGATAAATCTAAACTTTCTAATTCTATAATTTTTAATAGCCATTTTATAGAGCTATTATTAGTAGATAAGTTTGATAATTGATCCAGAAAATTAACTCCATCATTAAGACCCAAAGTTAATAAAATTAGACCAAAACCAATACTTGTTTTTTCCCAGTCAGTAATAATGGGTAAAGAATTATTTGGACTATTTAATAGTTCAGCAACCTGCCAATCTGGCAAATTTACCAGTTCTGATTCCAGTATTTTTTCTTTTAGTGTCATATAATTTATCCTACTATTATATAAAGGGTTGTGGAAACTTTAACAGGTAGTGCATCATATTGTGTCTGAGTACAAACAATAACGTTTAATACTTGAGTACTTCCAGAAATAGAAGAGGTATTACTGTCGATTACACCGTTTGCTCCTTGTGTGCCGGTAATACCTTGTACTCCCTGAAGACCAGTTCCGGTAATCCCTTGTATACCTTGAACGCCCTGACTGCCAGCGGCTCCCGTATTGCCCGTAATACCTTGAACGCCCTGACTACCCGTAACGCCAGTACTGCCAGTAATACCCTGAACACCCTGACTACCCGTAACGCCAGTATTGCCAGTAATACCCTGAACACCCTGACTACCCGTAACGCCAGTATTGCCAGTAATGCCTTGAATGCCTTGAACGCCCTGACTACCAGCAGCGCCCGTACTGCCAGTAATGCCTTGAACGCCCTGACTACCCGTAGATCCCGTACTTCCAGTAATGCCCTGAACACCCTGACTACCCGTAGCGCCAGTACTACCGGTGCTGCCGGTAATGCCCTGAACGCCCTGACTACCCGTAGAGCCCGTACTTCCAGTAATGCCCTGAATGCCCTGACTACCAGCAGCGCCCGTACTTCCAGTAATGCCCTGAACGCCCTGACTACCCGTAGAGCCCGTACTTCCAGTAATGCCCTGAACGCCCTGACTACCCGTAGATCCCGTACTTCCAGTAATGCCCTGAACGCCTTGAATGCCCTGACTACCAGCAGCGCCCGTACTGCCAGTAATGCCCTGAATGCCCTGACTACCAGCAGCGCCCGTACTGCCAGTAATGCCCTGAATGCCCTGAGAACCCGAGACACCACCACCCTGAACACTAACAGCCACAATTTCCCATGCTGCTCCTGTCCATCTATAATTTCTGCCGTTTTGAACGCTTTCTTGTCCTATTGATGGAGATGATGGGAAATTAAAAGGCATAATAGGTTCCTATTTATAGATCGATATATAGCTGTAATACACCTTACAATATTTTATATTATTAAAGCTATAAAAAATAGGCTATTTATAGTATAATTTACTATTAATGTGTATTATTGTATATTTCTAATATTTTTTACTATTAATAGAATAGTTCATTGGACTCATTAATAATGAGATATTAATTTATAGCAATAATACCTCGATCTTGACCAACTTTCATAATATAGTTCATTAGACCGATAATGACCGATGCTAGTTCTGGATCGGATGATGCTCCAGATAATAGAGCATTCATATCCAAATTAACATATTCATTGGATACCGATGCTGAACCATCTTCATTAGTGGCAAATTTTACTAATGATACACTAGCGTAAGCATCTCCATTAGGGTCTGGCGCATTAATATGAATATTGCTAACCCACCATTTATCATAAACTTTTGCTGGAACTGTTGTAGGATTAGAAGCTGTTAAAATTGGTAAACTCATGGTAATACTCCTGTATTAATATTTTGTAAATAATTCTCAACCACTTCGTTAACTTCTTCTTGAGATGGAGCATGGTCGAATTTAAAGAATTGGGTAGAGTATTCATCTATTACCACTCGTGCTCTATACTTACCAGCGGGATCCACTATCACTTCACTAATTTCATAATTCATAAATCACCCTAAACTTGAGTTATGCTAATATCGTCCACATAAACAGTTTGCACAGCACCGACAGCAAAAGGATGAAAACATTCTGCAATAATTTCCACAACACCAATTTCTGTTGGGGTAAATGTTAACGTTACTTGTTGCCAAGTATCTGCTGCTGCGCTCATATAGCTAGTAATATCATTAGGAACTCCAGCTATTTGACCCCCTTTGACTCTTAAACCAGCAGAAATAAGTGTACTTGTTCTTCTAAACCAACCCTTAATTGTGACTAAGCTATTAGCATTTACAGCAACCTTAGCTATACTTAAATCCAAAGGATAAGAAGATGTTCTGATAGTACTGTTGGTTGGACTCATACTCCAAGCATATCCAGTATTGCTATATCTAACTGCTGTTTGAGGGAATATTAATCCATTATCTGTAAATATATAATGATTATTATTAATATTATCCTGATTAGTACTATATATTCTACTATTGCCAGAATAAACACCACACTCTAAACTCTCATTAATTATACAGTTCTTTAGATAAGTATCGCCACTAAAAAGAAAAAATCCATAATTATTTGCATTACCAGACGTTGTAATATTTATATATGAATCGTTTTGGCTGGCGTATGATCTCATTCCATCAGCAGCATTTTGAACTAAAAGACCACTAGTAATAATATTATTACTACTACTATCAAAAAATATTCCAAAAGAATTAGTTGCTGATAATATATTATTTATTTTATTATTAGAAAACCCTCTAGATATATATAAACCATTACTTAAATTTCCTATAGTAATTATTTTTTCAAAAATATTATTGGCACTACCAAAATCGTTTGAAAATCCAAAACCACCATTACAACAACCTTTAATAATCTGATATGTATTAAAAATTTGAGCAAAATTATCCGACCCAGTACTAGTACACGCTATATTCTCTAAAAATCCATGATTTCCGTAAGAACAATTAATAAACCTTACTCCACGATCATATCGTACAAATCCAAGATTATTGATATTAACATAATTTTTAATATTTATTACTAATCCATATCCGAGTCCATTTAAACCATCAAAGTATGTTTGAGAATTTCTAGTACTCATATTAGTACGATCCCAACCAAATTCATAATTAAATGGGGCGGCGGCTGTACCAGCTTCTTGTATTTCTTGTACTACTGTAGCAGCACTATTTACCATAACCGTTTTAATAGTTTCTCTTTTATAAGTAGTTACATTTTCAGTAATTCCATAATATCCTCCAGTATTTGCTGTACTACTTGGATTAGTATTAAGATTAGCGGCACCACCTATAACAATTCTTCTACCATTGATACTCATAATAGGATACCAACACTCATCACCTACATTTTTGCTGATAAGGGATTGTAAATTTAAACTATCCTCACTAGATGATTCTTTACAAGCAATAATATTACTAAGTAAAAATGTCTGAGCGCCCCTGTCCGTATCAATATATAATGCTACGCTTTGTATGCTGCTACTCATAGCAGAGCCTAGATTAATTGTAAAAGGAATCCAAATATTTACATTTAATAATGGAGGAATATTAAAAGTGTGTACAGTAGTATCGCCGGTAGTATCTGAACAAAGTCGTAAACTAATATCTCCGCTCGCAGCCACAGTACCAGCGGTTTGTTTAATATAAAAACTTAGTTGTTGATAACCACTTAAATTTAATGAACCAGTAGCTTTATAGGCCGCTTTTCCAGTAGTGAATGATGCTCCTATCGCAATACTATCGCTACTATCTCCTTCTTTGCTATCTCCAGTAGTAACATCATTAGTACTTAGTGTGGTGGTTACGTTTGTGCTGGCAACCCAAGCTGTTCTACCGTTACCTCTATTTTCATAACTAGCAATATTTTCCGTTACAGCGCTGTTTAAAGTAACAACACGATGAGTCATATTTCTTAAAAGTCCATTGCTTGATACTTGATTAAAATTACCGCTAGAACCAACAAGATCGCAACTACTTCCGCTAACCGCCGTTACTTCCCACATACCATTAGAATTTGTGTTTGCCGTATTTCCAGTAATTAAAACCGTACTTCCATTACTAATACCAAGAGCAGCCATGGTACTAGCGCAAGTTACTCTGATCGGAGAAGTATTTGTGGCTGTGCCAATATTACTTGTAGCAGCACCGGGTCTGCCAGTAAGAGTACTCCACAACCCACTTCCGACTATGGTGGGTGTTGGACTAGCCATAATTCTTATTGTGTCGCCCGGAAATAGTCGTGCCGCTGTAGCGCCAGTAGTACTAATAGTTTTCCATCGTCCGCCAATAAAGTATTGACGATTCACGCTTTGATTACCAATACTCGCACCACCTTGTATAAGATTGATAAGTAAGCTTGTGCTATTAATATATTGCACAATTCTATAAGCTAAATATGATGATCCGTTCCAAATAGTTAGTCTTTGATCTGGTGGTTTTTCATAAGATGTGACACTAGAATTTGCTTCTATTTGTGGAGATGAGATATAAATTCCAAGCTCAGTATTTCCAGCATAAGTTTGGGCTGATGTGGCATTGTGAGCATCATTTGTTAACCCCAAAATCATCTGAACACCAGTTGCTGTTGCTGTTGCTGTTATGCTAATTCTATACCAATTATCTCCAACCGAACTAATAGCTGCTGTAGCATTTGCTGCTGTTTGAGCCACGGTTCCGTTACTCAAATCAAATCGTGCCGACCGTGTTTCGTCACCAAATTGTAGCGTAACTTGATTACGCCCATTAGCTTTAGCATATAGAGATATTGTGTATGTTGTTCCAATTGTAAATTGAATTATTGTAATGGTACTAACAAAAGTATGAGTATTAATAGCTGTTGTTTCTTTTATATCCCATGGGGTGAATAGTCCTGATGGTGGGCTAATTGTTGATCTATTATATGTAATATTATTACCATTCCACGCATTAACTTCTTCTAGAGACTCTGAAACGCCAAATAAATTTTTAACAGGAGCCAACGAACCATCATTTGGAAAATTAGCAGTTGCTGAACTAAAAGTATAACTAGTAATACGACCATTAGTACCACTAGCTAATGGAGCAAAACTACTACCGCCCCAGTTATCATTTCCATTTTCATAATCAATAAAAAGTGTAGCCATTATACATTCCTATTAAGTGCTGTTTGAAAAATTTGCATAATAGTATTAAAAGTTGATGCTTCCGCATTAGTCATACTAAATCCTGCCGAATAGGCATTTAGTCTAGCTGTACTAAAATTTCTCATAGAGTTTGAGCCGCTTTGTGATCCTCCAAATATCATAAGAGGATAATTAGATGGAATACGATTATTGCCAGTATTTGTGCCGATAGCCACAGAAACACCGTTTCTATACAATTGACCTGTGGTTGTTAAGCAATTACCTATATAAAAACCAGCAACATTTGATGTCGCTATATATGGAGTATTTATTAGTTGAAAACAAGCAAAAGTATATGACGGACTAGGAAAAAGTATATTTGTAAGACCTATTCTATGATCATTACTATCACTATTAGTACCACCAATATCATAGCCCAAACTAATGGTTGTATTAGGAATTGATACATATGTAGATAGATGGAAAGCTGTTGGAATAATTGAAGTAGAAACACCGGTGATTAATCCTTTAGATAAACCATCTCCTTTTAATCCTCCATTACTACCAGTCTCATTATAGTCGCTGCTATTAAAGTTATTATTAAAGTTAATATCTGTAATATCTCCATACAAAGGAACCAAACAAGCATTTAAATTATTTCCACAAAATAAATTTAAACGAATAAACTTATTACGCAATCCAGCAGTGTCTATACTATTACAAAAAGTATTTAATGCCGATATTGTTGTACTACTAGCAGTTCCACCATACAGAGCTATCTTATATAACCAATAATCAACATCTGGGTGATTTACTCCTGTTATTGGGATGGTTTTAATATAATTATTTGGTGTGCCAACAAATGGTTGTCCTCTATAGATAGTATCTAAATTATATGTATTTTGATTTTTACTAATCACATCACAAAATGGTTGCGCCTTATATATATAATTTAAAGTTTCTAGCTGTTGTTTTTTAACTAGCCTAGAAAATGGTTTGAGTAAATTAAACTTTGCACTAAACATGACTATTAACCATAATTTTGAGAATAACTTCCATACCAATAAGTTCCATCGCTAATAAAGCTTAATATATCAACTTTACTAGATGTTGTAGTTATAGTAGGCGGAGCACTATCACTCCACAATACGCCACTAAAGTTAGCAGTATAGTTTCCGCTTCCAGTATTAAGAAACATAGTAAAACTCTTACCCGCTATTGTAGCTGGCATAGTAAATACACAGTTATTTGTTAGTGTGCAAGTTTGTACCGTGCCGCTGCCTATGTTCAATACAACGCCAGAACTACTATTCCCAATCGTCACAACACTTTCTGTGAAACTATCAAAAACTAGATTTCCGTCAATAAAAGCATTACCAGCCACTTCTAATGGTACTGATGGATTATTGGTACCTATACCTAATCTTGATGATATTATGCCGGTACCGAGCACATGTAATTGACCGCTAGGAGTTGATGTTCCGATACCCAATGATCCGGCGGGTGTTATTCTTGCTTTTTCAACATTACTACCTGGATGAAAGCTTACATAAGTATTAGCACCATCACCACCTATTTCTGTGCCAACCGTTGAGCTACGAATTAGTATTTTTCCACCATCACCGGCTAGTTGTATGGTATTACTACCACCAGTTAATGTTAAATTTTGCCCACTAACTCTTTCAATTTTACACCTATTTCTACTACTATCATTAGCATCGGTATTATTTTGATTAAAATATAAAATACCCTGCATTCTAGATTCGCCAATAACATCCAATACTGACGATGGAGCTGGATTATTTATTCCAAGACTACCACTAGCATAAATGTTCCCTCTAACATCCAAACGCCCACTTGGAGTTGATGTTCCTATACCAAAATTGCCGCTACCATCAAATCTTGCAACCTCAACATAACTTCTTAAAAATCTTAAAGCATTTCCACTAACATAACCCAGTTCAGTTTGTGCAGAGGCGTTGTATAGGTTGAGTACCGCATTGGCGTTAGATTCTGCAATAATTTGTCTATTAGAAGCTACTTGTGTATGATTTGGCAAATATAATTGACTAGTATTTGTTGCTCCAAAGAAATTGGTACCATTTCTATTAAAAAAGATATAGTTGTCAAAATTACCAGGGGTGCCTATTCTAGTTTCAAAATATGTATTATTAGAAGAGCTTCCGTTTTGAAGTCGAAATAATGAACCAACACCAGTAGCTAATCCACTAGCGTGTATTAAAGTTTGCGGATTGGTTGTGCCAACACCGAATCTTCCATTACCAACAGAAACCCACGAATGAGCAGAACTACCAGCTCCAGCATTTAATTGGAATCTTTGATTACCATACTCAATTATACTTCCATTCGTATATACAGCAGCATTTCTAAAGGCAACATTACCATTAACATCTAAAACAAAGTTATTTTGTATGTTACTAAGATTAATACCAAGAGCATTACTAATATAACCACTACCAGCAACATGTAAATTCATTATTGGATTAGTAGTATTAATTCCAATATTACCGCTGCTCTGATAAATTATACTGTCATCTATAGTATTTGATGCGGTAAACTTGCTTAAGTAACCACTATTACCACCAGACGATGCTACAACACCGGTTCCATTAACTTGTAGTGTAGAGAAATTGCCACTAGACAAAGGTACAAATGCGGTTGGTCCAATCTCAACATATTGAAATCCGGTCCAGCGATATACTCTGCTATCGTCCGTTGCAATATATAGAAGACTCGTATTTCCAGACGAGGGAAATTGAGCTGCTGTTAGATACTCTACTACTTCTTCTGGGCTACTAATAGTATAAATGCCACTAACACTAAAAATATTTATTCCGCTACTAGCTACAATATCTTTAACTGGTAATAGTCCACTAACACTACTATTAAAATTAGTGATATCGGCGGAACTATGTCTATGATTGCTTAGACTATTCCAGTCCGATGTTCCATTACCAATTTTTAGAATATTATTAGTAGTATCAAAACCTAATTCTCCGCTTGCCAATACAGGATTAGCAGAGACCCATGCAGAGAAGGATCCTTTTCTAACAGTGATAATAGTATTAGCTGGCATATTTTTCTTTCGATCTTAAAAAGATTTATGGGGTACCGCCATCTATGCTCACACCAGATGCAACGCTATATCCATTAGCTCCTATGGTGTTGTTACCGATAACAGTAGTACCATTGAGTTTATATGTTAAGCTTCCAGTTGATAAATTTATATGTTCGCTACTGGTCCAACTATCACTGCTATCTAACCACTTAAATTCCTTATCTGTTGACCCCTTTAATGTTATTCCTCCTCCATCAGCAGTAATATCCGACGGAGATGCAACACTACCCAATTCGAGATTTTTATCATCAACAGTAATAGTAACACTATTAACCGTGGTAGTAGTTCCGTTGATTGTTAAGTTACCACCAATAACTACATTCCCAGTTGTAGATAAATTATTAATATTAATAATACTAGAATTAGCATCTAATATTATTGCTTTCCCAGCAACGCCCGTGCCGGGTAATGTATTAGACAAATAGTTAATCTGAGCTGCCGTTGCTGAAATATCTGTAATATCTGATACTTGTATTGTTGGATCAGACAAACTAATAGTGGTCAATCCTGTGGAGTCGTTATAATTAACACTAATACCGCTACCAGCTGTAATTCCACTAAGACCTATTAAGTCTTGAACAGCTTCTGAGAAATCACTAATCAAAGATGATGTAATTGTAGGATTACTAACGCTTACAGTATAAGTACCACTACTATGAGAAATAACTATCCCACTGCCAGCTAGTACCGGACTAGAAATGCTTAGAGTATTATTAGAATCATCGTAAGCAGTAGTAATACCACTTCCTGCAACTATAAGATTACTGATACGGTCATCAATAATTTCGCTAAGTTCAGATGGTAATACTGTTCCCCACTCTAAGCCAGACCATAAAGTGGTGCCATCACCTATCTTAAACTTCTTGAGTGTGGTATCAAAACCTATTTCGCCCATCGATAATGGATCGGTAGAGGCTAGCCATTGAACAGATGTTCCTCTACGTAATTGTAAGCGTGTTTGGACTGGCATTTTTATCTCCTAGGTTTATGGTGTGCCGCAATCAAATTCATAGCTATTCAAATAGTCAGCAAGACCGCTAATTCTACTAACGGGAAGATCTCCGTAAACTTTATTCATAGGATATCCGTCTGGAAGATCGCTTGGAAGTATCTTTTCAGCATTAATAATGTCTATATTATAGTATTCATATCTTTCTATTTCAATATTGTTCACGTTTTCTACAAAACTAGTTTCAATATCTATTATGTGTACTTGTGGCTCTGAAATTTCTACTGTAAATTCACTCATGGGTTACACTCCAAAGATGTTGCGGATTGACTAAATCTCTTCACAATAGTAACAGTACCATATAATATTCTAGTCGTGAACTTACCTCCGCCCTGATATAAATCTGCTGGGGCTTGTATTTCTAGGTCGTACTTGGCCGTATTAAAAGAAAAATTATTAGTGGTGGCCGATGGAAGTAATAAAGTTAGTTTACCATTAGGATCATCAATAGTAAATTTATATACGCTATTATCAACATTGTCTGAATTAAAAATTTGAGTAATATTAGTATTGGTTTTCCATATGAGTCTAGCACAATAACCGGTCAAATCTACAGGGTTACCACTCTGATCTTTATAAATTAAAGATAGTCTAAAAGAGGTGCCTTGTTCAATAGCAAAGTCGTATTTGCCTGCTGCCATAATAGTTACCTTATGTAGAATTGTTTGCTTATACTATGAAATACACCTAAAAAAAAAGGCCGGCACAAGGCCAGCCTTTTCTTTATCCGTAATGGATTTAGTGATATTAGAGAGCGCCAAGAAGAACTCTACGATTATCAAGAACAGCAAAGCCTTGTTCAGCCCAACCGTAGAAGCCGGCTCTCTTCTGACGATGTAGTGTATCGTCTTCGAAGATTTGAACCTGCTCACGAACTGGCATTATAAAGCTATCTCTCTTACGAAGATCTAGACCAACTACTAGTTCAGCATTATGACCACTTGGTAGTGTGCCACTTAGAGTATTACTATAGAATAGTTGATACTCTTGGCCTTCGCCTAGCTCATCTAGATCATGTAGATTAACACCGAAGATACGGTTGATTGTACCGTCAGCAGCGGTGTAGATTTCACGACGAGTAACTTCGTCAACTTGATCTAGACCCCAATTACGGATATCTTCCATAGCTTCTGGTGAAACATAGAGATCTGTTAGTAAGCCACGGTTGTTACTAGCAGAGTTACCACCACCATTGCGTCTCATAACAGTCTTCATAAGACTGACTAAACGCTTAGTAAACTGGCCAAGATTAGTGTCACTATCATAAACTACGATGTTACGATCAACACCAGCAGCAAGTAGTGTGTGCCAGCCATCGTCATTCATCTTCTTGACGAAAGAACTCTCTAGAACCTCCATAGCGCGACCAACTACGTCCCAACGAGCATCACGGGCATACTTTAGTAGATAGTCGATTGAGGCGCCGATGTCATAGGTTGGGACCATGACGTAATCGCCTTCAACGTGACGCTCTGGAATATATCCGTGGTTAGGAACTGTATAGGCAACAAAGTCCTTCTCTGTGCCTGGGGCTAGGAAGTCTAGTGGGAATTCTGGAGTGGCGCTTTGAGCTAATTGAATTGGCTCGAAGATACCATCTAGAATATCGCCACTTAGAAGACCTTGACGTAATGGTAGCTCAAGAGCCTTTGCAAACTCTGCATTAGCAGCTAGAGCAACCTCTCTCTTTGGTGAACCAGAACGAACAAGAAGATCTGTTAATTCTGGTGTTGGTTGAAATGCTTTGGTATTAACTGACATTTTATTCTCCCTTATTGTTGTTTAAGCTTAAGCAATGTTTACAGAGACTTTTGCGTAACCGTCGGCGTCTTTGCCACTCAAAAACTGGCCGATCTTTACACTATTGGTACTAGTTGTACCGATAAGACCACTAACGCCAACATAGGCATCTGAGCCAGCAACGGGTGTAGCGTTTGATACAATCATGTTGGTTGTTACTTGACCTTGACGGAGTAGAATAACCTTGCCACCTAATTGTACCTCGTCTTTATGCCAGTTGATGTGCTGTCTTGTGAGGTCAAGATTTACTACGTCTGTTAGTAGAACGCCGAGAGGCTTGGATCCACTAACTGTAGCAGCATATTCAACGACAGCATTAGCGTCATCCATAGATACGCCAACGCCAGTTGTGGCTGATACTGCACTGACCACACCGCCTCTTTCGGCAACTGTGTTCATGAAGAATGAGATATCTGTTAATAGTTCGATACGATCTGCTTTAAGAGCCATGTTATTCTCCCTTGTTAAGTTTTTTACCTAGTCTAGCACAAACGAATTCAAGTAATTCAGCACGAGTTGAGTCCTCTTGTGAGGCTGTCTCGCCACCGACACTTAGGTTGACACTTTCTTCTGTCTCTACGTCTTCTAGAGTACTAGCGTCAACAACATCTTCAGAAGCCTTTTTCTTTTCTGGACCCTTTTCTTCTTCATCCTTCTTGTCTTTATTGAGCCAAGGAGGCATTTTGCCAGCAAAAAGACTTGTCATAGCTTCGAAAGCTTCGTCGTTAAGAGATTCAAATTTATCTACTGTGGCTGAAGCTGTTTCAGAATCGATACCAGCCTCAACTAGAGATGCCATTCTTTTCATTTTCTTTTCTTTCTTGGCCATCTCTTCTTCTTTGCTCTTGTAAGCAGCAATAACTTCATTAGCTGCTTCTAATTCAGATTTGGCTTTCTTCATCTCTTCTTCCTTCTTAGCCATATCCTCATCAGCTTTCTTAGCAGCTTCTTCTTTTTCAAGAACTACAGCATCAAGAGCAGCCTTGGTTTCTGTTATTGTGACTTCATGAGCCTTAATAACATTTTCTAGTTCTACTGTTTTGTCTTTGAGAGCAGCAGCGGAGGCAAAAGCTTCCTTAACTGTTTCTGCACAGTTCATAGCTTCGATCTTAGATTTGATTTCTGCTACTTCTTTCATAAATGATTCGAGATCTAAACTCATAATATTATTCTCCGCGTTAGGGGTTAACGTATTGTTAGATACACCTGCTTTTGATAAATCGTCTTTTTTTTCGTTTAATAATTTATTAAAAGTTTCTTTAGTAAAAATAATACTATCTGGATTTGCTGGCTTATCAACAAAGCCCTTGCCAGAAAATGTTATATTTCTTAATACACGACCTATCTTATACTTTTCGTGTTTTCCGGTTCCACCATATGATCTGAGATATTTTGTAAGATAAGCAGTATTATCATTTCTTGCTAAAACTTTAAAGTCTCCGGTTGACTCATCAATAAGTCCGTAGTCAAAACCATTAAAAAAGCACTCCATACTAACAAACTTAGTACCATCTTCTATTTCAGCAATTAGTTTTTGTGCTCTCTCTCTTAAATCAGGATTACTAAATCCTTTGTAAATTACAGAACCAGTAAGTATATGATATTTTTCTGGTAAATTTTCTATAGGAGTATTTTCATCTATCAAAATACCTTCCTCGGTAATAGGCCAATTAGCTGTGATATGACCTATAATTAAACTCTCGTCGTGCTCTAGATTGGTTGGTTTATCTTCGGGGGTATTTCTAGCAGCCCATACTTCTGCTGGAGAAAAAATATCATCATTTTTATTCCATGAAGAACTAACTAAAATAGATTGTACATAATATAAATCAGAATCATCATAAGAAGCTAAGCTTTTAACATGTTTAATTTTACTATCATTAATAGCACATGGCTCAACTATGGAAGCATAAGAAAAAGAAGCAGAAGCTTTTATCTTATCTTCTAGACCATCAGTAATTTCTTGATTAAATATTTGCATTATTTACCTCTTATTCTAGACTAGAATACACCATAGAATAGAAAGACGCCTTAGCCTGTTTTTGTTCTTCAACAGTTAATTCTTTATTTAATGCTGATCTTAATTGATTGATCCAATTATGGTAAGCATTAATATTAGTTTGTGTTTGTTGTGCAGATAAGTTGTGGATTTGAGATGCGACTTTTTCTTCACTAATATCTGAAAAGGGTGGTGTGGAGAATAGGATCTTCGTTTTAATATTATCTAGCTCTAAACTTTCTTCATTAGATAAACTTCTAAGGTTTTTCTTTTGATAAAAATCTAGTAGTATTGGATTGACAATTTTACTTATTTTTTCTTGAGCGTCGTTTGCCCAAAACATCATCGTAGCGCCGGTTTGGGGTTTAAATGTTTTACTTTTACGTGGCTCAGAATCTTTAGTATTTTTTGGTCGCCCTTCACCAGCTTCTTTTGGCAAGGATTCTTTCGAATCCTTTGCCAACTTCGTTGAAGAAGGCTGAGATGGAGCCTTCATTTCCAATGCTGGTTTCTCTCCGTTTTTCTTCTTTTCTAATTCTAAGCCAACTTCACTTGGCGCAACTACACCAGTTTGTAAAGCTATTTTGCGTAAAGAACTTTCTGGTGACGGATCGTGCCAAGGACCAGCTTTTCTTACCATTCTTTCACTATCTCTTTCTCTGATTTCTCTATTTAGTCTACTCTTTTCCATATCCGGATCAAAACCAAAACGAGTTTGTAACAATTCATCACTAATAAGATTTCTATCTGCTAGTTGAATTAACAATGCCTTTTCAGCGTCTTCATTACTAAGATCCATTCTATCAAATTCAATTTTAGCTGGATATCTAAAGCCCATCGCCTTTTGTATGAGAATCATTTCTTTTTCCCAAAACTCTACCAGCATATCACGGCCATACTGAAGTCTTTGTGTTAAAGTTTTAAGACTAATAAAATTATTGGTTGTTCCCGCTGCTCCAAAAGTACCTGTCAAAGTTGGAGGGATACCAAGACCAGCATAAATACTATTAAGATGTGGAACGTATTTTGCCTCGCCTAAAAATTGATGAACATTAGTGTTACTCTCTATTAGTTCGATATCTGGCCCCCACACAAGATCCATTGTTCCGCCACCAACATTATTACCTAAAATTTGAGCCAACTTAGCCGTAGCTGCTTTTGTGGGAGCAATTTTATGTTCTAAGTTTCCTAATTTAAAAATTCTAATATTACTTATGGCACCATCAAGAGCTGCCATATCTGCTAGTTTAAGTTTTTCTATAATAGTAATATCATCCATAATCGCATATATCATGGGATATGCCCATGTTTGCCAATCATCTTTTTTATAGTGAAATACAAGAGTCTTATCTGGATCTAGAGGGTATGGTTTTTTAGTTTTTGCCGCTTCTAAAATAGCTGGTGGCAAATTAGCAACAACACCTTTTTCGGCTTCTGTCTTGGGGTTATTAACTAATTTACGTAAAGTTGGAGGAAGAATTAATTCATATGTTTTATTCTGAACAAATGATGATAATGCTCCGGCAGCAACGTCTACATATACAGGATCAATAAAAGTATATTTCCAAGGAATTTCTCTTCTTTCTAGTTTGATATCATCAATATCCTGAACCTGAAAATCTGGAGATGCAGCTGCTTTATAAAGTTTTTCTGTTGCTTTAAGACTAAGTTTTCCGGTTTGTCTACTTAATACAACATTCCCTGTTTTATAAATATTATTTAAAAACCTTTCGGATCTTTCTTTACCTCTAATTTTTTTAAACCATGTCCTATAAAATTTTTCTATTCTTTTGTTTTTATGGACTGGTCTAATCCCTTGACTAGCAAAGTCTCCCATAAGATCAATTACATTTTTAACTAATCCAACTCTCTGATAGATATCTTCTGCTTTCTTGAGAATAAGTTTAAATTCACGAGGAACAGCTTCGTCGGGTCTAAAGAAATCATAATCGGATCTGGTTAAACCAGGGCGACCAGATGTATTTTTATCTAGATTAGAATAGTCGAGACCATATCTTCTCATAGCAGAAGAACGCTCCACTCCGGTAAATTCATCTAAAGACGAAGAAGACTTTAGGGCTTCTTGTTTACTGGCTAAATCATCACCCCATGTGACGTATGCCTGCTCATCTCTAGCATTGGCGTTTTGTATAGCTTCGCTCTTAGGATATCTTTTAGCCATATTTATTATTTTATTAATAGAATTATAATGCCATTACAATACAATTATACACTTTTTTATTTATAAATCCCTAGATAATCAGCATCGTTAGCCGCTGAAGTAAACCATTCTGGTCCTTTGTACATATTTCCGTCTTGTTTGACCATATTTAATCTATTGCCACCAACTACTTCGTACTCTATGGGCTGTAAGCTTCTACTCATTTGTCTAGCTAACATATTCGCTATAACTAATGAACTATATCGGTCTTTACGAAGTCTACCTTTTTTACCATTTTGTAGCTTAACTTCTGGAGTATCCCATCTGTCTCTAGCCCCAGAACCAGTACTCGTTTGTGTCATCACTATAGTTACCAATTCATTTTTTAGTTCTTCGATTTCTAATATGCACTCACTCAAGCTATCATATATAGGATTAAGATCACTGTCTAATATGTCTTTGCCTTCTTTTTCTAAAGCTAAACCGAGAGTTAAATTATCAAATCTTGGAAATAATAATATTTTATCTTCTAGATCTTTTCTTAATCCATGATTGGCCTGACTCGTCCAATCTGCCTTAGCAAATTGCACCAATTCAATAATATGTAATCCTGGTTGATTGTCAGTATCTTTAGCCTTATCATAATCAATAATTGGCCAAATAAGATGCTCTCCCTCTTCTAGTTTACTTGGGTCGTGCAATGCTTCTTCGATAGCAACACCACCACCCTGAGCATCAATACCCATGCGTGTGCATGGAAATATTTTCATTAAATTACGAATTTTACGAGCACAAAAACCATAAAAGTCATGTTCTTGCACTAAACCAGTTTTTAGTCTTTCTTTAAAGTTACTACGATTAGTAGTCCATCCATATACTACTCTTCTATGATCAGGATGTACTTCTAATATAATAATACTAAAATTATCTTGTTCCGAGGCAGGATCTATACCATATATATACTGACAAGAAGAATTTCCTTGAGTAGCCGCATCAAAGGTAATGGTTCTGTTATTTATGACAATAGGATTACGGTCAGAAGTAACACAAGATTCAATCAGACTACGTCTAAAAAATCCTTCACTATCTCTAACAAAACATGCAGCATATTCCATATTATATATTCCGGTATGAATAGTTGCTTTGGCTCTACTAACTTGTTTATCATCCATGAAGCCCTTCGGAATTAATTCGTATGGAATACGTATTATACTGTAATCTCTCCAATTAAAATTATTAGGAATTTCTCCTTTAAATATTTCTTCTAATTTACGTTGATCTCCTCTACTTTCAATGATTCCTTTATATCGTTTCCAATATTGTGCGAAATGCTTGAATTCGTAGTCTGCCGTACCACTAATAATTGCCTGATTACCCATCTTGTAATCTAATGCTTCTAATTCTTCATTCCATAAGCCAGCGTTTATCATTGCTTGTTTCTTAGCTTCTTCTTTTACGTTTTGAATAGGACTGGCGGATACAGCAGCGAAACCAGAAACTACTGTTTCGTAAATGTCCGGTGATATAGACGCAAATTCGTCAGCAATAATTATATGCGCTCTAAGACCTCTAATTTTACTTCCATCACCCATAGGAATAGCTATAGTCCAACTATCTCCCAGTCTCATGGTGCATCTATCCACATCTCTGCGAGGACCATCATCATTACCATTAAAAATACTACGTAAAATAGGACTATTTCTCCAAATAGTTTCCATATACTCAAAGATAATTTTACTCTGTCTAAAAGCAGCGCCAACAACTACAATCTTAGTACCAGGAAAAAATGCGCACCTTAATACACAATATAAAGCTAATAAGAATGACTTACCCCAACCTCGACTAGCTATGTACATTGGAAAAGCCCTAATCCAAAACTCTTGTATAATAGCAATTTGGATAGGATGAAGTTCTATGTTCAATAGTAGTTTTACCATACTTCCTATATATTTAGGACTACGTAATAATCTTAATAGATGTAAGTCTGGATTCTCTATTTCTTTTTCTGTCCTATGAATCATAGGATTTTTTGGGATGATAATTTGGTTAAGATCGCCTAGTCCTAACCACGCATCTTCAAAATCAAACTTCTTTTTTATTTCGCTCAATGTAATGTACCTTTTTAAAAATGAATTCCGCCATCTTGGCTGCGTTATCAGAGTCTCCACAAAAAACTACTTTAATATTATGATATAATTGTAGTTCTAATAAATGCTTCATAATAAACGAAGGGGATATTTTAATTTTATCCCACATTCTTTTAGGAACATTAGACCCTACTGGATAAATAAGTACATCATCTAAGTCGAACTCTAGTAGTAAAAAAGAATACTTAATATTACTTAATCTATTGACTACATCTTTAAATCGACTTTCGGTAATATTATTAGCAAATTCACTAACGCTTTTTTTTCGCTCTATTGCTAAGATATTTTCTAGACCCTCTATACTATAATCTCCAGTATCTAGTTTTTTATTGGCTGTAACATAATGTTCAAAAGACCAGGGTTGCTGTTCTCTTGTATCTATAATAATAGTAAAATCATTATTGTTTATCATTTTTACTAGCCACTATTTTAAAAAATACTGCTTCATATATTGCTTCTAAACCCTTTATCATTTTATGATGTAAATAACAAAGAGTAATACCGTTACTTACACAAAAACGCAAAGAAGGATATTCTGCCCATGTTTTTATATGATGAGCATTAAGCTTCTTTTTGCTTTCACACCCTGGCCACTGACATTTATGTTTATCTCTGGTATAAACCTCCTTACGCCATTTCTTATATAATGGATCATTAAAATTTCGCATTAGGTTTGCTATCGTTATAAACCATATCTTGAACTAAGGCATCAAAAGAATATGTTGGTTTCCAAGATAATTCCGACTCTGCTTTGGCTGATCTGCCACACAAATAATCAACTTCTGCTGGTCTAAATAAATCCTCATTAATATTAACATATTTTGTATAATCTAAATTAGCTAATTTAAAAGCAGAAGTTAAAAATTCTTTAACGCTATGAGTTTCGCCAGTTGCCAATACATAATCTTGTGGCTGTGGCTGTTGTAGCATCATCCACATTCCCTTTACATAGTCTTTGGCGTGGCCCCAGTCCCTATGAGCATCTAAATTACCCAATTCAAGTTTAGATACATTTTCTCCACGTATAACTTTGCCTAGATATTTAGTAATTTTACGAGTAACAAAGTTTTCACCCCTTCTGGGACTTTCATGATTAAAAAGTATTCCACAGCAACAATATAAATTATAAGCTGCTCTATAAATCTGTACCATATGGTATGAAGCTAGTTTAGCAACACCGTATGGACTTTGGGGGAGCATAACTGTATTTTCATCTTGATATTTTTTGCCATTAGAATCCACAGAATAATTTCTTCCAAACATTTCGCTCGTTCCTGCTTGATATAATTTGGTGTCTGGTGAATAATGACGTATAGCTTCTAGTATATTGATGACTCCCACAGCATCTATTTCGAAAGTTGTGGTTGGCTGCTTAAAGCTAGTACCCACATGACTCTGAGCGCCCAGATTATAAAATTCGTCGGGTTGGTAGTTTCTAACTATTTGATTAGTGCCGCTAGGATCAGTGAGATCAAATTCTTCTAAAATAAAATTTTTATTATTCGCTAGATGAGATATTCTACCAAAATTATTAGTGCTAGATCTTCTGTGCAAACCAATAACTTTGTATTGTTTTTCTAATAAAAGATCGGCCATATAACTACCGTCTTGTCCCGTAACACCAGTTACTAATGCTATTTTTTCACTCATTTAATATCTCCTTCTTTGTAGTATGTCCAACAATCTCCTGGTAGACTATATAATCGTTTTTTATTATGATTAAATTTTTCTAATATAGCTTTTTTAACTCCTGGCCATGATCTGTCATGACCGGCAATATATCCGCCTGTTTTAACTTTAGGCAACCATGTGTCTAGGTCTATTTTCACATCCTCATATTCATGAGACATATCTATAAATACAACGTCTAGTGATTCATTGGTAAATTCTTTAGCTGCCTCTGTTGATAATTTTCTAATCGGTATAAATTTTCTATCGCCCATGTTTTTTAAAAATATTTTATATATATCTGTTTCGGTTGCTAATTTATGGGCAGTATCTATTTCTGCGGGTGAACCCAGCCAAGAATCAACAATATACAGAGTAATATCTGGTCTTTTTTTACTTATGATATCTGATAAGTATGATGAGCTTTTACCAAGCCATGCGCCGCATTCAACAAAAATGCCATTTGGAGATATGCTTTCTACTAAAACATTATATGTTTGATGATAATTAAACCATCCATCAATTTCCTGGGTTTGTTTCATATTACTCTTCCACACTATCTGGTGTTAAAAAAGGTTTGTCCACGGTATTATCCGCGTAAGTATGATATTCTTCTAGTTTAGATTTATGCTTATCTGTTGCCATTGCGAGAATCTCCATTTCTCGACCCTCTTTTTCTCTTATCTCTTCATCTTCTAGCATTCGTATAAGTCCCGTCCAGCTACTTTTTCCATCTTCTATTCTTTTTATACGCTGCTCTCTAGTAGCTTTGAGATCTTTGCTTATTTTTTGCTGCTCATTTAATAGTTTAGTATATTCATTAGTATAATTAGCAATACTGTTACGAGCAAAACTTAATTGAGTTTCCATATTAGCCAACTTAGGAATATCTCTTTGATCTTCTGCTTTTTCGTATTCTTTATCCACTTGCTTTTGTAGTTTTTCCGTTTCCACAATATGACGCTTACGTTCTTTCATGCTTCTATTAATTAGAATATCTATAGTAATAAATTGTTTGATTTGAAGTTCTTCTGCTGGTAAAACATCTTCACGAAATTGTTTCATTAAATTAATCCACACATTCTCAAAATATTCTAATTCGCCGCTATCTTTATCAAACTGTCTTTCTATTTCGGTCCAAAAGCTTTTTTGATGCAATTTGTGTTTAAGATACTTATTATCGGAACTGTCTTGATTAATTAATAGGTCATTTTCTAGAGAGTATCTTTCTATTGGTGCAGGAGATCGATTTAGTTGTTGGGCGATTTGCTCTATTGTTAGAGATGAAATGTGGTCTCTTATAAACTTTTCTTCATCTAGAGATAGCTGGCCTCTTTTCTTGGGGCCTTTGGGGGAATTAGTATTGTTCATCTATAATTTCTCGAATTATTTGAAGTAATTTATTAAGATCACTCTTGCAAATCTTTTCGCCATATTTGAGTTTGAGATATGTTTCTCTGTGGGATGAGGGGATTTTTTCGTCTAATAGGTCGATAATTTCTTGATTAAATACTAATTCAGAAACATCTCCTTTGGTATGGTGTTTGGACCCATAATCTTCTATATCTTCTATACCCACGGGTTTCATAATATTTTTTTTACTATTGTTACGAGTTTCCCAGGCACTATATAATTCACAGTCACTTTTATTTGTAAACTCTAAACATTGATTGGTGCTTTTTTTACAGTGGGCATCGTATAGGGGACAAGTAAGACAGGGTTTATCGGGCCTTTGATAATTATCTCGCTTGTAATTAAATAGCCTATTTCTAACGTGGGTCCAAAGAAAGTTTTCTAGTGGGCGTTTTTTATCGTATTTCTCTAAGCCTTCTAGAGCAAATATGGCGGCCTGCTGTTTCATATCATCATAGCTATGATAGCCAAATTTAAATTTGTGGCCTAATCTTTTGCTAATATTATCTAATACATTTAAAAATTCTTCTTCACTAACTCCATGAGGCAGAGAACTTTTATTTTTGAGCTTTTTGGTCGGTTTTTGTGGTTTCTTTTTCTTGGTCATATATTAATTGTGCTATACTTTTTCCTTCTGGTAGTTGTAAATCCTTGCTAACATCGAGACTACCCGATGCTTTTACGACCAAAACTGAATCGACTAGATTAAAGTGCGAATTAGTCATTTTTTCTCCTTGCGCAAAACTTGTCAACTAATACTATAATACTGTTAGTTACACTTTTAGTCAACTTTACAGAAGGATTAATTATGGCAACCTATAAAAAGTGGAATGATTCGGAAGTGGATTTTATTAAGAATAACCACAATTCTATGCCCGACGAGGTATTAGCGGTCAAGTTAAGTCAAATGACTGGTCAAACTATTAGCACCGCTATGGTTCGTCGCCAACGACGCAAGCTAGCACTAAAGAAACCAAGGGGTCGTCCAAGCAAGAATCCAAAGTTACCAACAGTAGAAACCCTTGGGGAAATTGGCTAATATGAAAACGCTAATAGCTTTATTTTTTCTAACACTCGTAGCTTCGGATAATTGTTGGGCTCAACAAATAGTATCTGTGGCTCCTGTGTTGCAACAACCTGTTGTGGCTTATCAGCCTGTTGTTGTACAGGAAGTAAGGAGTGTGCCCGTTGTTGAGAATAGGGTATATTATTATCCTATTTTTTATCAGCAGCAACCCCAGTACTATTATGTTCAGCCGATGATGGTTCAGCCATATCCGGTTTGGCATAGGTGTAGATGGTGGGGGAATCCGTATAGGTATTAAATTTTATATATTAAAATCGAAAAGAGGCAGGCAGAAATGCTTGCCTTTTTTTGTGTCTTGACATCTGGAAATTTTATGGTAGAAAATAACAAAATTAGTCATTCGCCTAAAGGACTAGAAATATGAAAAAAAAGAATGGATTCTTAAACGTAGAAAGATTAGAGAGTAGACACGTATTATCAGTAGCTATATTAGATTCAGGGATTGATATTAATCATCCTGATTTAATAGATAATTTGTGGGTTAACTCTAGGGAAATTAAAAATAATAATATTGATGATGATAACAATGGTTATATAGACGATATACATGGATGGAATTTTATTAGTAATAATAATAATGTCATGGATGTTTATGGCCATGGAACACATATAGCTGGGATTGTGCAGGGGATTAATCCTGGTGTGAGAATTGTGGCCGTAAAAATGATTAGTGATGGTGGGGCTGGAAGTACTAGTGCTATGCTTCGGGGTCTTGATTATATTATTCAACTAAGGAATAGAGGAGAAGATATTGATACTATAAATTGTAGCTGGAGTTTGGGGTCATATGGATCATCAGTAGTTAGGGATAAGTTTGTTACAATGAATGATATTGGGATTGTGATTGTATGTGCGGCCGGAAATAATGGAGCCGATTTGGATATTAATCCTAACTATCCTGCCAGCTTCAAGTTAGATAATATGATTAATGTGGCTTCTGTTACCCCAGAATATATATTAGCGGGGTCATCTAATTATGGGATTAATACTGTACAAATAGCTGCTAGAGGTACTCTCATATATTCAACGTGGCCTGGGGGTCGATATGCTACATTGAGTGGTACTAGTATGGCGGCTCCTATGGTTGCTGGAAAAATAAGTACATTATCTGGTAGTGTTGTGGAGCGTAAGTTTGCTCTTTTGTCTGAGGTTATAAGAACAGAGTCTCTAACTAATAAAGTATCAACCGGCGGATATTTAAAAGAAAGCTGGTCTGCTACTCCCCCTGTTGTTAATCCTCCTGTGACTCAAGAAGTGATAAGTGGTCGTGCGGGGATTATGAATATCAATAGAGTGTATGGGTGGGCATATAGCTCTACGTTGATGAATAAACCAATGCTAATACGGGTGGTTGTAAATAATCGGGTAGTAGCGTTGAGATGGGCAAATGTATATAGGCAGGATCTAGTAGCTTCTTTGGGTAGTGGAAATCATGGGTTTGATATTAGATTGAATAGATATATGTTTCAGAGGGGCTGGAATATTATGAGAGTCTATGCTATAAATACAGAAACTGGCAGCATGAAACTACTAGGTTCTAGTAGTATTAGAAGATGGGTATAAGTGGCTATTAAACTGGCTAATTTATTATAGGGCGTCCCTATTGTGTTTATACCACCCGCGGCTTTTCAGTATTTCTAATGGTATCATAAGCAAAATGAAAAAACCCCCCCTTTTATACTAGACGCTAGATTGCCCCCGCTTTTTTGACGTAAACTGTTGTGACGTAAGGAGTTGCGACGAATCGTAGAATCGACAAGAAGAATGTTGTTGAATATTGGCATGATATTTGCTCTCTAAAAAAATCTTAAAAAAAACATTTGTACACTATTGACGCCTAAAGATTTTCCTGTATAATGTCGATATAAGAAGTAAGAGAGAAAGAAAGAGAGAGTTGATGATGTTTACGATGATTCAGATTACCAAGAATACCACTGCTATGGTTAAGAATGGCAAGGTTATCTACCTTATCCAGAAAGGGAAGATTACCCAAGATCCTCTGAAGGTTAGACACTTTCAGAGAATGATCTGAAAAAAACATTTGTTCAGTATTGACAGAATAAAAACCGATATATATACTAGGATAATCAAGAGGAGAAAAAAGATGGAAAAGATGATCGACGAAAATGGCAATGAGTGGATGGTGGGGGATGAGGCCGACTATATCCCCGGATACGATGATGGGGAATGGGATCCGATCATGGGTGATGCTGACGATTATCCGGAAACGGATGATGAGTGGCTCGATGATTTCCAAGGCGAGGAAGATTTTGCCTAAGCAATTGTTGTGCCAAAAATAATTGGCACAGATTTTGCGGCCGCTTTTTTGCTGTAAGTTGTTGTGGCATATAGACTTACGACGATTTTATTTTTCTTCTCATTTGGCACAGAATTATTTTTCTGATTTTTTCAAGAAAGCCTATTGATATGGCCGATAAATACTGTATAATGATGGCAGAGTAAGAGAGAAGAAAGAAAGAGAGTGATAGAGATGCAAAAGGTTGTGAGTGTGAATGGTTTCCTTGCTGGTCTTCCGCGAATCGTCCAAAAGAAGATTTGGAAAGTTTCTGATGCGAATGGTACGGTTGTTCAGTATGTGAGTGCTACCGATAATCGCAAGAGCACTGCTCAAACGTATATCAACAACAAGTATCCTGGAAAAGTGCTTACCCTGACATTTTCGCACTTCAAGGGTTTGATTACGATCCGCTGATAAGGGGGTTGACAACCAAAAAAATATTGATAAAATAAGGCAAAGAAAAGGAAAACAAATGACCATTCAAGTTCAAAATACCATTCGTCGCCTAGTTGCTCGTCATGGTTATTCGGCAACATTTGTGCAGCATCTTGGCGAAGGTATTGTTCTGTATAGTATCGGTGGCATCATGTATCGCATCCGTGGCGATGGTACGATTCTCTAGTATTGACAACCTAAAAAATATTTGATAGAATCAAGAGAAAGAAGAAAGAAGAAAAGAGAAAAAGAAAATGATTACCATGAATAAGCCTGTAGTGAATAGCCTTGACAAGATTTTTTCTGCTATGCGAACGGGTAAGTATGGCACGGTTATTGATACTAAGGGAAACGCCCATATCGGTATCATCAACGCGATTATGCGTGAGGATGGTAGCGGTAGGAATTGGATCGTGACGGTGACCAATCGTACAGTAAGTGAAAAGGTGTTCATTCACGCCACCTAAATGGGGGGTGTGCATACTGGAAAAAGACGTATTCGTTCTAAGTTGTTGTGGCACAATGACTTAGGGCGAATTCGCGGGCGCAAAAATTTTATCTAGTTTGGCACGAAATTATATTTCAAGCATGCTCTTGAATATATCGATGATATTTGTAGAATAAGAATATCTCAAGAGAAAAGGAAAAAGAAATGAATCAAGAAATCGTGAATCTTGCAAATGCTCTCGGTCTTGTTGTCGCTAGCGTGTGGGATGGATACTCTCGCAAATGGATCGTGAGCGAAAGGGATGGATACTATCCTATTTTCACCACGAATGAATACGATAGGTTGATTGAGGGATTGAGGAATGGCGGACGTTTTCGTTCTCTCTAAATATTTGGCACGAAAATCGCGGGCGCTTTTTTGTCGTAAGTTGTTGCGACGTAAGGAGTTACAGCTAATCCAGCTAGATAGAAGCCTTTGGCACGATATTTGCTATCCAAAAAAAATCCAAAAAAACATTTGTTCAGTATTGTTTTCTAAAGATTTCTCTGTAGAATATCGATATAAGAAGCAAGGAGAGAACGATGTACGAGATGATGTGGAAGATGTTTCAGACCGGACAGATCACCCGTGAGGGGTGGCTGAACTTTGCCAACTGGTATATGTGGAATTGCATCATGACTCGTCCGACTGTGGTTGAGATGATGGTTCGTATGAAGTATAATTAGAGAGAAAGATAAAATGATCGGTATTTTTGATTTTGATATGACAACTGGAATAACCCAAGGTAAGGAAACTGCTAGCCTTAGCCAGTTTATCAATCCTGAGATTGCTGTTCCTGATATTCTTTCTGCTAAACCTACAACGCTTACAAAGAATAGGCTAACTAGGTATAAGAAGGTATATATTCTAACTGCTCGTGCTGGTGGAAAGAATGGAGAAATGCGAAAAGCATTGAAGAAGTATTTTATGCAGAATGGGTTGTATATCCCAAATAGCCAGATTATTACCGCTGGGGATTTTGGTAAGAATATACCTACTGCTCAAAAGAAACAGATTATCCTAGATAGTATAACTAGAGTATATAAGCAAACTGTACACTTCTACGATGATGATACTAATAACGTAGAATATGCAAAATCGGTAAACTGGGTAAAAGCGTTCCAAGTTTGAGTCGTAAACCTTTGTGAGATAAGGACTTAGGACAAATTTGCGGGCGCATTTTTTGACGTAAACCATTGAGAAACAAGAGGTTACGACTAATCAGTTTTGGCACAATATTTGCTTTATAGCATACGGAGTGCCGAAAAGCATCAAAAAAGCCTAAAGTTTTGTCAAAATCTCTTGACATAAAAATCTGGATTTTTTGCTTGCAACCTAAAGAACGGTCTGTATAATGTCGATATAAGAGAAAGAAAGAGAAAAGGAGAAAGAAAATGAGTTGCCCTGACCCCCTTTATGACTACGAAGATTTTGAGGATTCCGATGATGGCTATGATGCTGCTAAGGATGCTTATCTGATGGGGTATGGCCCAGCCGTTACCCTTAGCCAACGTGAGGAAGAAGAAGCCTTGCGTGAAGAATATCGTAGAAATGGATGGTGACCCCCATAAGAGGGGTTGACGATCCAAAAAAACTTTCCTAGAATCCAAGCAACACAGGAGAAATAGAAAATGGCTACTAAGTTCAAGATCATCGAAGATGCAAAGCGTCAGGCTCGTATGTGCTTTCTTGGAATTGCGATTCCTTGTCAACCTAGCCTGGCTAATGGTGAATACGGACCTATTCGTAGCGAAAAGATTTTGAAGTTCAATCGTAAGGCTCTCCGTAATATCGGCAAGCGTAAGATCGAAAAAGTTGATCCTCGCTATAATGGTGGTGATGATACTATGATCGTGAAAGTGGGCAAGCCCGGAAGTAGCGAGCGTGTTGAGGCTCTGATGTCGCAATATGGTGCGATTCTCGCTTGTGGTGAAGAAGTTTCCCCGTTTGCTTTTGAGGACTGAAAATGAATCCGAAAAATTGGACGAACGATAACCGCAAGGTGGTGTGGACAGTATCACTGAATAACAGTACACTATACTGTTTATATGTTCAGGGTGTGCTAGTGTACGAAGATATACCTCTTGACGATTTTTATTCACTGTACACTAATACAGTAGCCGAAACTTGTCCTAAGTTGTGATGGGACAAGGACTTACGACGCGGGCGGCGGGCGCGAAAATCGTGCCAAAAAAATATTTCTTATTTGGTACGCGATTATTTTTCTATTTTTTTCTTGACGAACTAAAGTTTGCACGGTAGAATGTCGATATAAGAGAAAAGAGAGTTGATAATGAAAAAGAACCTTGAAAAGAGACTGAACAAACTTGGCTACAAACTTCTTCCGAAGTTCTATTCGTGGTCACAATGGAAAGTGATTGTTGGTCCCGAATATCCAATTTTCATTCGATTTTTTGACAATCTGAAAGAGGTTGAGGTTTTCGTAAAAAGCGAGGAATACATAATCGCTGCAATGCAAGGTTGACAAACTAAAGTTTAGAGTGTAGAATACCGATAAGAATAGTATCCAAGGGAGAAAGAAAATGTTTGTGAGTATTTGTGGCAAAATCTTCAACAAGAATCATATCTTATACATTACCAAAAAGATAGAACACGTTTGCGATCTATCCACCTACAAGATTGGCGACGATAAAATCCCTGACGAAAGATACGAATACTATATTAGGGTTGTGCTTCGCAGTGATGATGTTGCGTGTCGTGAGATTATATGTTCTTGCGACAATGAAGAGCATCTATACCGAGAATACAAAGAACTTTGCATTAACTTGCTTAACTAACCCACTAAGGAAACCATATCGTGAAAACCAAGTATGTATTCGTAATAGAGGATGATTCATTTCCTCCAGTTAACATGGAGCGTTGCTATATCTTTGATAACTTCGAGGATGCACGATCTTTCTACACAGAAAAGGGATACGC